TAGACGATAACCCGAAAATCTAAAACATAGTTCGGCAATTAGGTTTTTAATGGATACTCCACATAATCAAAAAGCAGATATGCATCATTACGATTTTAGAGTATCTTCTCTATTGGATATGTATAATATTATAAAGGAGTTGGAAAGACTAGAAAATGAATAAAATCAAAGTAATGTTAGACACTGGAACAGATTGTGCTAACTTCGTGCAAATTGCTAACACTATCAATGAACCAGTATTTCTTGAAGATGGCTCTAGTTATAGGGTAAATGCGAAATCTCTTATGGGAGTTATGTATGGCAAGCACGAATTTACAGAACTTTATGTAATAAGTGATAACGAAAATATTGCTACAAAATTTTTAAGATTCATTGTTTGAAATAAGTGCCTATAACAATTGGCACTTATTTTTTTATTTAATAGTTGATTTATTTTAATAATTATAATATAATATACTTACAGTAAGGAAGGGGAGAGACAAATATGAAGCGGTATTTGATTAAGGAAATTTCTACTGGGACAGAAAACAATCCTAGTTTTGCTGGAGTCAAGAATACATATTACTTGGGTAAAGGTCATTCCACCAATGTTGGACGCATGGTTATTGAGAATGATGTGAGTTCCGACAGATTGGATTTTGCTATTCAATATCTTGCACGAGAGTACGGATACGAATCTGAACGAGCATGTAAGATTGGTATTGCAGCCGAGAAGAAACGTTCTGATGAAGAGACAGCACAGTGGCGTCATCACACCTTTGAATTGGAAGTTTTTGAAGTGGAGGTGTTCAACAATGACTCGAAAAGAATTATTAAATAAACTTGAAGAGGTTTTCAGCAATGGCCTCTATGCAGGTATGATAGTATTCAGAAGTCCTGTTGATATGAAGCTTTATGAGAGACACATCTATGCGGATTACAACGCGGAAGTAGTTTTGTGGTTAGACTCAGTTTGTAAGTTCTATGAAGAGTACAATATGGAGTATATAGCATACCTTAACAATGGGATTTACAAAGAGAATAAATTTCAGATTACTGAGGAGGATTGTACTGATGAATAAAACGGAATTTATGCGTAAACTTGAGAGTATTGATGCCAAGTTTGCTAATGTGTCAATCACAGAAAATGAGTATAAAATTATTGAGTATGTGTATAATTGGCATCCGTCTATCGATGCCGTAAGAGGAAAAGAACAGATTGCCTATTTATACTGTGAATTTGGTATGTCTCTTATAAACGATATGGTGAACACTGCGACGGCGGCTATGGAAGCTGAACAAGAAATGATGAAAGCTAAAGAAGCCTATGAGATTGCAGTAATGAACTACAATAAATTAAAACAAGGTACTCATTAAAAATAATTATTGAAAGGTTTGGTATTTATTATGTGTTGCTTGATTGCTTTTATGTTGTCATTCTTTTCTGTTCTACTCAATATATCAGAAATTACAGGATGGTTCAAGGGCGTATTCATTATTATTATGATTCTGTTAGTATGGGTAGGATACATAGTCGAGGAAAGACAATATGATAAAATTAAAAATTTAGAAGAGGAGCTTTCCTCTATGAAGGACAAAATTTCTAGTTTGGAAGAACATAATAAGAAATAAAATAATTTTTATTTAATAGTTGATTTATTATGTTAAATGCGGTATAATATATTTACACTAAAGAAAAGGAGAAATGTAAAATGAGTCACGAAGTAGAAACTATGTTCAGTGTTAGAGAGGTGCCGTGGCACGGTCTGGGTACCATTGTTCAGGATGCCCCTACTTCCAAGGAGGCAATTAAACTCGCTGGTTTGGATTGGAAAGTTGATAGTCAACCGATTTTCACAGAACACCAAATCGAAATTCCTAACTACAGGGCAAATGTTAGAGATAGTGATAACAAAGTTCTCGGCATTGTTACTAATCGTTATCAAATTGTACAAAATAGTGATGCCTTTGATTTCACAGACTCCTTGATTGGAGAAGGTTGTAAATATGAAACTGCCGGGTCTTTGTTTGGGGGTAAGAAAATTTTCTTGCTTGCCAAACTGCCGGAAAGAAAAATCTTGGACGATAGCTTTGACCCCTATATCTGCTTTACCAATTCTCACGATGGTATGGGAGCCATTCGTGCTTGTATGACTCCTGTTCGAGTTGTTTGTAATAATACTTTGAACTTGGCACTCTCTACTACTAAGCGTCAATGGTCTACAAAACATGTGGGTGACCTCGATAGCAAATTGAGTGAGGCTCAACACACTCTTCAACTTGCTAATTCCTATATGGATGATTTGGCAGTAGTTGCTGACAAATTGGCAAATACAAAGATTACCGATGAGAAGATTATGGAATTGCTCAATGAGTTGTTCCCCATCGTAGAAACTGACAGTGACCGTAAAAAGAACAATGCCAAAGAAATGCAAACTCGATTTATGACATGTATGTTTGCTCCTGACATCCTTAAATTCAAGGGTACGGCATGGCAAGCAGTTCAAGCGGCCAGTGATTTTGCCACTCACATCGCCCCTAAAAGAATGACCGACACCTATCAAGAGAACAACTTCAACAGAGTTCTTGATGGTCACATCATCATCGACAAAGTATTTGAAGAAATGATGAAGAAAGTAGCATAAAATAGTTGATTTTTAATAAGACTTGTTATATAATATACTTGTTAGTTATATAACAAGTCTTATTTTAGGAGGAACAAGTAATGAAGCCGTTGGAGAAGGACATAATCATCAAAGAGGCAATCAATACTAAACCCGGAACTATCACTCGAATTTGCTATATGAGTGAGCAAAAGGTCAAGGCTTCCTACAAAAAGCAAGGATGGAAAGTTTTTAAGGTAACTGAAACTTCCGCTAGACTTGGGGTTAACTATGGTCACATTGCCTCTGTAATTGCTCGTAAGGCAGAAGAGCAACTTATTGAAACTGCTCAAAGAGTTAATAACTATGAGTGGGTAGTTGAAAATAAGGTGAGATACAACAACAATACTGGCAAATATTATTTGTTTACCGCTAATTTTAATAATGGTCATAATACTAAATCTTTTTATATTGTGACTAATGAAGAAGAAAACTTTGTAACTGTTGTGGATGATTTGAAAAACAGTAACTTTGAGTATTTGATGCTTCCCTCTCAATGGACAACTTCAAATACTCACAATGAAGTAAAAACTATCTCTTTTGAGAACATCTATAGAATTGGCTCGGCAGGTATGTCTATAACAAAAGATTCTATAGCTATGTAAATATAGTTTAGGAGGTATTTATAGTGAAGATTATTTATAATATGAGAAAATATAAATATAAATTAAAATCAATTTTTATGTGTCTTCTTATTTTGGTCGCTGTATGTAATACCATAGGATTTTTTAAGTACAAGTCGTTGTACAAAGACCACTCCGAAAACTTACACTCTACTTTGATTTCTAATGAGGCACTAAAAAATCAATTACAACTATTACAAGATGATATTTCAAAGTTGGAATCCACATTGTATGAGAGGGATAATCAACTTGAAGATAGCGCCAATAAAGTGGAAGAATTAAAAAATAAAAATAAAACTTTGTTGAAAAATTCTGCTAATAATATTTCTTATCCGGATAAAACATATATTCAATCTACATATATTTGGGTGTATCTTACTGACACTTTAGGCCTAAGCAAATATGTGGCAGCAGGAATTCTTGGAAATATTATGGTTGAAGTTGGCGGACAATCTCTGGATATTTCTAGGTACTCATGTGGGTACTCTTCTAACAAAGAGTATTATGGCATTTGTCAGTGGTCAAAACATCGTAAGGATAGATTATTCAAAGATTTTGGATACTCTCTTGAGGCTCAACTTAAGTTTTTGTCCGTGGAGATATTTGAAGAAATTCCAGAAAATACAGGATTCTATGAATTGACTGACGAAAAAGAAGTTGCTCTATACTTTGCCAAAAATTATGAGCGTTGCAATACTAGAAGTTATAAATTGAGGCAACAATGTGCGACAAAAGCATTAGAATACTTTACGAATAATTCTAATTCACTTTTTTGGTGAATATCATTGAATTTGTTAATAGGAAAAGTTTATGTAGAAGGGGTGGAATAATTGTCAGAGTATGTTGGATGGACACTATTCGACAAAGTAATCATAGTTGCTAAAAGAGAGTACAAATGGGATTTTAATCAACATAAAACTGTTGAAGGAGAGTTACAAGGATACATAGTTGACCCAAGTAACAAGAAGATGCTAGAGTCTGCTATCAGTTGGGGAACAGTTACTAGAAGGCTTGATGAAAAAGATGAGCACGGCAGATACATCTATGAAAAGATAGAGCCAGCTCAATATGAATTTGACAATGAAGATTTCTCTCTGGAGCTACTTGATTGTGCTGAAGGCAGCAGTCAAGGTGGCAAGTTAAGTTTTTGGAATTGTTTAGTGACTAAAGGCGAGTATAGATTTAAGGTAGGTATTGCATCTAATCTATTGCTTGAACTCTTGAAGAGCTCTACATTCCGAAATGGTGTGTGTTTACATAAAGTGTTCTTTGCCCGATGTAAGGGTGGAGTAGGGATGCTACACAAGGATATGGAAGCATATAAAGAAGCCATCGCTGATATGGATAAAAAGGAAGCTGTTAAATCAGCTAAGAAAACAAGTAAGTGGGAAGTTGGTTGTAATTATGTCACTCTTACGGAAGATTCAATGTATCTGTGCACAGCTTATAGATGGTTAAAACCTTTGTACAGAAGGACCCTATACCGATTTGACGAGTTTATAGGCTATGAGAAACTGTCTAAACCAGAGCGAGTACACATTACTGCTGACACAAGTTCTGTCTACAAAGATATAAGTTCTTATTTTAATTCAAATCGGTACTTACATGAAAGAGATAAATGTCCTTCTCGCATGAGAGGTAGTTTACAACTGAATGTTGATATTGATAATGAATTTATTGATAAGTATTTCTTTGATAAAGCAATTGAAGAATTACAGAGTCAACTGAGTTACATCAACGATTGTAAGAAAAAGAACTGGAGCTACAACCTCTACTCTCTTCGTGATGTGGGGCTGAGTTCTTCTGCTGAGTCTTATGATACACCCGAAGAGGTTAAAAGATTAATCGCAGAATGCGGATTGGAGTATAAAGAAGATGGACAGAAGAGTTAAGAAATTTTATAGCAAATATCCTTTGTTTAAGAGAGCGTTTGAAGATGGTAAAGATGTTTATGCGGTTGCTGCATCTATTATGTTTAATTGTGAATATGAGGATTGTTTAGAGTACAAAAAAGGTAAACCTTTCCCTGAAGGGAAATATCGAAGAACGGTAGCAAAAAAGATTTTATGTGCTATGTATTTTTCTACTAAGAGAAAATATCATAATGTGGCATTTGATATGATTGAACGCTTTGATTTTAATGGGTATAAACTGGAGGCAAAAAGAGACGTATGAAAGTAACTTTAACTAGAATTACAAATGACCCTATTCTTGCCATTGAGGAGGCTGCAAGTAATTGCTATGATAGTATTCCTGATGGCAGTGGAAAGATTATGAAGCATTGCATCAAGTCAGGACATCAAAGTGTCCTCGAATTTTGTGACTTCACTTTTCACATTGAAGGAATTAGCAGAGCACTGTCACACCAGTTAGTAAGACATCGTATTGCAAGTTATGCACAACGTAGCCAGAGGTATTGTAGTGAAGACGGATTTGCTTATGTAACTCCAAAATCTATTTCTACTAGTGAACGAGCAAACTATATCTACAATGAGCTAATGGAAAAAATTGAGGAATATTATGAGACACTACAATCCCTTGGTATTCCTAATGAGGATGCTCGTATGGTACTTCCTAACGCTTGTGAAACTATCATCGAAGTTAAAATGAATCTTCGTACTCTTATGAACTTCATGAATGAGCGTTTGTGCACTTGTGCTCAATGGGAAATTCGTGAAATGGCATTAGCTATGAAAAAAGCAGTTGTAGAGCAAGTTCCTCAACTGGAGGAGAATCTTGTTCCTAAATGTGAGCGATTTGGTAAAGAGTTTGGTTTCTGTATGGAGACAAAACAACGCAGAGAAGCTCTCAAATGCAATCGACATCCTCGTCTTGCTGATGTTTTTGAAGATTATCATAACTACAAGGATATGCAGGAAAGTTGATTTAATATGAAAGAGAAACTATACTTATATGCAGCAAAAGACACCGTGACTGGAAAACTTGTCTCTGATATCACTAATCCGAAGCGTAAGTATTGGGATAAGAAAGGCAACGCAGTTAAAGCTATTGATAGCTATAATCGCAGTTATGCAAATAGAAATGTTCCAACATACATCTCTAATAAAGGTGCACACAATATTGTTGAGTTAGTAACATTTGAGCTTATGGAGGTACATAATGAAAGTAACAATTGAGATGGACAATCTTCAGTCGGTGATTGAAGGCGCGGTTAAGAAGAATACTGGCGAGGTAATTGAAGATTGGGTACGACAGACAACCACATCAATTCTCGATAGGGACTACAAAGAGGTCATTGAAGAAGTTGTCACTTCTAAGATGAAAGAGTGTATCGATACATATATCAGTAACTATCAACTCGCTGTTGGAGGAGGTTTTGAAGGAACTCCTATTCAATATTACACTCCGCATGAATACATCAATAAGATTATCAGTGACACTTTCCGTGATAAGAAGTTTACTACTTATGTTGAGAGACCTTATGGTGGTAAAGATAAGAAAGAAGTTACTTTCGGGGAGTTAATCAAAGACATTCTTAATCCTACACTTGAAATTCAACGTCATATGGAATCTTTAGCAAAAGGTGTTAAGAGTGAAGTTAACATACTACTTAAGAAAGAATATGATAAGTCTTTGCAGAATGCGTTGTCTGGTGTTATAATGGATGTTATTATGCAAAACCAAGAGTTCAAGAATATCAATGATAATATCAAGAGACTTGGTGATTAACTATGCGTGGGGAAATCATCGAAAATTATACGACTTGTGAATACTGTGAGCGAACTTACTACGAATGGGACACCGGATATGAAGAATATGGGTGCACTCTTGGTGACAGTAATCCTGATGAAACACCTTGTTGTCACGACTGTTGTCCACTAAATTGTAAGTATGAGGTGAAAAGCGATTGATAATTGTTTATTATGACGATAAAGATAAGCAAGAAAATATATTAGCTACAATTGAGACTATTAAAGAAGCCACGAAAGAACCCATCATAGCCATTCCAAAAAACTATGATGTACTATTAAATTGCTCCTTTGACCAATTGGCTACCCTTAAAGGAATTATAGACACAGCGCTTGGCTTGAAATTAAGTCTTGGAGCTGCTAATTCGACTGACAAAGAGTTGCCATCCATTGATGAAGAGACTGATGATTTTGAAAAAAATCATCCCAACGTAACATTTATAGATAGTAAAAATATTCATTAAAAGTTAAAATAAATCAACTATTTTTAAATAAGTAGTTGATTTATTTTATTTATTGTAGTATAATACAAATACATTAAATAGATATTTTTGAAGAATAAACCGCTGTAGAAGAAACGGAGTTTGACAACAATGACTGAATATATCTGTTGTCGCAAATGCGATTCACCGTATTGTGTTGGATGTAACTTAAAGACATTAGAAACAATGTTAGAAGACGGTAGATTTGATTGTCTTATGGACAACAACCATACTATCAACCCAACTGCTGATGTGGAAAAGGTACGACATGGTGTGTGGATAGAGCACCACAGACAATCTTATCTTGTTCATCCTATGATATATGATGAAGATGGTCCTATACTTCAGGACTATGTTAGTTATGAATGTTCTGAGTGTGGTAGAACGGAGAGCAAGAAAGAACCTTATTGTCACTGCGGGGCAAAGATGAATGGAGGTAGTAATGAGCAAGAATAAAGAATATGCTGAGCGTGAAGAGTTGGTAGAGTTTCTGAAGGTTGAAATACAACAATGTGAGGCCGAACTTGCGGAAAGCGACGGAGAGGATGACCGCTACGAACAAGCGGTTGAGAGCAGAATGCTTGGACTTGTGGAAGTGTTGAGAAAAGTCACGAACACAACTCCTGCTGATGTAGCAGAAGTATGTCACGGGGAGTGGATTGAAGAAGAACAAGAAGTAGAATTCTATGGTTGTATTGACAAGCAAACTTTCTACAGATGCTCCTTGTGTGGCAGATATGAAGATAAGCAAGAGCCGTACTGCAATTGTGGTGCGAAGATGGATGGAAGTGGTGAGGGATAATGGGATATAGGCATTATTTTCATAGTGTACCGAAAACAGAAATTGCAGAAATAAAACAATGTAAGACAAACGAGGAGTTTTGCAGCTGGGCAAAAAGCAAGGATTACAGCAGAGACGATGAGTTTGTTTCGGTTTACAATATCGGAAAAGAATTATACGAACTTGGGAAATATGTTGATTGGGCTTTTGAGATGCAAGAGAACAACGAAAGCATATTTGGTGATAAAGGGTTAGAAGAAATGTATTCCGATTACTGCCCCGTGATATGCACCCAAGAAGATTTCCTTATTGCGATAAACAAGTACAAGGAAAATGTTGTTAAGTATTACAAGGGTCTTTTAGATGAGAGCAAACATACCAAACTACCCATTGTAGAAAGGTGGAAAAACCACATAGAGGGTCAGTTGTTCGAGTGGGAAAACGGGTTTGACATTTGCCCCGTTAATACCGATTTGTCACAAGATCGCATCAATAATAGTTGGCTTTATGAATATGCAATTTTCGAGCTGGTAAGAGTTTACAAGACATTTGATTGGCAAAACAATACTCTTGTTTTGCTTGGGTTTTAGATTAGCCAACTATTTTTTAGTTGACTTTTTATTTACTTTGAGTTATAATATAAGTGTAATCTAAAAGAGGAAGGAACTTATATTATGATTAAATTAGAAAGAACTCAATCTTGGTACAGACCCTATACTGTAATTGCTAGTGGCACTACATATGTGCTTGAAAGCATTAAGTTTTATGATGAAAGCGGAAACATTGTAGCCACAAGTAGTGGATGGTTGCAAAATCAACAAGGTCTTGATATCCCTTGTATTGAGCTTAATGTGGATAAAATCACCCGTAGAAACAAAGAAAAGTTTGATGGGGAAGTTTTTGGTACTGTATGTCATTGTAGCTACAGCTCAGAAAAAAGACTTAACTTGTACATCCCTATGTCTTTGGTAAATCTTACTTATGTTGGTAAGAAGAAGATGTTTGGTGACAGAGTATATGCTTGTTATACAGGAGACCAAAGAATATATGTCACTACTTTTGTACAAGCACTTGACAAAAAACTTTCAAACATTAAGAGTGGTTATTCATGTTTACTTGAGAATGTAGGTTCTTATCACATGGAGAAGAATCCTGATAAGACCATTGAAACCCTTAAGGAAATGATACAAATCATAGAAGAATATAAAGAAGAAAGAGCCAATCTTGACTCTATAATTGTGGAGGATTAATCATGGAAATGAAATTTGAATTATTTAAAAAATTGATGACCATTGTGAAAGAGATGCAAGAGTTTGATAATGCTCTACAGGGCGTTATACATTGTGATGAGACGGAAGTTACCTATATGATGAGTGATATTATTGACATCATTCAAGAATCTATGGGGGATGCCGGTGACGAATACTATAGCCCTGTAATAACTTGGTATATATTTGAACAAGAGTGGGGCACTATTCCTGAAGTTCATCATCTTGAAGGTAAACAATATGTTATAAACGATTTGAAGTCACTATACAACTATCTATCAGATGTAAAATCACATAAAGTTAATTAATATGTACAATACTTAAAGATACATATGGAGAGTCATACATGAAAAACCCTAATATTAAAATATTTGCTGTGTCAGGAAAGGCACAACACGGCAAAGACACTTTTGCCAACATTCTATATGAAGAACTTACTAATACAGGTCATAGAGTTCTTTTAACGCATTACGCCGACCTACTTAAATTCATTTGTAAGTCCTTGTTTAATTGGGATGGGCAGAAAGATGAAAAAGGAAGACATATTCTTCAATATGTAGGTACAGATGTTGTAAGAAAAGAAAGACCTGATTATTGGGTAGAATTTGTTATTGATATGATTGATTTGTTTGGAGAGAATTGGGACTATGTGATTATTCCCGACACACGCTTTCCAAATGAAATTGATAAGTTGAAAGAGCATTTTAACAATGTTACACATTTAAGAGTTGTAAGACCGAACTTTACAAGCACATTAACTGAAGAGCAACTTAATCACCCAAGTGAAACAGCATTAGATAATGTTGAGCCTGATTATGTTGTTCATAACTATGGCTCAATTGAGGACTTGGGACAAGAAGTGAAAGGGTGGGATTGGTTGTAATGAGTAAAGATTCACTTGGAGACCGAATGAAAGAATTCTATGAAAATAGAAGTAAACTTTATCTACCTAGACGAGTTCCTGTGATTATTCGTCTTGACGGCAAAGCTTTTCATACTTTTACAAAAGGGTTTAAGCGACCGTATGACGAAATTCTACATAATACCATGAATTCTACTATGAAGTATCTGTGCGAAAATATTCAGGGATGTAAGCTTGGCTATACACAGTCTGATGAAATCACACTTCTTTTAACTGACTACGATACTATTACCACCGATGCTTGGTTTGACTATAGTGTTCAGAAGATGTGTTCTGTTGCCGCCAGTATGGCTACAATGGCTTTTAATAAATTCTTCTCTGAAGAATATAAAAATTATATGTATAACTTTTCTTTTAAGGACCGAAAACCTACCGAGGAAGAGTGTGAATATATGGAAACTCTTTATAGCAAATTGAGTATTGCTATGTTTGACGCTCGTTGTTTTAGTATTCCGAAGGAAGAAGTTACCAATTGTTTTATTTGGCGACAGCAGGACGCAACTCGTAATGCTATTCAGATGCTCGGTCAGTGTAATTTTTCACATAAGGAATTACATGGTAAGTCTTGTAATGATATTCAGGATATGTTGATGTTGGAAAAGAATATCAATTTTAATGATATGCCTGTCCCCTTTAAGCGAGGAGTTTGTTGTTATAAGACAGTTGGAGAAGATATTAGAATTGATATGAAGACAAAAGAAGAGATTAGATTCCAGCGGAGTTATTGGAAGCTTGATTATGAGATTCCTATCTTTACTCAGGATAGAGAGTACATCGAGGGGTTTGTATGATTTAAGCTTAACAAAGGGGATGTTAGAAGTGAAGTTTTTTGTATTTAGTGATGTCCATAGTCATCTTGAACCATTACAAAAAGCTCTGAAAGCCGCAGGATTTGACCCCAACAATGAAGGACACTATTTGATTTCTTGTGGTGACGCATTTGACCGCGGTCCTGACAGTGTTGAGCTTTTTCATTACTTGATGTCAATTGAGCGTAAGATTCTTGTTAAAGGGAATCATGATATACTGCTTGATGATTGTTGTAAAAGAGGATTTCCATATAGTCATGACAAGTCCAATGGTACTATCAGAACAATTCAATCTATTAGTGGTAAACAAAGTGCTTATGATTTTGGTCAGGCTTGTGAGATAACTTACAACAAGTTAACAAGATATAGAGAGCTACTTGTTAACTATTTTGAAACTAAGAATTATATCTTTGTACACAGCTGGATTCCTACACGAAAAGTTGAGTTAGAAAATGCTGTTGTAAGATATACCCCAATTCTGAAAGATGAGTGGATGGAAGATTGGCGTAGTGCTAATGATGTTGAGTGGGAAGAGGCTATGTGGGGAAATCCTTTTATGCTTGCAGAACAGGATTTAAATAAAACAGATAAAACAATAGTGTTCGGTCATTTTCATACAAGTTATCAATGGTCTAAAAACGAAAAATGTAGTGAGTTTGGGGAAGACGCTATATTTGAACCCTATTATGGGAAAAATTCTATAGGTATAGATGCTTGTACCGCCTACACAAATAGAGTTAATGTAATAGTTATTGAGGATGAGTTTATAAATGGTAACAAGTAGAAATAACGGATGTAAAAAATATAATAAATATAAATTAAATGATGAGTTTGGTATAGGTATAGCTTCGAACTGTGAGGAAGAATTTTACTTTGACTTAGAGGATTATAATAAAATTAAAGAATATTGTTGGTACAAAGATTTTAGTAATGGATATATGAAAACAAAAACATCAGACAATAGGTGGATATATTTACATAGATTTATTACTGACAATCAATTTAAAACAGTAGACCATATAAATCGTAACAAATTAGATAATCGCAAAGAAAATTTACGGAATGCTACTAAAAAACAAAATATGTTAAATCGAAATGGGGTTATTTCTACCAACACATCTGGCATCACAGGTGTATACTTTGACCCTAAAGGAAACAAATGGAAAGTTCAAATATGTGTTGATAATAAAACCACATATTTAGGAATATTTACACATAAAGAAGACGCAATTAAATGTCGATTACAGGCAGAATTTGAATATTTTAAAGAATTTGCCCCACAAAGACATTTATTTAAACAATATGGAATATTGGGAGGATGATTTTATTGATTAGTAAAAAATTATTTGTAAGATGCCTAGAAGATTTGAAGGAAAGTCATAGCTTAGTAGAAGAAATTGAGGAATTAGAGCTGGCTGATAACAGTGTGATAAGAGACGGCACATATTTTAATCCGCTATTGGACACAATGTATGATACTTTGGTGGAAGTGTGTAATTGTGAAAAAGAATCTTTTATATTTTCTTGGTACTTATTCGGCTTCGATAATCCTGAATTAAACAACAGTTATATAGAAGAATGTAAACTTAATGTGGACATTGATGAAATAGAGGATTTTGATATGAATAGTGTCAAAGATATAGAGTGTACTCCTGAAGCTATCTATGATTACTTATATGATAAATATATGAAAGCGACTAATTAACATGACAGTAAATGAGATAGTTAAAGCACAAGAGATTTGTTTTTTAAGACAATCAAGAGAAGATTGTGGTTATTGTAAAGAGTGCCCATTATTTGAACTTGAATTAACCGAACATTGTCAAAAATTTCTTGCGGAAAATACTATTAAGAAACTTAATGAACTAACACAACTACTTGATGATAAGGTCAATCATCACTATTATGAAACATTGGAATTTCTACAACAAGATAATATAAGTCTTAGAGAAAAGATTGACAAGGCGATAGAATTGCTAAATAAGGCAATGATTTAGCAATAGATGTATCAACACCAGAATTATTATATAAATTATTAGTAGGAAGAAAAGTTGACTTAATTTAGTTGACTTTTCTTTTATTTTGTATTATAATATAATTAAGATAATAAGAGGGAAGAGATTACACATATGGAAAAATTAGTTAAAACTTATGGTACATATCATAAACCTGTTAATTTTAGAAGATATAGCGAAGACCATACGGTAGATACTAAAGTGTTCTTTTATGACATTGGGAGTGATAAAGCCAAAGTAGAAGTGAGATTTTGGAATGGTCGAACTTGGAATCGCATAGCTGGAGCTACCTTTACAAAAGATGAGGCCAATGAATTAGCAAGAAAGATAATAAATACAAATGAAATAAACAAGCTATACTTTGTTTAAGAGGTGTTCATTATGGATAAAAGAGCATTTAAGAAAACAAGTGAAGAACTCCAACAATATCTTGCTATTATGAGAAAACATCATATAGTAGATAATAAGAAAGGTAAAGGTTCTTATAAAAGAAAGTCGAAACATATGGGAGGAAAATATGGATAAAGAAGCGAGGATTCGTGATAGACTCCTACATGATGTTCAATATGTACGAGATAGGGGGTATGAGGTGTTCGGGGTATTCTTACAGGGTTCCCAGAACTATCAGTTGGATTATGAAGGTAGTGACATTGATACAAAATGTATCGTAGTACCAACTCTCGAAGATATTGTACTTAATCGACAGCCCGCAAGTACAACCTTAATACTTAAAGATAATTCCCATGTTGATGTTAAAGACATCAGAAAGATGTGGGAATGCTTTCGTAAACAGAATATCAACTTTCTTGAAATACTATTTACAAAGTATTACTGGGTAGATTTTAAGTACATTCCCTATTGGACGAAGATGCGTGATATGAGGGAAGACATTGCTCACTACAACAATTATGCTGCCGTAAATTGCATAGCTGGAATGGTGTTTGAAAAACACGCGGCACTATGCCACCCTTACCCGACGTTAAAAGATAAGATTGATAAGTATGGATATGATAATAAACAGTTGCATCATATTGTTCGTTGTGAGGAATTTCTTAATAGGTATATTGAAGGAGTACCTTATGAGGAATGTCTTATCCCTAAAAACCCACAACACCTAATTAATATTAAATCTGAATATATTTATTCATTAGAAGAAGCAAAGCAACTGGCAAAGAACATTGAGAATATTGTTAAAATGACCAAACAACAGTATATGGATAGTCACGAATGTGTTGTCAACAAAGAGGTAGAGGACAATATGAATCAAATCTTGACCGATGCAATTCGTACCTATCTCAAAGAGGAATAGACATGGATAAATAAGGAGGAATTTGTTAATGCTTATTACAAAAAAAGAATTTTTTAGTCGTAAAAATAGAAAACATGTTTATAGTGTTTATGAAAATGCTATAGACGAGGCTTATGAACTCTCGGAGAGATACTCAAATAAATTAAATATTCTTCGTAAGCGTAAAGATGAATATCGTACCAATTCTCATATTTGGAAGCTTCTAAGTAAGGTAGAAAGCAATAATGCTTCTTCTTTTGAATCTTGTGCTTTTCTTCGTTGTAATAACCTCAAACGAACTGCTTTTGTTGTAAGTCCTGACGAGTATAATAGTGTAATTTTGGATATTCAAAAGCTTGCAAAAGCAGTAGGTAACATAGACGGCATTCTTGATTTTATAGACCATTTAGAACATAATAATTTGGTAATGAGGGTAAAATAATGAGCTGTCATTTTTGTTATAATGCACAAGTTTGGGCTAAAGAACCTAAAACAGAAGAAGATTATTTTACTAATGGCTTAGATGATACAAATGATTTTAGTTCGTCTACTGTTGGTTTTTCAGACGATAGACATCAGATTTATATAAATGCTGGTAATGGCAAGGCCGTTAATATTGAGTTTTGCGTATGGTTAGATGGTCGTTGGCATACAATAGGGGAATATTTTCCTAAGTTTTGTCCAGAGTGCGGTCGTAATCTTGATGAATATATTATTGATGAGCGAGGAACATCTTATAAACGAAGCAATTTTAATTGATTATTATATTAAGGATGACATAAAGTATGAGAAAAAATGAAGTAAAATTTGTAATGTTAGTAGGACTTCCTGGTAGTGGTAAGTCCTCTTTGGCGGATGAATACAGTAAGCTTGGTTATAATGTACACGCTTCAGATGCTATTAGAGAAGAGATTACTGGTGATATTAATCGACAAGATATCAATCAAACGGTATTTAATATTTTACATAAGAGAGTAAAAGAAGATTTAATCAATGGAAAAGATTGTGTATATGATGCCACAAACATAAATTACAAGAAAAGAAAAGCCTTTATTAGTGAACTTTCTAATATAAAATGTTATAAAGTGGCTGTTGTTATTGCTACCCCTTATGAGGTATGCTTGAGACAGAATGAACACAGAGATAGAAAAGTTCCTGAAGAAGTAATTGAGAGAATGTACAAATCTTTTGATATACCTTATTTTTATGAGGGATGGGATGAAATAGAAATTCATTACAACGATTGTACATATAAGAATCTCTATGGTGACATTGACCATTTTCTCGCGGACACCATTGATTTCGACCAAGACAGTAAGTATCATTCTGAAACACTTGGAGAACATTGTAGGTTGTGTGGTAATTATATAGTAGAAAACTATACAAACAATACTGATAAAGAAGTTGTAAAAGTCATTTCCGACGCTGCATTTTTACACGATTGTGGCAAACCCTTTGTGAAAACCTTCAAAGATAGCAAAGGAAATGATTCTGACACGGCTCATTATTACAACCATGAACATGTGGGAAGTTATAATTCTTTATTCTACGACACTCACGAAAAAGATAAATTATATATAGCAACTCTTATTAGATGGCATATGCAGATGCATTTTGTCAAAAAAGAAGGACAGCAGAAATCATTAGAAAAATATAAGAACATATTTGGAAAGGTCTTGTGGGATGACTTGTGTAAGTTGAATGTGGCAGATAAAGAGGCACATTAATCATAAATAAATATAATTTAATTATAAAAATAACTTTATTTAATTAGTTGATTTTTTATATCTCTTGTAGTATACTTATATTGTAAGGAGTGGGTGGATTATGATTATTCCTAAAAAACACATTGTCTATGTTACATTCTCACATAATAATGTATTGTACAAAATTACTGCCAATGAAAATGATAGAAGTGTGTATCATTTGTATAAGTCTATTTCAAATAATGAATATGAATTTATGGGTACCTCTAACAATCCTCTAAAATTAGAAGATAAAGTAAGAGAAGGAAGGTAACTAGTTATGAAAAATGTAGTCCATGTAATGTGCTTGACATTTGGTGATAAATACTCCATTATGGTAGAGGTTGAGGGTCCGGAGGATTGGACTGACTCTGCTCGCACTGTTAGTGCTTGTGAAAAAGCTCGTCAGCGTGTTGGTGTAATCAAGATGTTGCCGTTGACCAACAAACAATACTTAGGAACCATCGATGATGTCATCTATGTGAACTGAGTAGGTAAAATATGAATAAGTTATGGGTGGACAGAGGTGTTATCTAATGAAACTTTGGATTGATGATGTAAGACCCGCGCCTGAAGGATTTGAGTGGTGTAAGAGTGTTAATGAAGCAAAGAAGGCTATTGAAGACCGTGAGGAGTATCGGTTATGGTTAATGGAGCGTCAAGAGTCAGCGTGGGAAGATGGGCGAGATGAGTATGCTCAGCACCTTGACGGGTTGCTGAATAATGACTGGGACGCTGTCGAGCTCGTCGATATTGACCATGATGCTGGTGACTATGCTACCAATGGTGGCGACTATGTTAAACTCCTCGACTGGCTTGAGGAAACTGGTCGCAACTATCCTATTCATATTCACAGTATGAACCCTGTTGGCGTAGCGAATATGAGAGCAATTATTAAGAGAAATGGTTGGAGGGAAGTATGAAAATCAAAATTGAATATCTCGGTGAGAATGAAACATTCCCGTATTTCTGGCTTATTAGTAGAAATGGTTGTAATGAAGGCTATGGATGGGCTACAACTGAAAAACAAGCGTTCGAAGATGCTTATTCTTTCTATGTAGAAAATCATAAGTGGGAGTGGGAGGTAGAGTATGATGCCCGAAAATGTGAATAGATTGAAATATAATTTTTGTGCAGGTATACACAACTTGGGTCTTGTTGCAGATGCTGAGAAATTAGTTAACAATTTCCTTGACGATGACTCCGTAGTTTATGCACGAAACCCTGATGGTAGTTTTTTGAAACTTCAAAAAGGTGTTGAATTTATTGCTGCCACTGGATTAGGAATCGAGGAGGACTAATGTATGAGTGATACTTGGTGTATAGTTATGCTTATCTTCATTACCGCTATTGGTATGACATGTATGATAACTAAAGATGTCAAAGCATGGAGACGAAAAGCTCCTGATGGGAAAGTATTCGTCAGAGACTTTATGCAAATGATTGAAGATATTGAAACTGCCCTTACCCATAGTAAGAAAGACAATGTTGAAGCGACTATTAGTGGCAATTTCAAATTCAAAGTAAGAGTTAGCAAAGAAGTTCCGTATGTAGGGTTGGAATTTGAAACTATACCGATGTATAAGAGTCATGGTGTCTATATTAATGACGAACTTGTTTGTCGAGCTCATATCATTCGTGGATATTGTAAAAACAACATCTTTATTGAATTCTCGTCAAAAAGAAAAAGAGATGAAGTAATTGACATCATTAAGAGAGCTCAAAAAGTAGCGAACGAATATATTTACGAGAACGCTGTTAACTGGATTAGTAAGTATGATAGTAAGTCTTTCTATTCGGAGGATAAGAAATGATTATCTGTGCAGCAATTAAAATCAATTTTATTGACTCTAAAAACACCCTTCAAGAATTAGTTATCTGTGGGCATCGTCATTCTGATTGTTTTAAGGTTATACATAGATTAGATAATAAACATACTGAGTCTAAAATTCAAGGATTTATAGACCATAAAGGCAGGTTCCTCGACCGTAAAGAAGCATTTGAACACGTTAAGGAAATAGGTCAATGTACCGCTACTCAAAGATGGTACTGGGAAGACCACGGACAAGAAGAACTCTACTCGGAGGATTTGTACTAATGACCGACAACGAGATTATCAACCGCCAAAAGGCAGAAATTGATAGATTAACAGAGCACAACAATTTACTTATGCAACGAATTGAGAACCTTGTCTATGAATGTGACTGCGCAGAACAGAAAGCAGTCAAAGAGTTTGCGAAGAGGTTGAAAAATGAGTGTGCGAAAGACGGCGCATTTGGCTATGTGGATGCATACACCATCGACAACATTGCAAAAGAAATAGAAGGTGACAACAATGGATGAATATATCAAGCGTGAAGCGACGATAGACAGAATTGAAGGTATCGACTGGTATCATATCAGTTTGCAAGGAAATCTGGCGAAAGGAGCAAATTCTGATATAAACACGCCGCTGTATAAGGCAGACGATATTTACAATGCACTAAAATCTATTCCCGCCGCTGATGTGGTAGAGGTACACCACAGAAACACTAACGATGAAAATTGTATTATTTGCAATAGTGAACTTGACGAAAAAGGTGCTGGTGGGATATGGGACTTGGCGGGAGAGATATGCTACATAATTTGCCCCGAATGTGACCACGAGGAGCAAGACACAGTTTATAACATTATCCGTAATTATATTGAATCACAAAGCTATTGCCCCAACTGCGGCGCTGATATGCGAGGTGTGAAAGATGAGTAAGTGGATTCCCGTCACGGAGAGATTGCCCGAAGAAACACAAGAATTTTTGGTTGTGTTAGACAACGGCAATATAGACATTAGACTTTTTAACTCAAAGTCTGAACCTTGGGTAACATATTCGTTAATGTTGAATAAGTTCATAGTCCTTGACATTCGTAAGGAATGGACTGTTGAGTATAAGGTAACCCATTGGATGCCTCTTCCCGAACCGCCCGAAAGGAGTGATGCGGAATGACTTGTAAATATTGTATTCACCGAGATAAAAAAGGAGTATGTGAAAAGTTTAGACAACGGTATCCATTCTTTCCCGAAGATGATTTCTACTGTGGTTTCGGCGCAAAGATGGACGGAAAGGGTGAAGGTGAATGAGTTATGTATGGTAAATACAGATGTGTTGATTGTGGCAGATATTTTTGGTCGTTTATGCCATCTTGGTGGTGTGATGAATGTCGGTCAAGACAACTAGATAAAACGGAGGACAAAGAATTGAACTATTTTCAATCAACAGATTTCAATGCTGGCGTTATTTATAACCTAATTGAAAGAGAATCTATAAAAGAGATGCTAAAATCTAAAGGAATTGTAGCACATGGCTCTAATATATCTATCCCTATTATTCAACTTCTTCCTAAAGGTTGTGGTAGTGTTAATCAAGAGGAGATTATTAATGCAACACGCAAAGTCGTTATTCAACACTTCGACGCAGTATATGGCAAGAACTTTACACTAACTTTTGGTGAATATGTAAAAAATAACCAATATATACTTTTTCCTTATACAGTATCAAGAAAAGAAGAATATAAAGAAATGACTGTGACTGAAATTGAAAAAGCGTTGGGCTACAAGATTAAAGTGGTGGGTGAACAATAAATGTTAGTAAATATTATTATGAGCATATTAGCTGTGGGATTAACACTGTTTCTACTCTGCTCTTTACTCTATCTTTGGTTCGGATGGTTTAAGTTCTTATATCATGATGCTCTCGGATGGCATCAGCCTGCAAAAGATGCGGAACAATTCTATGACGGATGTTCCATTCATTGTATTTGTAAATATTGTGGCAATAAAATTATGCAAGATAGTCAAGGGAGCTGGTTCTAAGGAGACATGAGTTTGAAAGTCGGGGAAGATTATAAGAAGAAATATATCCTTTTAGAAATTAATGATAAGGCAGCCAAGAATATACTCATTGACGCCCTAAAAGAACACATAGCAAAACTTACTAGGGATATTGAAGTTTACTCTAAGGTTGAAGATTGTAATAGAGCGGAGGATATTCCAAGACTTGCTACTCAAATTTCTCAATGTATGAAGTGGCGAGACAATATTCATCTAATGGGCTCTGATACTTACCCTAGAGATTTTGATTTTTATAAAAATGGTATTGAGAGGATTTACTAATATGAGAGAACGGCTGATAAGGATTTTGTTTAATGACCCAGATTGTGACACCTGTGATAGTGGGATTCTTGGAGAGCGTGCCGACTACCTACTTGCAAACGGCGTGATAGTGCCGCCTTGTAAGGTGGGAGATACGGTGTATAGAGTGATGCGTGACAAACGAATAAAACAGCCTTATCAATATAAAGTTATAGGCTTTTGGTATTCAGCAGATGAAACTTGTAACAATTTACATCTTGTGAGATATGTAAATGGTGTTTTTGAATCTTCTATGAGTGTTCCGTTCTCCGAATTTAATAGAATACTTTTCCTCACTCGTGAAGAAGCAGAAAAAGCATTAAAGGAGCGCGACAATGAGATTAATTGATGCGGATACACTTAACTTGTGGACAGCACTTCGCCCGTATTGTTCGTCAGATGTTTGTTGTGAGATTACAAGTATCATAGCTAATGCTCCTACAATTAATCCGTATGAGTGGATTAATGTTGAGTATAGATTGCCAGAAAAATTCACCAATGTACTTTGCCTCTACCCTAGCAAATCTTACGGCGCTAACATTGTGGTTGATTATATGGAATCAGATACAGGTTACTTTGCAGAGCAGTTTAAATACGGTGAGCCAACTCACTGGATGCCGTTGCCTGCACTTCCTACAGAAGTTGTAAATAAATAGTACATCATAATTACTACGATATAAGATGATTAAGGAGAGATAATATGAAAAATTATGATAATCTAATGAAAAATATGACCCCTGAAATTATGACAGAGAGAAATGTTAAACTAATTTCAATTATGGATACAGGATTGTTTTATTTAACATCCTCAGGACAATTATTTAATTTGAGCAACTATAGAGAAGCAGTTGAACATGAATACCGTTGGCTAATTACTGACCCAGATGTATCTGATTCTGTGGATGTGGAAGTAGAGCAAGAAAAAAATACTTAATAATATAATAAAATTAAAAATCATTTTGAATAAAATATCAATAAAATATTTTGACTAAATTCTATGATAAAAGATGAATTATAGTTGAATTTAAAAATCACCCTGTATAACAATATTTTATAGGGTGATTTAATATTTAAAGGAGAATATTTAAAGATGATAAAAAACAATAAAAAACCATACATAGTATTTTCTCATAAGATGATGAGATATTTAGGAGAAAGAGGATTTATTCCCTTTGCTACTTCTCCTAATACAAAGAATCCCGGAAAAATCGTTTTTATCTATGATAATTCAAGCGATTTAATATCAGCCATAGAAGAATACTTGGAAACAAATAAAAGCTCAAAATGACACAAAAGAATTGAAAACAGAGGCAAATAAACAAATATGAAAAACATTATAAAAAACGACAATTATGTAGTAACTCACGGATGGATGATAAATAAATTAAATCTATCTGGAAATAATTTAAGAATATACGCTATTATATATGGCTTTACACAAGATGGTAATCATTGGTTTAATGGAAGTAGAGAATATTTAGCCGCTTGGTGTAATTGTACAGTAAGAGGAGTACAAAAAAATCTAAACTATTTACTAGATAGAAATCTGATTATTAAAAAAGATTCACAAGGATTTAATACTCCATGTGAATACAAATGTAATCAAGAATTTATTGGGTGAAAAAAAACACATAGGGAACAAAGTTCACCCTGTGCAGGGAACAAAGTTCACCCTATAATATAGTATTTATAATATAGTATTATATAATTTATATATTTCATATATAAATTATATTGGATTTTTTTCAAAAATCCTAGAATATTTCTGAAAGAGAGATATATTTTAAGATGAATAATTGTACTAATAGAGATGATGTTATGAGAATTCTTTTAGATAATAAAAAAAATATGAAATCGGATTGTTGTGGCGAAGACCATTTATTTATGAATAAGAAATATTATAGTAATGATAGATTATATGAAAATAGAAATGAGTTGAAAGAGTATATGGATATTACAAAAGAAGTTCAACGTAATGTTGATAATGTAATGAAGAATAAAGATAGATATAAAAATCAAGATGATTTAGAAGATGCTATTTATAGTGCTGTAGCAAATTGTTTTTCAGGTATGCACGGAGTTACAAGAACTACATCAGAAATGATTGATGATGTATATGAGAAAGAACTTAAAAGAGTTGGACTTAACACTATGAATGAAGAATTTGTAAATGAATTAGTCCCTGGTGAACTTTATCACTTTATACATAACAATAAAATTCTTTATGGTACATTTAAAAGAAAGACACCTGCTTGGTTGTTCTTTGATGTAGAGGGTGAAGAAGTATTAGCTAAACCTTGGACAAGTGTTGCCACTACCACAGAAGAATTAGAAGAACTTATTGGTCTTGTAGATAAGATAGAAAAGGATACTAAAATTCCTTCTCAAGTTCCTAACAGATTCACGAGAGTGCCTAATCAACATAATAAGCCTATGGGTGAATCTAATGAACTTGCCGACAGAGCCAAGAAGCATAAAAAGAAATCCAAGGGTATGGGTTGGCATATGTCAATGAATGCTGGTGATGTAGAAAAGGGTATTGAAGTATTTAATAATTCTACTAATATGACAAGTGGTGCCGATACAACTGGTACTGCTATGGGGGAAGACTTAACTTATAATACTTATTATTATGATGGCCCTGTCTATTATAGAGGACATAAAATTGCCGCTCGCTCTGATATTTATACTTCTGCCCCCTCCAAAGAAATAGCAACAAGAAATATACTAGTTAGAGTTTCAAATAAGGCTCCTGATTTGTACAACTATGATATTGTAGATAGTGATATAGAACAACTTCCTGATAAACCTGTTAAAATGAATGGCTATAATAGTTCAAAGGAAAGATGCTCTGTATGTGGTTATCAATTAACTGACTCTGGTGATTGTCCTGTTTGTGACTATGGTGAAGATGATTTGTTAGAAAGCATCTCATCTGCTGATGCTATTTGGAGACTACGAAATATTAAAGATTAAAAATTGTATATTATATAAGAGGCTTTATTAAGTCAATTTAATTAAATTAAAAAATAAGGAGTACAAACTATGACAGCAGATTTTGTAGTAGACAGTATTTATACTGATGAAGAGATTGGTGAGATTTTTGCCAAGTGTCATGATAATGTTTATGGTGAAGAATTTGAGAAATACTTAGGAATTCCTGATGAGTGGGATGGAAAACAAAATGCCTCCACATTGCTTCAAGATTCTATGTATGAAATGACAGATGAATTAAGAGCGGAGATTTCTGATATTTTTGGAGTGGAAGAATTTGAGGAAGAAGAAAATTATTCTTTTGATTTTTCTGATGATGAAGATATTGATTTTGAAGAGGATGAATATGTTAAAGAGGAGTCCTTTAATTTAAGAGAGGCTCTTAACAAAATTGATATTGATACATATAACAAATATGACTTACTCAATCTTTATGAGAGTTGTAATTTAAGTGAGAACGAAAAAAGAGTTCTTGCTAATATTGTTTATGATAAGAATGACCCAAGCGTAATCTATGACACTCTTAATGATAGATTTGTGATTTGATTATTATAACAATTGTGTGTGATACATCATACATACATATATATATATATATTAGCACATATCCCTATTAGTGTAAAGATTCAGTAAACATTTTTTTAATATTTGAGTATTGTATATAATACATGAGGATAGTGATAAAAATGGAAAAACTTTTATATACAAAGATGATACAACTTCATGATACTGAAGCCAAATGGTCTCAAATGACTGATTTTGTTCCACAAAAATCTATGTTAATTGTATACGATATAGATGCCACTCATAATTATGAGAGACTGAAAGTTGGTGACGGTGTAAAAACAGTTCCTGAACTGCCTTTTTTAGATGACGCCGTAAAAGAACTTATTACTTCTCAAATGGAATTAGTGGATAAAAAAATTGTAGATGCTTCTGAAATTACAGTGGGAAGCACTGAACCAACTAATCCCAATATAAAATTATGGATGGACACTTCAACAACTGATGGAAATGTTGCCACTATAAAATTTCGTGATGAGCAAGGAAATTTTGTTCCCGTTCCAACAATCAAGGGAGACGATGGCATCACTTTCGTTCCTAAAATAAGTGCTAAAGGAGATTTATCTTGGACAAATAATGGTGAGCTACCAAACCCACCTTCGGTAAATATAATGGGTTTTGTGTATAAGGGTATGAACCCATTAGCTACAAAGGGTCTTGACCAAGATATACCCGCTCATTGGGCTGGCGCTGGAAGTGGTTATTGGTGGATTAGTGGCGGAGGAAACTTAAAAGAACAACCGAATGATTATGGGTTCTTGTTTAGTTTAGTTTATGGCTCTGGAGAATGTTTCCAATGTCTATTTTGCCCCGCAGTAAATAACATCTATATAAGAAGTGGTGGCGCTGGAACAAACAACAGTGATGGTTGGTATAGAAATGATAACAATTCATATATATGGAAATATATCGCTTAAATTAATATAGTAAAGGAGACGACAAACAATGGCAGACAAAATTAATTGCAAAAACCATGTGCTGAAGAATGGAAATGAACAAGTTACTTCTTACTACGGAGTACGCACAGACCCTGTTACTGGTAAAGTAGAATCTCAACATCTTGGCATTGATTTAATTAATGGTGTAAGAGATGAAAAGATTATTGCTTTTGATGCGGGTGTTGTAGTTACTGTAAGAAACAGCTATTCAGGCCCAACTACTGATGGTTCTGCTGGAAATTATATTACCATTGAACATGCTGATGGAAGAGAAACTAAATATAAACACTTAAAGAAAAACACTATGAAGGTAAAAGTAGGACAGAAAGTTAAGAAAGGTCAAGAGCTTGCCACTATGGGCAACACTGGTCATTCTACTGGCGTACATTTACATTTTGATGTTGTTATTGATGGTAATCGTGTAGACCCGCTTCCTTACTTGTTAGGTGAAAAAGAACTCATACCACAACCCAAAAAACTAAATGGTCAAAGGGGCAACAATCCTAAAGCTGTTTGGGATGGTAAGTATGAAAAGGATATTAAAGATATTCAAGACTTACTAAATAAACTCAATAATGCAAAAATTCTTGCTGATGGAATTACCGGTGACCGTACTTACAAATATGCTAAAAAGCACAAAGTTAAGAATGGTGTTGATGGTGAGGTTAGTAAGTGGGTTCAACAGAGATTAACTACTTTGGGATATTACAAAGGTTTGATTGATGGTGAGCCTAGAGGTCTTACCGAACAAGCTATTAAAGCTCTACAAAAAGATTATGGATTGACTCAAGACGGAGTAATAGCTGATGCAGATTGGTATTACTTACTTGCCTAAATAAATATAAATTTAGTATAATAAGGAGATAATTGAAATGGCACTTTCTAAAAAAATCGTTAAAGACAATGGTATTACAACATCTTATCATAAAGTTACAACCGTAACTATTTCTCAGAAGCCTTACTTGTTACCAGAGGCTGATGATAATATTTACATGTCAGTAGAATTGACATCTTACTTCAATGAGGAGTACAGACACAATTCTACCCCTATCGAAAGTAATATGTATTACTTCAATATTACTTCTGAGGAAGAGGAATCCACAAGTGCTCGTAAACTTGCTTATAGTAAAATAAAGACTCTTGACATGTGGGCAGATGCAACTGACTGCTAATAAATAATTATAAGAGGTTAAGAATATGAATTTTAAGTTGGTAAAAAGTATTCTTAATGAAAATATGATTACAGTACAGGATAAGTTAAATCCTGTACTGTGGTCTAATAATAAATTAAGACCTGTAATAAAAGAGAAAATAATGGATTTGGTAACTGAATTCCAATCCACTTTAGATATACCGCTCACTATATTAGACATAAATATAGTGGGTTCAAATGCGTCTTATAACTATACTGACAACAGTGATATAGATGTACATATTATTACTAATTTTGAAGAATATGGTTATCCACAAGAATTAGTACAAGCTGCTATGAATTCTTTTAAGACTAACTTTAATAATAAATATGATATAAATTATGGTGGGTTTAATGTTGAGGTTTATGTTGAAGATGTTAAATCTTCCCCACAATCAAATGGTATTTATTCAGTATTAATGGATGACTGGATAAAAGAGCCTATCAAACTTCAACCAATTGATGTTGATTTAGAGCCTGAATATACTTTATTTGTTGATAGAATAAATGATATTTTGACAAGTGGTACTGAAGAAGATATAATAAGAGTAATAGATGACTTATATCTATTAAGAAGAAACTCTCTTGTAGTTGATGGAGAATTTGGAAAAGGTAATTTAATTTTTAAGACAATTAGAAATGACGGATTACTTGATGCTCTAAAAGAGAGAAGAGTTGAACTTGCCTCTAAGGAGTTGAGTATATGAGATTTCTATTGGTAGAAGAGTTTGATAATGAAGTTTATAGAGATTTAGAAGAACAACTCATAGAAGATTTTTATGCCTTGTCAGAAATTGACTTGATGAAATACTTTGATGAAAGTATCGAAACAGGTGGAGGGGCAGTTTGGGTTACTCCTAATGGTAAAGTTATTAAACTTGATATGCATCAGGACTTAGGTGGAGAGTTGTTCACAAATTTTTGTAGAGAGTTTTTTAACAACCATCCAGAATATGAAGGCGACTATGATGAAGATGATTTTGCCCTTGACGATGCATTAGAGCATAATGACCACTTGGTATATAATTTAGGTTGGGTAAAGTTTAATTCTGGCACATTATATGATGACAGATACTATGTGGTTCTTCCTAAAAGAATGACAGACAAACAATTTAGAGTGTTTGAAAGCTTATTAGAAGACACTTATGATAGCAATGGTAAATTACTTGTACTCCCACAAACAATATCCCCCATTATATATTACTTCTCTAAACACTCCCCAGCAGATGTGATAAAGTGTTTGAAGAGATTTTTCTCTATAGGAATATTAGAAGAGTCTAAACTATATGAAGCCTCTATTGACCCCGAAGGTAAATACACTGACTATGGCACAGGTAAAGTGACTGATGATGATATCTTTGATGATAGAACACATATATCTTTCTTTGACCAACTCTTTACTAACCCTGAATATATGGCAAAGAAAGAGAATATGAAAGGTCATATTGAAATGATGTCTCCAAGAGAATACTTTGAGATATGTGCCACAAAGATATTTCCGAATAGTAGTGTAGAGGCTCTTGTTAAAAGTCGTAAGTCAGACCCAAGAGTATTGGAAGAGATTAAAGAAATTATTGTTAAATATAAAAGGAAAGTATTCTTACCCTACCTTAACTATGCTGAACAGCAACAAGAAGGACTACATAGAATGTTGGTGGCAGCTGAACTCTTTGGATGGGACCATAAGTTCCCTGTGCTTATAATTGAGTGGGCAGATGAACAATTAGCTTTTAATAGAGCATTGGAGAAAGAAAGAAATCGTATTAGAGGATATATTAAAGATGCTGTTCAAGACACTTTAAGATATACCTTTAATGATATATCTGAATTTGATGATGAGGTTAAAAGTCAAGTCGATTATAAGTTTGATTTCATAGATGAAAAGGTTAATCAATTTAAGATAACTCATAATTCAGATGAAACAACGGATGTTGAAGTAAACGATGTTGTATATCAATTTGATACTGAACGTATTAAAATAGAACCATCTATTGAAACTGATGAAGAAGAAATTGACTTGGATGACATAGAGTTAGATGACTTAGATATTGACCTTGACGATTTGGATATGGATGAATTCTTAAAGAAGTATGGACTGTAGGTGAGTGGATGAAGTTTAGATTAGTAGAAGATATAGCTCTTGAAGAAGATGTGTTGAATGAGAATGATTGGTGGACTGTACCATTCACCGATAATAATAGTGGACTTAGTGATGAGGTATCCCTGTATGCTAGTTCGGCTGCTGACGCCAGTGATTTATTTAATCAATTAGCTACAAGTGTGCCAGATAAAAGGGGAAACTATCTTTCAAAAACTAGAAGACAAAAGTTTCATCCATTGATAGCTCAAATGATTAGTGGAGGAAGTTACACTGTTGGTGTCCCTTATTTGCCAACTGGCACACCTGTTAATAAAACTACTATTGAAGATAAACCCTTGCGAACAAAATCTAAAAATCAAATGTATAATACATTTGGCACACCTAAAAATGCTTTACTCCATCACAAAGATGGAGATGAAGATAATGATACACCAGAAAATATAGTATCAGTTGAGTCTAATGATAATTGGATAAACAATGTATTTCATAAGATACTTGGAGATAATAATTTCAACACTACTATCCCCGGTACTAGAATGAATGTTACAAAATTGCCTCTAACCATATCGTTTCCAATAAAAGAATATACATCTGGTGGTCGAACAGTGGTTCATACTGGTATTATTGAAATTAGATAAGGAGAACTAAACATATGAAAATAAATAAACTATTAGAATCAAAGAAGTTAAAAGAAGGTTGGTATGAAGACCATCTTGACACTATGCAAAGAAAAACAAGTGGCTATGATAAATGTTATAAGATTGTAAAGAAAGCAAGAACTTCTAATCCAATTGACACTAATGCTTTAAATGATGCTCGTGACCATTTTGGATATGACCTTTATAGAATGTGTTTATCTGATGTACTTAAAGAAATTGGAGAGCCATCACCTATACCAGAATCTTTCAAACCATCTGATAGTGGAATTCAATCGGTAAAATGTTATAATCAATACAACTACACTATTCAAGAGTTAAGAGTTGATAATGACAACAAGACTTTTGAAAGAGGTCAATTTACTGCAGGTAAACCTGACAAGAAAACTAAAAATAGACAAGAGTTTGAAGATATAGTTGACACTCTAAAAGAATTAGGTTATACTGAAATTAAATCTGATTATCAGTCTATGAGAAATAAGAGTAGAAAAGGTGTTCTACAAGAAGCAGACAATGGTAAGGTATCCGCTTCTAAATGGTATGCCTCTCAATATCCAGACGATAAAGTAGGTATTGAACAACTTGATGGTTTATATCTTGATGATATTCTTAAAGATAGAAAACTTGTAGGACATTGTGATACTCAAGTAAGAGATAGGGTATATGCCCAATTAGACAGATATAGTCCAAGAATATTAGATGTTAAAGAACTTGATGATGGTAAGAAATGGCAATACTCTATCGGTGGTGTAGATGTTCCTTATACAAGTTATGAGGATGCTAAAGCCCATATGAAAGATGATTATAAAATCACTGACTATAGAGATGAACTTCAGAAATATATTGATAAAGAAACAGGCAGACCTCAGACATTCTTTGTTGATGAAACATTTGATGATAGACTTGTTATCAGCATCAATTGGGGAGATTGGAAACACGAACACGGATATGCTGATTATCTTGTAAAGAAATTCTTTATGGATAAAGGATTAGGTATTGAGGTAGAAGAAGAAATTACTGATGAAGATGGTAGTGATACTTATTCTGCTGACCACTATTATGACATAAATGATGTTAGTTTTAGTGGTAGGGTTGTTAGTGAATCTAAATCTACTAATGAATCAGAAGGCAACCATTTCAAAGTAGGAGATACATTTACCCATTCTGGCCTGTATGGTGGAACTTATGATTCAACAGTTAAGAGCATAGATGGTAATAAGTTAAATGTAGAAACAACTTGGACATCTGAAGATGATGGCTCTACCCAAAAGGATGATGGTACATATGAATTAACCACTGATGGCAATGGTAAAGAATGTATTGTTGTTTGGGAATATAATGGTGAGAAAGGATATGTTTATCCAGAATCCCATAATGGTAAAGATGAGATTGAAGAACCTTTGAGTGAAGCTGTTATTGACGATAAAGCTCTTAAAGAGATAAAATGGATTATAGATGGCATACTTGATTGTGAACCAGAAAAAGGATTGGATGCTGATGGATTAAAGTTTTTGCATTCTAGAGCTAGATACATGAAGAAAGTATTGGACAGTGATAATGGATTAGAAGAATCCTTGTCTGGTTATAAACTAAACATTACAAAGGGTGCCGAAACATTTGATGATTACTGCTATGATTATAGTGAAGATGGAGCAAAACGTCAAATGAATAATAAGTATGGTAAAGACATTACCATTAACAGTATTGAAGTACATAATAAAGAAATGAATGAAGCATCTGCCAACAACTCCGAAAAACTAAACTGCAAAGAGTTTGATGATAAGAAAGAAGCCGAGCGTTTTGCTAAAGAAAACAATGGTTATTATGAGCCTACTATTGATGATAACCAAAAGACTACTTATAATGTTTTCTATAAAGAAAACGATAACTTACAAGAGGCTTCTTATGGTGGAGCATTTGATATTGAAGATGACCAATACTTCACAAGAGATGACTTAAATGACTTTGCTGAAGAGGTATTAAATCATATCAATGAAACATTTAAGACACCGTTTGATGTATCTAGTTGCTATATAGATAATGGGATTCTTGAATTATGTGTAACAAATGATGAGTACGGTGATTATATCTATAGTGAAAAAATTGATATGAGAAAGATTAAAGAACCTTGGCACCTTAAGAGAGCATACGCTTTTGAATTTGCTTCACAACTTATCAATGACATCACTCGTTCTAATGATGGGTTAATTGAATCAGTTGTTTCAAGTTCTTACGAGTTTGATGATGATATAGATGAGTTAACCTACTACTATGATGATGAAGAACTTAAAGATGCTTTAACTGATATATATGAAGAAATTGCTTCTAAGCAAGTAATGGATTCAGATGGTTTCATGACTGATTACACTATGTATAGAAATATAAATACTGGTGAATATGTATTTGTATTTGGTGATAAAGATATTTATAGACCTGAAGATGGATATTTTGATTGGGAATGTGAAACTGAAGATGAGGCAAAAGAGTGGTTTGATAACTATGAGGGATTTGACTACGACGATGATGATTGGATGAACGAAGAAGTTGAAGAACAATCACCCATAATCCACAAAAAGGGAGACGGAAGTTATTTGATAGCCTCTCCTGATGGTGGCTATACGGCATTCAATAGAAGTGATGTTTGTATGGGTCATATTTCTGCCGAGAATGAAACAGAGGCAAAGAATAAATTTAATTCAAATAAATTCGATGAGAATTTAAGTAAATAAAATTGTATAATTACTAGGGAGAGTTTACGACTCTCCCTAGTATGAGATAACTACAAGAAACCTTGTATCGTTGAAAAACAATTAAACATATAAGGAAGAGAATAAAATAAAATGTTTGGATTAGAACAATTCAATAGTACCTTTGGAACTATCACAGTAGGTATTATTGTTGAAATAATTATTGCCGTAATTTTTATACTTATTGTGTATAAGAAGCTAAAAGATAAAATAATCGGGTCATACAAAGAACGCAAACAACAGCAGGACGATATCAATGAAGCACTAAATGGTGTAAGAAATATGCCTACATATCGTCAACAAAGTCTTGAGATACAACAACAGTTAAAAAATGCTGACGAAAAGATACTTGAGACTTGCAACAAGATTCAAGATGGAGTAAATGAGAATCAACGAATCTTGAACGAGAGACTTGATAAACTTGAAGACCGTGAAAGAAATGCATTGAGAGCAAAAATACTTGATATGCATAGAATGTTCACAAGTAAGAAAATGAATCCTATGCAAGCTTGGACTGAGATGGAAAGAGACGCTTTTAATGAGTTGATTACAGACTATGAATCATTAAATGGAAATGGTCATGTACATACTGTAGTTATCCCAGATATGAATAGACTAAGAGTTATCCTCATGACTGACACAAGAGCATTGACAGAATTATTCCATAGTAGGGAGGCATAAATGTAATGAGTAATTTATTTAGAAAACTTTTGTTAGAAGAATCTAACTTTGAAGATGTTGATTTAACTGCCGAACAAGAGTCAGAGGAAGATACTGTAGAAACCCCTGATGAGGAAGAAGTATCTGAAGAAGAGTTCGAAGAAACTACTATGTGGAAAGTCACCTTTAAGTTGGGTGAACACACGAACTGGAGTAGATTTGAATCCGTAACAAAAGATGAAGCAACTAGTGAAGTTGAGAAATTTGTTACTTCTAAGTATCCTGGTAGAGAATATGAACTGATATCAGTGGAAGAGTTTGAAGATGTAAATGAAGAATTGAATGAAAATTTATTGGAGAATTCAAGAGGAAATGGAAAGTTCTCAGATAAATTTTATGACTACCTTGATACTATACAAGATAATTATGATAATGATGCCGTTGTATATCTTGCCACACAATTGATAAGATATTGTAAAGAGGATGACCTAAAAGATTTGTGGTATGATAGATTTGCTCAACAAGATGATATGAACGAATCCGTTACTGATGCCAAACCCATTGAACCGGGTGCTGATGTTGGAATGGCTACTTTAATAGCCGACTTAATTAAAGATGAATACGAAGCCATTGAGGGATATAATTCAGCGATGGCAACTGCCGAGGCAGAGGGCTATGAGGATATGATAAATGTTCTATCTGAAATTCAGGCAGAGGAAAATATTCATGTTGGACAACTACAAACTTTGATGAATATGGTTGACCCAAATGGTCATTTAGTTGACGATGGCAGACAAGAGGGGGAAGAACAACTTGCTAACCCCATAATGACCAATGAGTCATTAAAAGAGAATGTTGAAATTGGCAGACCAGATTATAGTGTCGATATGAGTGACGAGGAATATGAAGAGTTTAGAGAGTTATTAACTAAACATTATGGCTCACCAGCTGATTTCTTCAAAAGATTACATTCATATAAACCTGACTTTGAAATTCACAATGTTGACTACGATGATATCCCAGAAGAATGTGTTACACTATCCAACGCAGATATAAGTCAAGGTACTGGCAATGTTATTGTATATACAGTTATGGGCAAGGATACCGGTAAGATTTATAGATACGCAGATTTTTAATTTCTTACCTAATTTAGATAAAATTTAAAATAAGGTATTGATATTTGTACTATTATATAGTATTATAGTAAAAGACAATATTTGTCAACTATATCAATTATAAGGAGATTTTGTAATGTCTAGCAAATTGAATGAAGAAATTTTGAAAACCGCATTAGATGTGCCTGTTGGAGAAATTAAAATCCATGGTGAAATTCCACCAACATATGCGGATGCAATTGATGTACATCAGAAAAAGAAAAAAGAAATTGAGAAAAAACTTAAGGACAAAAAACCAGAGCTTAAAAAACCATTTTTAGGCACAAAGGGTACAACTACAATTATGCCTAAAACTGCTGATATGAAGAAGTTGAAATTAAGTGAGGACTTGTTCAAAAATGTTAGAAGTTTGAAAGAACATATGAATGATGCGCCTGAGGCGTATGAAGGTATCTTTCGTGTTATTGATAATATGGAACACATTATCAACTATATAGATGAGTTGACTGATGAAGAGTTTACATATGCTGATTTGAAACAATCTTATGATGTTCTTGATGAAGCAATGACAGAGTTTGAGGATTATCTGTTTGAGATAAAAGAGGCAGAGGTCAGAAAGGGTTCGTTGAAAGAAGCGGCGGTCTTGGCAGACGAAAAAATTGAAACAAGAGGCAGAAAAAAAGGCTCTACAACTGCTGACATTTGGGAGAGGGTCTACAACGAACTAAATGGAGAAATAAAGGGAATTGAAGCTAAGACAAGAATTATTCCAGTGAGTTCCAAAGATAGATATAGAGATTCTGAATTAGGCTTTAGAGGCGACGATATTATAGTAAAAGGCAACAGTATGGATGATTTAGCTTTTGGTTATAGAGTTGCTAATACCTATGGCATTGAGACAGAATTGAAAGAACATACAAGTAGATATGCCCCATACAGATTTGAACTAATTATACATCCATTCAATAAGGTAAATGAATCTATTAAGGCATTTGGTAGAAAAGCAAATAAGAAAGACCTTAATGAAAGTGCTAACGGCGAAATATATAGTAAGGTAGTAAAACACTTCGAATATGGCGCCCCTGGTGAAACAGTTGATACTGTATGTGACATTGTAGACAGAGCAGTATCTAATGTTGAGGAAGGCTATGATATTGAAGAAGCAGTGTTTGATGCTCTTGATAGTGGCTTAATCTATCACAAAGACAACTGGGCAATTAAACACTATTATGAAGACTCTGAATTAGCAGAGGGTACATATGAATCTTTATATCACGATGTATATTCAATAGTAAGTGACCTTATAGAGAATTCTGATGTTGATGAATCTCTAAAAGAATCTAAATTACCTAAAACACTTAATATTAAGGCATCAGAATTGGCCGTTGATGCTGATGATGAAGATGTGATACTTGATGCAGTGTCAGATTATTTAAGTGATGTATATGAATTTTGTCACGATGGGTTTGAGGCAGATATTGTAAAAAATGAGCTCGGTGAGCCATCAATCATAAAAGTTAAGAACATCAAATGGGACATTGATGAATCTCTAAAAGAATCCTACACAGAAGTAGACACTATTGAATGTGGTGAAGAAACCTATAGAGTAGTTGGTGGTGGTTTTAATACCAACGATGCTCTTGTAAGTGTTGAAGATGAAGATGGCAACAAAAAGAGATTAAGTTCTGGAGATGTTGTTGAGTTCTACACTTGGTATGATAAAAACGGTAATGTAATTCACGAGCCTTCCGATGATGAGATGGATGAATCTCTTAACGAAGAAAGAATTACATTAGATGACAAGGATAAAGAAGCACTTAATCATATAAGAGATTATAGAAATTATAAATATGACTTACCTACCCTACATAGAAACCTAGAAAAAGTTTATGGTAGTAAGAAAGTGGCTGTTCCAAGATTTGCAGACCTTGACAACTTAAGTAATAAGGACATTGATAAAATTCTTGGAGAGTCTCTTAAAAAGAGAAGTAGAAGAGGTAGAAAATAATGAAAATCCTTTTTGAAAATAAACAATTAAATGAGGGACCTGGTGCTGGCTACACAGTATCAGGTACCCTTACTAATGTAAAAGTAAATTCTATAAAGAACATTAAAGAGGTTGACAGAACTGATTTAGTGGAGTATGAAGTAGAACTTGATGCTACTGCTGATTTTGATGATGTTTCAGCCAATAGTTATTACTACGGTGGTACTATTGATTCTACACCTGTTTCCATTATTAGAGCGAGAGTAGAACTTGAAGATGGAGAAGTTACTAACGAAGATGTTAAGTATGCTCTTGAAGGTGTTAAGGTAGAGGCAAAGCTTGGTGGTGGATGGTCTCATTCTACATTCGATGGAACCATAGAATGTGATTATATGAGTTTTGAAAATGCTCCTTATTTAACTAGTGTTCTTTTTAAACTTACTGATGAGAGAGCAATTAACTATTTAGACAAGGCAGTTCAAAATGAAAACACTGAAACCCAATTTGCTGTTATGGAAAATAACTGGGCAGAAGAAGTTTTCTCAACAGAGGAAGAAGCAATCTCCTATGCTAAAGAAAATGGATATGATAGTGTTCAAATTATTTATGTTACTGAATATTTTAATGGGGATGAAGATACCGAGTTTGGTGATATAGTTTGGACAAATGATGAGATGGAGGAATCCTTAACAGAGATTGAGGATTCTAAAACCCTTACAGAAGAGTTTGATGAGGATGAAAGAATTCAAGCTCTAGCAGAGTATTTAGGCATTGACCCAAGTGAAATCACTAACATCTATGACTATGAATTTGAAACTCCTGAAGGAGACTATCTTGTAGTAGATGAACATGAAGCAAGAGAACTCGCAGAAGAAGATATTAGAAATCTTTATGATGATTTAGGGTTAGATTCATTTACATCTGATTTCAAAGATTGGATTATAATGAATGCTCTTGACAATGATTGGTTTGAAGATGCAGTTAGAGAGTCGATGGAATCCTATGTAGATGATATTTCTTATGAAGAGGGTAGACTTGAGGAAGAGTTACTTGATGCTGATATCATTACAGAGGAAGACATTGAAAATGGCTATGACGAAGATGATGCCAGAGAAAGATATGTAGAAAAACTTGTAGATGAAGCCGGTGACCCAGTAGAATATTGTGGAGACAACTTTGGTTGGGATTGGGTTTCTAGAGTGGCAGAACAAAACAATCTTCTTGATATGGACGAAGTTGTTGAACAATGCATCGATATGGATGGTGTTGCTCACTCTATCGCAAGATATGACGGCGAAGAAATAGAATTAGAAAATGGTCTTTACGCATATAGAACCAACTAATAAATTGTAAGAGGAGATAAGTAAAATGGGAATGTTTGAAAAATATGATTCACTGTGTAGTGATTATATACCAGATAATACATCTCCTAAAACTAATACTGTATATAAAGAATTGAATGAAAACCCACCAAGAGTAACCTATGATATAAATAATAAATTTATTGGTTACTCTTGGAATCAAGGGGACACCTTTGAACTGAAGTTATCATTAGATAAGACCATTAAGATTAATGGAGATTCCATTGTATATAAAGATAGATGGGAATATCCTACTACCTGTACCAAAGCAAAATGTTTAGGTCAGAAAGCGTATAATTTATCTACATGCCAATCCTGGACATTTGTTGGAGAATATGATGGGGACTATCTCTGGATAGAGGATGATAACATAATATATCCGTCCGATGGTGATATGGAAGTCACTTTTAGTGAGGATATGTTTGGAAAGACAATTATTGTTACAGTATTTAACTTTAGATGGGAACCAATTCACTCCTTCTGTGCTGACAATTCTAACTCCATAAACTGTAATTTTGATTTTTCTGTTACGGATAAATTTAATAAAGGGATATATAACTGTATAGTAAAAGTTTGTGATTCAGAAAGCAGCACAGTAAGGGATAAATTTGTTTTAATTGTTACATAAGTGAGGTGTTATAGATGGGAAAGATTGAAAATAACGGTATAATCACTCTAATGAGAGGTGACTCATTTACTACACCAATTAAAATTAACATAGGTACTAAATTAAATCCTAAATACAAGAGATTAGGTTCTAATGATTATTTGTATTTTGGTTTAATGGAGCCGAATCAGGCATTTGAAGATGCAGTATTAAAGAAAAAATATGATTTTCTTAGTGATACAGATTCATCTGGGAATGTTCTATTGAAACTACGCCCACAAGACACAGAAAGACTTCTTGTGGGACAATATTATTATATGATTAAACTTAGAAGTATTGATGAGTTTGGTCAAGAATGTGTTAAAACTATTGTTCCACCAACAATATTCTGGTTAGAAGGAAATAACCCAGAAGTAAAACCTAAACAGTACTGGGAACAAGGAAAATATGTCATAGATGAAATCATCTATGAGGGTGGAGAAGTAGAAGTTGATGAAATAATCTTTGAAGGAGGGGAAATAGAATAATGGCGACATCGGTGATAAAACATACTTATCATCTAAAAGGCGGAGACCAGGAATCAGTTGAACTAAATAATCCACTATTAGACAGACGAGAGCCTATTGTTGTTTTCATGGAAGACGGCTCTACAAAGATGAAGATAGGTGACGGAGTACATCATTATAACGAACTTCCTTGGTTAGGAGACGGTGATGTATTCTCCGCAAGAACAAGAAGAAGTTTTCCAAACATTGGTAGAGTTGATGTTATTTATAAAGAAGAGAGTACAAGATTATTATATCAATGGAATCCGAAAATAGCAGATTACGAAGAATTACTCTCTTCTGGTGGTTCCACAGATATTAATTTTGAAAGTATTTCAGGTGGAACGGCAGAAGACCTTATAGTCTAAAATTATAAAATATTACATATGAAAGGGATAAAGAAAATGGCTAATATTGTAACTAAAATAATGCTCTTAAATGGAACTAGAGAAGATTGGGAAGATAAAGCTAGATATGTACTTGCTAAAGGTGAGGCCGCTGTAGAGTTTGTTGATGCCCCAAATGATGGTGTGTCAACTAAACTTACTGCTGTAAAAATTAAAGTCGGTGACGGATTTACCGCATATGAAGACTTACCTTATGTAGGACAAGAATATGAGGGTCAAGGAGTCACATTTAGTGCTGACGGAAAATCAATTTTACTTGATAATAATGTACTAAAGCTCTTTGGGTTTGATAATGCGGCTGATGGCACATTAGCACAAGTTAAAGTTGATATTGCAGGAAACAGAACACTACAATGGGTAAGTATTGAAGAAATCGCAAATGGCGATGGAAATACTACTTACACATTTGAAGATGGCACTGATGGCACATTTACTGTGACATCTTCTGATGGTGTTACTATAGAAATTGACACTGGTGCGAGAGAGCTTATTGAAGCATCCCTTGATGACTTCTATAATAAAGAAGCAATCAACGGTAAGGTAGCAGACCTTGAAGAAAAGATTTCTGCTATTCCCAAATTCTCAATCGAAGTAGTTTCTGAATTACCAACAAGTGATATTAAAGAGACCACTGTTTATCTTGTACCTGATAATGATGCTACTACATCAGATGTATATAAAGAATATATCTATGTTAAAGTGAGTGATACAGAGTACAAATGGGAGCTATTAGGTAAGCAAACATTAGACCTCACTGGCTACGCTACAACAACTTATGTTGATGACAAAGTTGCAGAAGTAACTGAACAAGTTGGATTAGTAGCTGACAATGTAGCGACTATCTTCGCTAAACTTAACAATGTAGAAGAGAACGCCCAAGCTAATGTACTTGAGGGTGTTAAAGTAAATGGTGAAGTTCTTCCCATTACTGATAAAGTTGTTGATATCCCAGCAGCTGATGTAGACACATTTGGTGTTGTTAAGCTTGGTAATGAATTTAAGACCAATGCTGAATCTGGTGCACTTGAGGTTAAGGAACTTAATGTTAATAAGCTCGTACAAACTGAGGGTGAAGTATTAGTCTTTGATTGTGGTACAGCTTCTCAACTTACAGTTAACTAATATATAAATAGTAAGATTGTTATGCCACTTTCATATATAAAGTGGCATAACAACATTGAATAAATATAGTATAAAATGTTATAAATGATGTTTTAAGGAGGAATACAAAATGATTCAAAAAACTGTTATGGGTAGAGTTGTACCAATACACGACACTCAATCTAACTGGGAATCTGTCACAGACTTTATCCCCAAAATTGGTGAGTCTGTCATTTATGACATTGATGATGAACATAATTATGAAAGAATAAAAATCGGTGACGGTGTTACAAACATAAATGATTTGCCCTTCTTTGAGGACACAATAAAAGATAAGATTGTTATTGAAGCCCTCGCTAATGCAAAAAGTTCTGGTGAGGTAATGATGTTTAAGGGTGTTGACCCCTTAACTTCTCTAGATGAAGACAACCCTAAACATTGGGCCGAAGTCTTGGGGGCAGGTTATTGGTGGATTTCCACTGACGGCATACTTAAAAATAAGCCAAGAAATTTTGGTATGCTTGTAAACTTTAAATATGGAAATACAGAAATATTTCAATTTTGGCTATCCATGATGTATGGTGATGTACATACTCGTAGTGGTAATAGTACCGGTTGGGGAACTGATTGGAAGGAACTTGGTGACGATTCAAATTGTCTAACTTATAGAGGTAAAGACCCTATAACATCTCTTGAGCTAGATACTCCAGCCACTTGGAATGGTTTAGGCTATGGGATGTGGGAAATTACTCCTACTGGTAGTGCAAATATAGTAGATGGCTTTTCTAAATGTTATATGGGAACACTCATAAATATACCGATGTCTAATACTATTTATCAAATGTGGCTATCCCCAATTACCCAAGATATATTGACTAGAAGCGCCGCGAGTATAACTGGAACTACTTGGACAAACACTTGGAAATCAATAAAAGTTGATAAGAATGAAATAGTACAAGAAGTTCTTAATGCACTACCCACTTGGACAGGAGGTAGTTATTAATGGCTAATTATCAATTAGTTGATATTGATAAATTAGAGGCTGACTTAGATACTATTGGAGATTCTATTAGAAATAAGAGTGGACTTACTGGAAAATTAGCATTTCCTTCCGGTATGAAGTCTGTGCTTGATAATATTTCAGGTGGAGAAGGTCGATACTGTTGGAGAAAGCAAATAAAAAGTGGTGAACAAACAAATCATACTTGGTCACCAATAAACTATAGCACTACTATAAATGATAATGGTGTCGGAAATGTGACGATTACAAAGGCTTCAGGACTATCTTCCAAATGGACTGATTCTATGGCCATATCAGATATAACTGCAATGACTTCTGAAGGGCCTACAATAAGTTACACTGTTGGAAGTCTTTCTTCTTCTGATGATTTTATTTTTGGTTTTATTGATGCCGAAACATACCCTAAACAAAGTTTTTCGGGCATTGATTACTCAAAGATTGCCTACGGTGTACGAGTTGATTATAAAGCAGCGTATGTTTATGTGGCGGGGGCATTGAAATCTACTATAACAACAAATTTGTCTACAGGGCATATTATTGAGATTAAGATTGATGCTCAAGGTGTTGCTTCTATAAGCCTTAACAGACTTGTATCTCACGAGATTACTACATCTATTAGTTCTGTCTATGCAGGAGCTATACTATATCAACCAAATATGACAGTACGAACTCTAACAATGACGGCAGGCGGACTACAACATGTTAGTTATGTTGTGTCAGACAATTACTCTGCATATCCAACAAATGATTATAAAGATGGATATTATTATACATTACAAGATGCAGATGATTATGCAGATGCCGTTGCAGCATTGGCAGCATTGGGGGTATAAGATATGGGACATAGATTATATAGAGCTTTGCAAATGAGAAATGAACTTAATAGTATTACTAATGTGATGGAAGACAAAGCCGCTATTGATGTTATTCATCTTTTTATGCCTTGGCAAAATAATAAATTGTATGTGACAGGGGAGCGTATAAGATATGAAGATATCTTATATAAAGTGCTTCAAGAACACACATCTCAAGAAGATTGGACACCTGACATTTCTCCAAGCTTATTTGCAAAAGTTCTTATCCCTGATGAAGATGTTGTGCCAGCTTGGGAGCAACCAAACAGCACTAATCCTTATATGGCCGGTGACAAAGTTACGCATAATGGTAAAACTTGGGTGTCTGATATTGATAACAATGTTTGGGAGCCAGGCGTATATGGCTGGTCTGAAGTTTAACAAATAAACTTATAAGGAGATTTTATAATTGGAAGAAAGAACTGTACGAGGGAGATTTGTACTTCTACATGACATAGAAGATAACTGGCAATCTAAAACTACTTTCATACCCAGAAAAGGCGAGCCAGTTATATATGATATAGATGATAACTATGATTATGAAAGAATTAAAATTGGTGACGGAGTAAGGGATGTAAATTCACTACCTTTTAGTGATAATTCCGTAATGTCACTCATAGAAAAATTAGAAAATGATAAATTGGATTCATCAGCATTGCCTACAACAGTTGACGATGCATTATCTCAAGCTAAAGCTAGTGGACAATTTGATGGAGAAGATGGCGTAACATTTACTCCAGTAGTGAGTGGTAAAGGTGACTTGTCTTGGACAAATAATGGTGGTCTTCCTAATCCGACCCCAGTAAATATATTGGGTTTTGTATATAAAGGTTCTAACCCATTGGAGGCAGTGGGATTAGAGCAAGATACTCGTCAATTTTGGGCGGGAAAAGGTAGTGGATACTGGTGGATATCCGGATATAACAACTTGAAAGAACAACCATCTCAATATGGGTATTTGCTTAATATGTGTTATGGTACAGGTGAAACTTATCAAGTATTCTTTGGAGCGGCTCTTAATATTATTTGTGTTAGAAGTGGCGGAGCTGGTTCTGCTAGAGACGACGGTTGGTATAGAGCCAATTCGTCCACAGAAGTAATATGGAGAGAACTTGTATTTGCAGATACATTAACACCTTCTACTGAAAATGAAGTAGTTCCTTCATAATCTATTGTTATAAATAAGGAGAGAATTATTATGGCACTTTCTAAAGTTATTACTAAAAACAACGGTATCACTACTTCTTATCACAAGGTAACTTCTGTTACTGTTTCTCAGGAAAATTATTTAACACTAGAAACTAATAAATGTGTTTATCTTAGTGTGGAACTTACTTCCTATTTTAATGAAGAATATCGTCAAAATAGCGAAGCTATTGAAAGCAATAATTATTATTTTACTATTACTTCCGAAGAGGAAGAGTCAACAAGTGCTCGTAAGCTTGCTTACAATAAGCTTAAGACACTACAACAATGGGCAGACGCAGTAAACTGCTAAATATATAAAAAATATGAAAGAGGTTAATTAAAATGGCTACAAAAACAATCAACACACGTATAGTTCTTACTCATGATGAGTATTCTGCTTTGAGTGATAAAGTACTTAAAGCTGGTGAAGTAGTTCTTGCTAAAGTTGGAACTACTGAGGCAAACGGTAAAGTATCCGAACCTATTTGGATGATGAAAGTTGGCGATGGCAATAGTACTGTCGCGGCTTGTCCTTGGTTAGTGGCTCCCGCTGCTGATGTTCACGAATGGGCAAAGAAAGCAGCTCTTGACGCTAATGACCTACCTGCTATCCCTGGTGACAAACTAGGCATTACTGTCACTGTAACTGGTGAAGGAAATGCTATTACTAATGCTTCTTGGGATGCAACTACAAAAACTCTTACCTTAACAAAAGGTGAAACTTTTGCTACAAAAGCAGAATTCGATGCACACACCCAAGATACTGAAGCACATAAAGATACTACATATGAGGCTGGTACTAAGTTAGAGTTAGATGGCACAACTTTTAATCACACTGCTACAACTCGCACAGATACCGCTGATGCTGCTGACGCAACTTTTGGTGGAACAATTGAAATTGTGGACAGTGTGTCTTCTGATGAAACAGGTCACATTACCGCTATCAACAAGAAAACAATTACACTTCCTACTCCTGATGAAGTAGTTCTTCCTACTGTTGAAGATACAGAAGTAGCAGGTCAAGTAGTTGTTGAAGTAGACCAAACTGCTGGCGCTATTGATGTTAAGCGCAAGGCACTTGAAGTAGTTCACGAAGATGGTCAGATTTATCTAACTATTGGTGGAACTAAAATTGGTACTGGATTCTCTGATGCTGATTTCATTAAAGATGGATTCTTATCTAAGGTTGAAAAAGACACCACTACTAATGAAATTGTGTTCACTTGGAACACAGATGCTGGCTTAACTGAAACAAGAATTGACATTGATGAACTTGTTGAAGTTTATACAGCTGGTGATGGCATTGAAGTTGAGGACTATGTAATTTCTCACGCAAAACCTGCTACTGTTGCTACTAATGTAACTAAAACAGATAGAACTTATATTTCTGGTATTGAATTTGATGAGTTCGGTCATGTGACTAAAGTTGAGACAGGCGTTGAGACTGACCAAGACTTAACTCATAATCACGATGATGAGTATAAGAAGTTACAAACCGCTGTTGAAACAGTTGGAGCCGCTAATAAGACTTTACAAATTAGTCAAGATGCACAAGGTGTTATTACTGCTACTCCTGTTGATATTGCTATCACAGCTGACCAAGTAACTGACCTTGATGTTGGTGTTACAAAAGTTACCACAACTGCTAACAATGGATTGAAAGTCACTCCTGTAGCTGGTACTGGTGATGTAACTATCGACATTGATGACACTATTGTGTTTGTGTTGGATGGCGGAACATCTGCTAGATTAGGTTAATTTAGATTAATTTTAATATTTTATTGAGATAATTTAAAATAATAGCGGGTTATTTCATTAATCCGCTATTATTTTTTAACTTTGATAATTTTTTATTGTATATATTATTTAGAAAGATTATCCTTTTGAAAGGGGATATTTTATAAATGGATAAAATGACAAAGAAGACAGAAAACAACACTTCATTAGTATCCTTTGGTAGCTATGACTGGAATAAGGGTGTAGATGGTAAATTTTGGGAAAATGATTCTACCCCCCTTGACGCAGACAATATGAACTCCATTCATGTTAGCGTAAAAAATATAGACAGTAAAGTCTATGAAAATTCTGCCAAAATTGGAAATTTAGAGTCAGAAGTAGAAGAAAACAATACTGCTATTTCAAGCTTATCCGAAGTTGTTGGTGGATGGGACAAAGAGGATAAAGACTCTACAATATCCGAAGCATTAGAGAATCTTATAGAAGAAGTAGGCAATATTCCTGAAGTTCCGAGTATGGAGGATATTGAGAATGAACTATCAAGTTTGTTTCAACCAATAACAGGTAGAGTTACTTCCATCGATGATACTGCTACAAACGAACAATATCCGTCAGCAAAAGCTGTTTTGAACGCCATCTCTGCTTTACCGAATGGCGGAAGTTACTTAAATGTAATGAACAGTACTGGGGATTATTCAATAGTGACTAGAACAGACCCTGGAAGCTCAGATGGTGCTAATGTTGCTAATGCCCCATCTTCTGTAGCGTTGGGATGGGGTAATAACATACAAACAGACCCAAACGCTGACGGAAAAACTCAATGTGCTTTTGCTATGGGAAGTGGCAATATAATTGGTGGTGAGAAAGGTGAGGCAGGATGTTCTGTGGCTCTTGGTTATAAGAACGAGTGTTATGGAAATACATCTTTTTCCTTTGGTTCTGAAAATATCGCGTCAAGAGCAAATTCATTTGCTATGGGCTTAAAATGTACTACAGGTGGAAAAAACTCAATGGCGATGGGAGAATACTGCCATACCGAAGCTGACTATTCTATTGCGACAGGAAAAAGTAGTTACTCTCAAAAGATTTTCGCTTTCTCTCACGGTGAAAACTGTATTGCTGCTGGAAACAACTCAATAGCAATGGGGTATCATTGTTTATCAGAAGCAATGTCTTCTGTAGCTATTGGAGCCGGTACTCATGCAAGTGCGAATTGCTCAGTGGCGTTTGGTTATAACACTATGGCAGAGTATGACAGTCAGTTTGTGTGTGGAAAGTTCAACGCAGGCACAACAATGGGAGGAGTTTCACCAGCATTTGAGGTCGGAATAGGAACAGAAGAAGCTCGTAAGAGCGGTTTTGTAGTTTATAGTAATGGTGATGTTAAAGTAGACCGTAATTGTAGCGTTGGTGGCAATATCGAAGTAGCTGGAATGTCACTATTTTATGGCTCTGCTAGATTTGATAAGGGAATTACATCACTTGGAAATAGCACTTTTGAAAATGCTGAAGTAAGGGGCTCTATAGACATAGGCAACCTTAAAATATCTGGTAAACCTGTTTTAAAGGTGCTTTATAATGATTACACACCTATACCTGAGGATGGTAGCGAGTCTATCGTATTTGAAGGAATAGACGATTACACATTGTTCTTAATAGACGATGTTTTATTTAAAAAGGAGAACGACTACTTAACAGCTTCAATATCAAATATTGAGTCAATAGGTGATACCATAGACATAGAAAATACTTATTATAAAATTAAAATTTACGATGATGGAAATGGGAATAAAGGACTTTATATTTCAAATAACCCTACAGATGGTTCAAACCCATCAAAAATGACAGCATATGTTCCATTAATTGGTAACACATCACCTGAAATTTTCTCAGGCACCATACTGTATGTGAATACTATTATAGGTGTTTACTAATTAAAATAGTTAACTATTGTTTTTATTAATATAAATTGACATAGGAGATGATAAAATATGGATAATGAAAAAGAAAAGAAACAAAGTGAAAAGCCAAAAAAGAAAGTGTCCAACATAATGTTAGTACTTATCTGTGTGATGATTACTTTATATGCGGCTGCTAACTTTATACTTCAGTATTTTTCTGGTGTTGAAGTTAGTCCCACTCTTACAGGAGCTTGGTTTACTTTCTGGACAGTAGAAATTGTAGCACTTGCGGCTATTAAAACTACAAAAGTAAAAAATGAAAAATCCAATAACACTACTTCAGAAAATGAGGCTGTGTGTGACAACGAATTTGATAGTGTTACCGAATTTGATTGTGTTACTGAATACAATTGTGAAGAAACAATTGAAAAACATTAATTAAGGAGAGAATAATAATGACTTGGGAAAACATTTCACCTGACCTTTATAACTATGTTTTATTTCCTTTAATTGGAATATTAACTACATTTGTATGTGTATTTATTACTTGTAAGATTTCACAACTAAAGAAACGAACTGACAATGAAACAACACATAAGTACTTGGATATGCTAGATAAAACAATTACTGACTGTGTATTATCAACCACACAAACTTATGTGGACACATTGAAAAAACAAGGCACTTTTGATGTGGAGGCTCAAAAAGAAGCTCTAAATCAAACATATCAAAATGTTTTGAAACTTCTTACAGATGAAGCGAAGAAATATTTAAGCAATGTGATTGGTGACTTGAATGTTTATATTTTGAACAAGATTGAGTCAGAAGTTAAAGTCACCAAACAGTCTTTTTAAGAATCATAGTTAAAATAATTTTATGTAGAGGTAGAGTAAATACACTCTTCCTCTACATTTTTAATTGAAATATTGTATATATATTATATAAGTGAAAATATTTTTAAAGGTGTAAATATATATGAAAGATTTACAATTTGTGCAAGATGCTTTCAAACAATCAGTACATAATACAGTTTCAATTGAGGCTGCCGCAAATGCCATCATAGCAGATAAGATGAGAAGAATGACACCTCAAAAATGGGATGATGTGTTAAACTATGTAAATAGTTTAAAATTTCCTCTTGTCGTTTATCGTGGCTTTAAGTACCTTAACGGCAAAGATGATGTTAGATTGTCTCCAAAAGACTTGGGAATAAACTGGACTATTGATAAAGAATTATTTAGAAGTAATGATTCTCATTTCAATAATTGTGATTACATTACTGTAGGTGAAATTACTGAGGACCAAGTAGATTGGGTACAAACTATACAAAATTATATTTATTACTCCTTAGATAAGATTTCAGGTAGGTATCCAGAAAAAGAAGTTACTTTGAAAGGACATCAACTACCGAGAAATTTAATAGGAGTATTTTCTAAAGAGGAACTATTTAATAACTATTAATCAAGGGAATGGTCAAGTAGATGATATCTAATGAGCATATGAAACTAAATTCCTTATCTGACAGTGAAAAAGAATTAGCAATGAAAATTTTGCAACAACTTTCCACTGACGGTAAATCTGATTTATATAATGACTTACTATATTCAGACTACGAAGAGATACCAGTAGATATAGAAACTTTTTTGAGAGACCCTAATTATCTAGGAAAAGGTCTTATAAATGATGAGGGAAAATTCACTGTTTATCCATACTGGGTAAAAACATTAAAAAAGATTTTCCCAAATCCTCTAGAGCCATCTGCCTACAATACATTAGCTCTATCTGGTGCTATCGGTCTTGGTAAATCATTCGTAGCCGTTCTATGTGGTTTATATGAACTATATAGAATGATGTGTTTGAAAGACCCTTATCTGCATTATGGATTACAACCAATTGATAAAATTACATTTGCTGTGATTAACATAACATTGGATGCGGCAAGAGGTGTTGGTTGGGATAAAATGCAACAACTACTACAATCGTCACCTTGGTTTATGTCCAAAGGAACAATTACAGGCACAACAAATATTACTTGGAATCCTCCTAAGGGAATCGAACTTATTCCTGGCTCTTTGTCAAGACATATAATTGGTCGAGCAGTTTATTGGGCATTTTTCGACGAAGTTTCATTTCAACCAAACCAAGATGTAAATAAGCAAAAAGAAAAAGCTAAAGCATTAGTAAATACTGCGTCAGCTCGTATGCAATCTCGTTTTATGAAAGGCGAGAAAAATCCTACCTTATTGGTTTTGGCTTCATCAAAAAGAACTGAACAATCCTATATGGAAACATTCATAGAAGGAAAGAAAAAACAAGACAGTAAAACAACTTTAATAATTGATGAGCCTCAATGGGTAATTAGAACAGATAAGGATAGTCCGAATAAATTTAAAGTTGCTATTGGAAATAAATTTTTAAGTTCAGAAGTGGTACCACTTAATTACACAGAACAAGACTTAAAAATTTATCGAGATAGAGGATATACTCTATTAGATGTTCCAATGGGATACTATGAGAGCGCAATAGATGACATCGATGTTTTTTTGACAGAATCTGCCGGTATATCTACTTCAAGTTCAAATAGATATATTTCTGGACCAAGAATAGCCGCTGTTAAGAAAGTTAATGTAAATAATGCCTTTAGAAAAGATGAGATAGAAGTAGGCAATGGAAAAGAAGATAATGCTCAATATTGGGATTTCTTTGATATTGAAAAAATAGACCCAAGATTGAAGTATAAGCCATTGTATATACATATGGATATGTCTGTAAGTGGGGACAAAACTGGTATTGCTGGTGTATTTATTGCTGGTAAGAAACCTCCCACAGAAGGACAGCCAGCATCAAAAGACTTATTATATTCTTTAGGATTTTCTGTTTCAGTGAAGGCACCAAAAGGACATCAAATATCCTTTGAAAAGAATAGACAATTTATATACTGGTTAAGAGAACAAGGATTTAATATAAAGGGAATTAGCACTGACACATATCAAAGCGTTGATACTGGTCAACAACTTGGAGCAAAGGGATTTAACTACTCAGTTATATCCGTGGATAGGGTAGATTCAGATAGAATTTGTAAGCCTTATCAATATTTTAGAAGTACTATTTATGAAGAAAGAATAGAGTTGTATGATTCTCAACTACTGACAGATGAACTTATTGGTCTCGAAAGAGACAATAACAGTGGAAAGATTGACCATAGTCAGGCAGGAATTAACTCAAAGGATATGGCTGACGCAGTTTGTGGTGCGATATGGAATGCTTCTCAAAACGCGGAACAATTTGCTTTTGAATATGGAGAAGATATAGAGTCAACCATTGAAGTTAGCTCTAATTCAAACTACGACAATAAAACTCAAGTAATCCTAGATTTTGAAAATGAGTTGAAAAAAGTACATTCAACCAGTTTTGAGAAAAATATTGAAACTACTACTGGTGCCGGCTTGACAGACTTCGGTATGGGAAGAGCGACAACAAATTATAATTCAAATTATATGTCACAAGGCATAGTAATTTGGTAAGGAGTAACATATGGAAAATAATACAACCGCATTTGTAAATGATGAGAAGATATATAATTCTCCCATACAAAGCGTTCCAAAACCTGAAAAAAATATAGGTATAGATACTAAAGATGTATTTTTTGACAACATCGCAAATGCGGGATTGTCCAGTTCATTGGACATTAGTGCATTAGAATCATTCAATCAAGTAGCACAATCAAGAGACCAACTATATGCGATGTTGGATACAATGTCTCAAGATTCTATGGTATCTGCCGTATTAGAAACTTATGCAGAAGATGCCACAGAATATAATGATAATGGTAGAATAGTTTGGGCAGAATCTACAGATGGAGATATTGCAAAGTACATAACTTTTTTGATTGACACAATTGGTGTGGACAAACATATTTATAAATGGGTTTACAGTTTATGTAAATATGGTGATGTTTACTTAAAATTATTTAGAGAATCAGAAACAAAAGATTTGTTGTTTACAAACGATAAGGACAAAAAATTAAATGAGGATGTAAACATTAAAGCTTTTTCTAAAAATGATAGATATACTCATTATTTAGAGATGATGCCAAATCCAGCAGAGATGTTTGAATTGACTAAGCTTGGAAAAAGTTATGGCTACATTAAATCAACCATAAGAACCCCATCTCTTACCAATGATAATCTACAAAACCCATATTTTAGATATAAATTTAAAAAGTCTGACATAGATGTATATAATGCCACAGAATATGTACACGCATGTTTAGATGATAATTCATCTAGAACACCAGAAGAAGTGAGCATATTTTTGGATGACACAAAAGATTCAGCTGCACTTTCTTATTCTGTAAGAAGAGGTCAGTCTTTATTGTACAATGTATTTAAGGTTTGGAGAGAGTTAAGTTTATTAGAAAACTCTGTTCTTTTGAATCGTATTACTAAATCTTCTATTACAAGAGTTATAAATGTGCAAGTAGGAGATATGCCAAAAGAGGCAGTAGGACCACACCTTACAGGAATAAAGAACTTAATAGAGCAAAAATCTGCATTAGATTCAGGTAATGGGTTGTATGAGTATACAAACCCAGGCCCTGTTGAAAACAACATTTATGTCCCTGTAAGAGGAGAACAAGGTGGAATCTCTACCACTCAAATAGGCGGAGATGTTGATGTTAAATCCTTATCAGATTTGGATTATTTTAAAAATAAGTTTTTTGGAGCATTGAGAGTTCCAAAACAATATTTTGGTGATACAGATGACGGAGCAGGATTTAATGGAGGTCAATCATTATCTATAATATCAAGTAGATACGCAAAGGCAATAAAAAGAATTCAAAACACAATATTGCAGGCTTTAACTGATGCCATAAATCTTATGTTATTAGATAAAGGCTTGGATAGTTATGTTAATAAGTTTGAACTACACATGTTGCCTCCAACAACACAAGAAGAAATTGACAGAAGAGCGAATTTATCTTCCAAAATTCAAATTGCCACAGACATTATGAACACTCTTGGTGAAATGGAAGACCCAATAGCAAAGATAAAGATTTTAAAATCATTACTGTCTAATGTGGTCTCAGACACGGATATAATTCAAATACTTGAAACTTATATTGAAGAAATGGAAGCTAAATTATTCAAAGAGAATGCAGAATCTTCTGATATGGAAAATTCTGAAGATACTGCTTCAGACTCAATGGATTTTGGTGGTGGTTCTTCCAGCGGTGGAATGCAAGATGACTTGCTAGGTGATTTTGGAGACACAGACTCAATGTCGGATGAGGCAGAAGACATTGATAGTGAAGAAACTTCTGGAGATGAAACTATATTGCCAAGTCCATCCGATTTAGATTTAGACCTGACTGACAATGATAGTGAAATATAATTAGCTTATGTAGGTAATACCTTGTAGGAGATGTAAACAAAAATGATTACTAGAAACGATTGTTATTTATTATTAGCAGAATTGGCGGATAGGGGAGTAGACACATCAACTCAAATAAAAGATTTGATGTCGTCCCCTACCCCCTCTATTGAAGTTATAAAATTTATTAACGATAATAGAGAGTTAAATTTAACTGCTTTTTATGAAAGACTTAGAAAGAATTATAATCATAAAAAATCTAAGTTATATGTAAACATAATGAAGGATGCCGAGCATCCACAAGATGTGCTAGTTACTTTATCTAGTCTATTGACACAAATATTTTTATTTGCTAAAAATGTAGACAATAGACAAATGTTTTTAAGACATTCTAGAGCAGATGAAATATCTAAAGTATTATCAACTTATTTTAGGGAATTTGATTTAACTGGGTGTAATAAACTAATTAAACTAATTAAAATAGATATAAAAGCATTAGAATCTATAAAATAAATATAATATATATTATATATTATATATAATTAATATTGTATATATATTATATATATTTAACTTAACCTGTAAACAGGTCTATATATATTATATATATTATTTTTTGTTTGTCAACTATTTTAAAAAATTTATTTTTTGATTTCATTAAAATTTCTAATGTTTTTTTACACTAAATTATATGTAGATTAATTTAGAAATAAATTAAAGATTACAGACAGGATGATATTTATGTTAGAGAGTTTTAATCTGAATAACGAACTAGAATATCAGAAATTATCACCTGATGAACAATCAGCAAGAGGTATTCTTGGTAGATTAAAGGGTGTTATTGCTGATTTTAAAAATCCCACTCGTAATGGTAGAAAATACACAGAAGAACTTTGGGAACAAACTTTCAATAATCCTATAATGAAGGAAAAAATTGAAAACAGATGTTTGTTCGGAGAACTTGGACATCCAACTGACCGTCAAGAAGTTGATATGGAGAAGATTGCGATTTGTATGGCAGAAACTCCTAAAAAAGGTTCAGATGGAAAATTACATGCTGTGTTCGATATTTTAGCTACCCCTTGTGGAAAAATACTTAAAACACTCTGTGACTACGGATGTAATATCGGAGTATCAAGTAGAGGTAGTGGAGATACATACACCGACTATGACGGACAAGAGATTGTAGATAAAGATACTTTTGATTGTGAATGTTGGGACGCAGTTTTAATTCCTGCAGTAAAGGAAGCAAGACTACAATATGTTAATGAATCTCTACAATCAAAGAAAACATTAAAGTCTGCATTGTGTGAAGCACTTGAAAGTGCCAATGATGTAGATAAAAAAATAATGAAAAACAAATTGGATGAGTTATCAATTGATTATTCACCTGAAAAGGTTGATAATATAGAGAATGTCGAAGAAAATGAGGCAGCCGACAATAACGGGGTATCGTTAGTATCCGACCTTCAGGAAGCTTTAAAGAAGAACAGAGAACTTGAAAACCAACTTATAGTCCTCCAAGAGAAGTTATCAGTTAGTTATACTAAAGAGGCAGAATTGAGGGACACTCTAACAAAGTATAAGGGTTCTATTCAGGGGCTTACAGAAAGTGCCAAAAAAGGCAGATTGATGGAGCAAAAAGTTTCTGCTTTAACTTCCGAACTTGCATCAAGAGATGCGAAAATTTCAAAACAAGAGGATGCCATTAGACACCTTCAAGAGAGTAGAAAGACATTTGTTACAAAAGCAAAGTCTCTTAATGAAGATATGTCAGAAAAAGACAAGAAAATCAAATCTTTAGAAGGACAAATTGGCAATCTAAATGAGAGCATTAGAAACCTTAATGCTTCCAACAAAAGAGAGAAAGAAACTCTTATAGAAAACATCGAAGAACTAAAAAAAGATTCTGCGATAAAACATTCAGAGTACTCTTCAAAACTATCTAAGGCAAATCAATTGGTAGAGAGATACAAAAAAATTGCCAACGAATCAATAGCAAAATATATAGAATCTCAAGCATTGAGAATTGGTGTAGATAAAGCTGAAATTAGAAATAGATTATCTGAAGGGTTCTCATTTGATGACATTGATAGAGTTTGTGAAGATTTGCAAGACTATAGAGTCAATATAAGCAAACTGCCATTTAATGTATCACAAAAAACTAATGTAAAAATGAAAATCAAAGAATCGAAAGAGCCTATAAGACCTGCGAATAGGCTATCAGATGAAATAGATGACCAACTAATGTCATTAGCAGGTTTATTATAAATAATTTATAACATATTAATTAAATTCTAAAAAGGAGAAAAAAATTATGAATTTACTCGAATCTTATGCAAAGAGACTTTCAGTTTCTGAGAGTGTTTATGCAAAGCAACACATGGGTGCCAAAATGGATACTCATAAGAAATTGACTGTTGCCAAAGTTCTTGAGAATACTAACAAATTTATGAATGAAGCTTTCGAAGGAACAATGGGAACACAAAGAGCAGACATGGGTGCTTTCAAGAAATTCTGCTTGAACTTGACCACTGTTGCTCTCCCCAACTTAATCGCAAATGACCTTGTTCTTGTTAGCCCAATGTCTTCAATGACTGGTTACATCACCTACATTGAGTACGCAGCTGGCACCAACAAGGGTGAGACCACAACTGATGATGTGTTCAACAGCCCCTTCGGTCTTGGCAAAGTTGACCCCAACTACACTTCCGATAGAATTGTTGAGCCTGTAACAGCTGGTGAGGAGTTTACTCCTGCTTGGACTCCTGTTGAAGGTTCCATCAGATTCCTTGTTGACGGTGCTTGGGTTGAAGGCGAAGTTGGAACAGTTCCTGCGGGCGCAACAAAAGTTGCTTATATCTATGACAACATTGTTGTTCCTCAAAAGAATGCACTTCCTACTGTTAGAGCTGAAATGAAATCAATTTCTCTACTTGCTAAAGCAAGAAGAATCGCTGTTTACTACAGCCAGATTGCTGCTTTCCAAGCAAAAACTGATTATGGTTTTGACCTAGGCGACCAATTAGCAGAAAAAGCTGTTGGACAACTTTCCTATGAAATTGATACTGAAATTGTTCAATTCCTTGATACTATTGCCAAAGAGAATGAAGACAAAATTCCTACTTGGAGTAGAGTTGTTCCTGCCGGTATTTCAAAAGCTGAGCATTATGAAAGTTTTGCAGAGGCTATTGAGTTTGGTAGACAAATCATTTATGATAGAACAAAGAGATTTGCTCCTAACTACATGGTGATTGCTTCTGACATTCTTCCTATTTTGACCTTTATGAGAGGCTTTACTGCTGCTCCTGCTGGTCAAATCAATGGTCCTTACTTTGCAGGTACCTTGAATGGTCTTAAGGTGTATGTATCTCCTGCTATCGAAGCTGGTAGATACTTACTCGGTGTGAACGGTGATGATATGATGAGCTCCGTCGCTGTTTATGCTCCTTATATGGCTGTTGTTCCTACCCAGCTTCTACAATATGCTGATGGCGGAACATCACAAGGTTGGTCAACAATGTATGACCTTAAGAAATTGAACGGTAACTTAATTGTGGCTGGTAGTGTTAAGGGTGATGCCTTCGCAACTGTTGGCTCTGATAGCACCACTCCCTTCTTCAATTCAGTTGTCTAATCAATAACCTACAATTTAATAGATTAATTAAAGTCTAATAAGTGGCTGACTGATAGAGATGTCAGTCAGCCACTATCTTTTTATTAGGGGTGAAATATATAAATGGATTTATCAGCTTATAAAGATGAGATACTCTTTAAACTGACTGGTGGAGTGTTAGAGTGTGAACTTGGTGATAAGGAAATTACTCAAGTATTAGCTATGTCTCTACGAGAGGTACAAAGATATATTGACACCACTGTTATTAAAACTATACCATATTCAAGATGCATTGATTTATCTGAGTATAATGTGAGTTCAGTGTCTAGAGTGTATAGAGCAAAGGGATTTGTAGCAACTGATTCAGACACAAATAGTTTAAGTCCGGCAGACCCTATGTATGCCTCACAGTGGCAGTTGCTTTCCGGCGTAGGTAATATGTATAATTTTAATGACTATGTATATAACTACGCTTCTTATAATACTCTACAACAAATTAGAAACACCACATCAACAGATTTAGCTTTTAGGTATGATAAACCTTCAAATAAATTGTATATAAATATAGCAACTGATTTACCCGAAAAAATAACAGTTGAGTATGTTCCAAGATTTAATGATGTATCAGAAGTGACTTCTGACTACTGGATTGATATTATAGTCAGATTGGCTACAGCTTTGGCCAAAGTGACATTGGGAAGAATTAGAACAAGATATACTCAAAGTAATGCCTTATGGCAACAAGATGGTCAAACTATGTTGGATGAAGGAAATCAAGAACTGGCAGACATAAGAGAAAAACTACAAGCCAGTACTCAACTAGTTTATCCCATAGATTAAAATAATAAGTAAGGAGAATAGATGAATGAGTCAATATTTATCCGAAGCCTTTAAGAAATTGGAATTCCTTAATGAAGATACATTTCCAGTTACTGAAAAAGGCTTAAAAGATTTTGTTGAGTTTGAAGATAAAGATGATGAGGAAGATATTGTAACAATCATAGATGATGAGGCTGATACTATTGATGATATTAGTGACTCATATGTTGGAAAAGTTATACTAGATTGTTGTGTATGTCATTCTAAATTGTACAAGGATGTTGAGGATGTAATTATTGAGGATGACCTCGCAAATGTTGGTGAGGAGTGTCCTTTCTGTTATACCGGCGATGGTTACAAAGTAATTGGTCAAGTAGCTACCTTTGGTGAGGAAGCAGAAGAAAAAGATGATGAAGAGAAGGCAGAAGAAACAAAAGATGGTGAAGAACTTGAAGAATCAGTTGTTTCTAAAAAGTCTAAAAACAAGAGAGTAAGAGAGTTTTTACCTACACCTCCAATGCCCAATGTCGGTGGACTATTTGAGGATGAAGAAAAAGACCTTGATGAATTTATGGATGCCAATATCACATTAGACGCTAAGGGATTTGGTGGTAAAGACAATAATGTATCAGTACTAGGTGGCAAAATACCATTTGGTGAGGATAAAGAAATTGAAGAAGGCATCTTTGATAAGTTCAGAAAAAACAAAAATAGCAAAGAGGCTGAACCCGTAAAGGATAATGAAGAGCCACAAAAAGAAGAAGAACCTGAAGAGAAGAAAGATGTATTCGCTACATACTCTTATGATGAATGGATAGGAGCTCTTGAATCTGCACATAAGTATTGGGCAGAGGATGGCCCTGAAGCAGCTAAGATGAAGCTTGGTAGCAAGATATTCGGAAATCTGTACAAAGACATTGTTGCTTGTATGGATGCTTGGATGAAACATAAAGGCACAGGTAACTTTCCTCACAAAACATATGCTAAACACCTAGAAGAAGCTCATAAAGCCTTTGAAACTGATGATGAGTTAACAGAGGGAATTTTTGGCATCAAAACAAAGAAAGACAAAGAACGAGAGGCTAAAGAAAAAGCTGCGAAAGAAGCGAAGAAAAAAGCTGATAAAGAAGAAGCTGAAAGAAGAGAGCAAGAACGCCAAGCTGATGTGGCTCGTGGTTGGGGAGAATGGGAAGAACGTAAGAGACAAGCTGAGAGGGATTACAATAGACGTCGATATGATAGCATACGTGGTGATAAACCCTCTAATACTGGCTACAGAGGCGTGAACTATAGTGGTGGTGATTACTATAGTGAAGGATTAAAGGAAGGTATTTTTGATAAGAAGAGTTCCGCAGATGTAAACAACGCTAAAAGAGAGTATGATAACGCCATAAAGAATGCGCTCGAAGGCGGAAACCTTATGAGTATGGCAGCTACAATTGCAAATTGCATTCCTGAAGCTATTGAAGAGTTTAGACTTGCTTATGACGATTATTCAGGAGTTGACGGGTCAAAAGCAGAGGGGTCAAGAGCTGAGCAGAAGAAGTCTCAAGTTTTATCTCTGATTGAGGACGCTATCAAACAACTCAAGAAACCCTCAACATTCACTCTTCCTGCTATTCTTGTTAGCAAGATTGTTTCTACAATTGTTGAGAAGTTTGCCTCTAGCTGTGATTCTGTTCAGAAAATAAATGAGTGTAAAACACTCCTTAATGCAGTAAATAAAATAGAAGCAGATAAATCCATTGTCAAAGAGACTATGAAGAAGTTCTTTGAGACTGTTGTTAATCAACTAACTCAGAAACATGCTCTAATCAAAAAACTTCCTGCTGCTAAATTAATGTTTGAATCAATCAACAACTTATCCATTGATACAGATGACACTCATATGGAAATGGCATCAGATGAAAATGGCAAAGTAACCATTTCTACTGAACCATTAACCAATACTGCAGAATTAGATACAGAGGAGACTATCACAGAAGTTGACCCCGAAACACAAGAAGAGATTTCTAGTAATGTTTCTGATGGAGAAGAAATCGAGATAGATGTTGAAGAATTCGATGAGGAATCTTTTGATGAATTAGGAGAAGGATTCTTAAAGAGAGTATATGAGAATGTTGATTCTTTTCATACTTCTAATGTAGTGCTTGTTAATGACAAATTAAAAGTAGAAGGACTAATAAAATTCTCCTCTGGTAATGTTAAAAAGACTAACTTTATTTTTGAATCCAGAGAGGCTACAAAATCAGGAATGATAAGATTTGTAGGAAAGAACGAAGAGTTATCTCGTGGTAAAAAATCCTTTACTGTCACTGGAAGAATGAGTGGAAATAAATTCATGTCTGAAAGCCTCAACTATAATTACGGAGTTAAGAATAGTGCTGGAAAAGTCCAAAGACTCTACGGTACAATAAAAAATAAATAAGAGAGGTAAATGATATGTTTAATAGAATAAATGAAAGTTTTGATAGAAACTATCAACCTCTTGAAGAAGTAAAAACATCCGACGCAGAAATGCTAAAAAAGCTATTAACAGCAACTGCCAACAGTATGTTAAGAATGGGTAATAACAATCTTAAGGCATTTGAGATTGCCTTCCAAGAAGATATTGAGAGATTTTTTCCTGATAAATCTTGGTGGGAAGTGACCGATTGCAACATCTTTATGGAACTCTTTAATACAAGAGACCCATTTGAAGTTATTGACACTATCATAGCAGGACTTAAAGAATCTACAAATGATGATGCTTTAGACGAAGAAGCAGATGAAGATGAATTAGTAGATAAATTAGAATCTATTGTTTCCAAACTAGATGAAGATGAGATGTCTGATGAAGACAAGCACGACAGTGAACTTATTCGTTCTATGATTCAAAAAATCCAAGCTCGTTCAAATGCCGCATTTACTCCTGAAGAGAAAGCAGTTATGGATAAGTATGGCATCAATAGAAATAATTGGAGTAAGAAGTTAACTGTTGATGGAAGAGAGCTAAATCCTGACTTAGACGATTTCAGTCGTGAATACACCTATAGTAGAAGTTATTCAAATGGAACACCTTCGAAGATTAACTACGCTGATAGAGCTAGAAAACTTCCAGTAAGAAAACAGAATCAGATTGCTGGTGATGGGTCAGCTAGTTTTTATCAGAATGGGTTCTATAACGCACATGGCGGAAATCGTTCCATTCAAGACATCGAAAGAAACATTAGAAATGACAGAATGAGAGAACCTGTTGACTCAATGACAAGAGCTCTTAAAAACCGTAGGAGCGCACAACGTAGTATTGATGGTGCTGATGCAGAAAGAGAAAGACGTATGGCTGCTGCTCAAGCTGCATTTGACAAAGCAAAGAAGGATGCGGACTGGTGGTATGAAAACGACACTGTACAAAGCGCACGCTATCGTGACAGAGCTCAAGCAGAGATTGATACTTTGTTAAAAAGAGACCAAAACGAATCCAAACAAATGAAAAGAGATTATGTATAACATAGTGAGGAGTGTATAAGTAGATGGACACTAATATAACAAATAAATACGGAACACTCCTTACCTCAGATATTAAACTCCATAGAGGGTGGTTCAAAGAGTTTGTTAAACTACACGGAATAAATGTTATATATCGGGCTGTTAAGCCTGGTAAAAAGTATACCAATTATGCCGAACTGGACACAAACTTTGAACCCCCTACATTGGAGGGTTGTATCTTTGATGAACACCCAACTCAACAAACATTGAAAAAAATGGGTTGGGTAAGTGAGTTACAAGACAGTAGTTCAATAATTCATGTAAGATATGACCTTCCTGATATACAACAAGGAGCGTTATTTATTGTCCCAAGTGGATTAGATAACGCGACTGGAAGACTATTCAGAGTTGTTAAACTGACTACTGGAATTATATATCCTGCTACTATTACATGTGAAATAGTTCCAGAGTATGAGAACACATTTGAAGAATCTTTACACGACCACACGCACAATAGTTTTAATCTTTTGGCAGAGGAGGAAGATTATTTATGAGATTTCTATTATTAGAAAAATCAAAGTCTAAGAAAAAGAGTAATAACAAGAAAGTTAACTCAAAAGATAATCCAGTAGCCTCTACTAAGGGTCAAAAACGAAACATCCCATTAGAAAGTAAGATTAATAAGACAGTAAAGTATAAGGTAAAAGACCCAGCGATTAATGACCTCGTACAAAAAAGTATTGAGAAGTTCGGGTATGACCTTTCTGATAATGTTTTTCTTGCTTTTATATGTGATGATAGATTAAAATTCCCATTAGATTCCAAGCATTATGAGGCAATAAAAGTATTATATGACAAGATGATGAGTAAGGAATTATCTAAAGATATAGATTTCTTATACGATTCCTCTTTGTATGAAAGGCCCGCCTCTGATATAATTAAAACATTACAACTACTCGTAGCACACAAAAACAAAGAATGGGTAGCCAATCATTATGCAGAGCCATCTATTGTAGATTTTATGAAGTTTTACACTAAGGATGGCAAGATAAAGGATTTAGAGTCTTTAATGAAATTATGTGATGATTGGGAAGCACAATCATCATCAGCCTATAATGGTCCTAATTATTTTGAGACAGATAAGATACTGAAGGGATACAATAAACAGGCTGGCACCAGTGACCAGATAAATTATATAAAGACACAAATTTTTAGACTTCCAAAGTTTAAGTCTTTGTTTGGTGTTAGGGAAGTTATTAAAGATAGTATATTAAAATTTGGAGCAGAAAAGAGTAGAAACCCATTTTTGAGATATGCCCTTTCTTTAACTTTCCCACTTAAAGACACCAAGAAGTACAGAGAGAAATTTAGATATTTGTACAATATGTACTTAAAAAATGCCATAGATTTAGATATGGAAGTTTTAAAAAATCCCACCTTATTTGAACGAAGCGACAGAGAGTTTGCCTATACTGTAAATGTTTTTGATACTTGTTCAACGCCAGAGAAAGCCAGAAAGTATCTAAAAAATGTTGATGTTATAAATATCGATGAATTTATGGATGGCAATACAGTTAAGCCTGCTGGAATAGACAAGAGGCCAGGAGACACAATTTGGAATAAGATAGAGGAATGGTCTGAGGATAATGAGGTGACCCCGACTGATGGGCGTAATAAAAAAGACACTGAAGATTTATCTGTCGATGATTTGAGGTCTATAATGAATAAATATAAAGACCTATCAAGAAACGATATTCAGAAAAAACTGGAAACATCTGGCAAATTGAAAAAGGGTACCATTATTTATAGTGAATATATAGATAAAAATGCTGCCAACGATAAGGACAGAGGATTTTGGAAATGGACAGGCAATGCATGGGAAAGATACACTACAGATAATACAAAAATAATTGATAAAACAACTTAATAATTTTAGGAAAAATATTGTATGATATTAGTAGTGGATAATAAATACATAAATAAAGGGTTTATATTGTTTTTAAAAAGAAGAATTCTATTTCGATTAGTACAATCTATAAACATAAAGAAATTATCGATGTATGACGAATATTTTAATGATGCTTTTAAGGACGAAGAAATAGATGATGTAATAATTTCAACCAAGAAAGTGATTTTGTTGGCTGGTAAAAATTTGTGTTCTGATAGATTTGATACTGAAACTCATATATACATAAACCCAAATATAAATTATCCGAACACAAATATTAAATTAATTGATTTGTGTAAAATAATAAATTATGGAACATTATCTATAGAACCCTATCCCATATTCTCTGATTGTTTCAATCATTTCCATAAAGGAATAAAAAGATACATAAATATGTTCATATCGGGGGTGCAACTATAAGTGTCTGTGTATTTGTATGATGAGGCTTTTGTTGAAAAGTTGAGAAATTGGACACAATCTACTAACATAGAAGTATATAGTCCAGATGATACAAGAAGACTTTTTGAAGTTATGGCAGACAAGTCAAATGACTCTCCTATAAAATTGCCTATTATTTGCTTGAGAAGAAAACAAGGTATTAAGGTTTCAAATGCAAACAAAAAACCTTTAACATTTGATGGCATGACCCTTGAGGCAAACATAGAGAGAAGTCTACAACTAAATGCTATACCAATTGATGTTAATTATCAATTGGATATATATACAAGATATTTTAAAGAAGCCGACGAGTTTCTTAGAAATCTTACATTTAATATCATAAATTATCCTAAACTTCCTATTACAATACATTATAATGATTTTGAGATTGTACATAATTCATTTATTCGTATGTCTGAGGATGTAGAAGATAATTCAAGTGTTCCAGAAAGACTTATCAATGGTCAATTTACAAGATTTACATTCAACATAACTATTGATGACGCCTACTTATGGGATACAAGAATTAGAGATAATTATGAGATTAAACTCGCAGAAATTATTGTAGAAGACTGATAGATGATTAAAGTTAGATAAATATTTTATATAAAGGAGATAAAATAAATGCCTAGTATAAAGATTAGCGAAATAGACCTTACAAAAGGTGGCGGTGCTGCTGGAAGTTCAGACATTGTGTATGTCCCTGGATTTATGAGCATCATTCAAAACTATCCTAACCCAGAAAAGAGCGCATGGTTGGATGGTACAGAAACTGCTGCCGCCGCTAGAACCCCTATCTTATGTGATTCAATTTCCAAGTTCGAAGAGTGTTTCGGCTCAAAACCTCACTATTTTACCGAGGATGTGCTATACGAAGTTATAGGTGCCGAGGGTATTGATGGAATTGAATCTACAGATGTTTTTATTAAGAAGGGAGAACCTGATAAGTCTTACCTATATGCTAAAGAATTGATTTCTCTTGGAATCCCAGTTCTTTATGAAAGTATGAATGATGTAGACACAGAGCCTTCTGTATCAGATTTGTATAGAGCATTAGCATCAGATTGTTATTTAAACTTGTCCGATATGGGAGAATATGATGTTAAATATATAACTTCTGGTGGTTATCCTATATTTGAATTAAAGAGTACTGAGACGAAGACTGTAGAGAATTACACTATTGGTACTAGTGTAACTGTTAGTGTTGGTGACGATGTTAAAAATGAGTCCAAAGCATTTTCACTATTTTGTGATGGTGAAAAATGGAAGGTATATAATACTGTAAATGATACTGAAATCGAAGATACCAACTACACCTTTATGATTGACGAGGCAAACTCAAACGAGACTCTAAATAAGTTTGTCTTTAAGTGTCACAAGGCGGAGGAGAGTGTAGTTGATTTTGTTGTCAGCGAGTTTACACTAACATTTGATAATGATAATAGACATTATGTCAGTGGAGATGTTCTTAAAATAGAAGTGAAAGCTGGCACCACCACAAAATCCTCTACCCCTGTTCCCACTGTAACCACAGAGTATAAATATTTGTCCCCAACTATAAACGTTAATATGGAGATGTATCTTTTAAAATCTGAGGGATTGGTATTGAGTGATGTTACAGACAGCACAGTAAGTGAATGGACTCCTACTATCTTTGATTATGATGGCGACAAATGGAACAATAACTCTCCTGATGCCAATGATGGCACATTATCAGATTACGGCATTGTTCTTAAAGGAGATGATAATTCAGAGTTTATACCTCACAAGGGTGACACATTATCAATAACTTTGGATATTTCCAAATCTGAAAGTTCTAACGGAATAGCAACAAAGATGACATCTTTGGCCGCTAACAGAGGAGATTGTGTGGCACTTCTTGACCATCTAGACCGTCCTGATAGAAAGCTAGTTGGAAACTTATCTGTGTATGAATCATTTAGAAAGTTTGGCAAAGCTAATTCCAACTCTGATTTCGCAGCCGCGTTCACTCCTTGGGTAAATATCTCATGTACTTCTTACATTCCACCAGTTGGCACAACGAATACTACTTTCTCTATGCCTCCTTCACTTGGTTATTTATTGGCATTGGCTAAATCAATTAAAACTAATGCTAACTGGATTGCTGTCGCGGGTGCTACAAGAGGTCAAATTCCAAACTTGAGTTCAGATAAGCCCTTAAATATAAATTCAAGATTGACTAACGCTATCGCAGAAGAGAGATATCAAAATAGAGATGATGTTTCTATAAATGCTATAACTAATATTAACCCATTTGGATATAGAATTTGGGGAAATAGAACTCTTAAACATAATGGTGTAGAAAGAAATGTCACAGCTACTTCTTTCTTGAATGTCAGAAATATGGTAAGTGATATCAAAAAAGTTGTTTATGCTACTTGTAAAAGATATACATTTGAACAAAATAATGACATTTTGTGGACCAACTTTAAGGCTGGTATTGAACCTACTTTGGAACAAATGAAGTCAGGTGCAGGGCTTAGTGGTTATAAGATTATTAAGAACCCCACAACAGAGAAAGCAAAACTAATTGCTACTATTAAGTTGTATCCATTGTATGCAGTTGAAGATTTTGAAATCACTGTTACTATGGAAGATGAAGAAATCGCGGTTTCTTAATTATAATTAATAGAGTAAAGGAGATTATAAATTATGCCTATTAGAATAAATGGTACAGATAGACCTAGTACTATAAATCAAAGTAGTTCTACTCCTATTGGTACTTATCATCTTGCTGCTAATACAAATTTGTATGAAATTCAAAGAACAAATAACTTTGAATTTATAGTCACAGATATAGATGGTATATCAAGAGCAGGAATGCTCGGTGGAGAGACCAATGGCACAATTGGCAATGCTCAAGAGATTCTTAGATTGTCTGTGTCTTCTGCCTCTGTTCCTCACTTCCAACAAGCAGCAATTGAGGTAAAAAGAGGAAACAGTTCAATGAAATTTGCCGGAGTTCCACAGTTCTCTTCCGGTGAAATTAAGTTTAATGACTATATTGGAGCCTCCGCAAAAGAGACACTTCTTGCTTGGCAAAACCTTTCTTACAATGTTGTTACAGAGAAAGTTGGCTTGGCAAGCGACTATAAGAAGGATTGCTACTTGATTGAGTACACCCCTGATTATCAAAAGGTTAGACAGTGGAAGCTACACGGTTGTTGGGTGTCTGAGCTACAAGAGGATGCTTTTGACCACGACACTAACGACAAGAAGAAAATTACATTGAAAATCGAGTATGATAGAGCAGAACTCGATACAAGTGAAATAGTATAATTACTTTTATGAGGGAGGCATACTGCTTGCCTCCCTCATAAATACTTTTATAAGGAGGACATCATGATACATATATTAAATGAAGATTCTAGGACTAAATTATTAACTAAATCAAAGTCCTCCGCTAAGGGTAAACAGAGATTTAATAGAAGGTCAAAAAGTCGTGTTGCTAACAATGTTCGTGAATATAATTCTATTGATATGAACAAGTTATTCAAAGAAGATATATTGACTGTAAATATTTCTGTTAAAGGAGAGACAAGTGATTATACTGTTAAGATAAGTTTTGGAGGATTTTTAGACATATTACGAGACCTTATAGATGAAAATCCAAATGAGCTTAACTTGAGAAATATAACTAGAGCCCTTATTACTGGATTTAACAAAGACGATGTTTATATTTTTTGTAGTTGTCCAGATTTTCACTACAGATTTGGATACTGGGCCACTAAAAATAAATTAAATAGTGGTAATCCTGAGAACAGGCCCTCTAATATTACAAACCCAAACGATTCATTGGGTAGCGGATGTAAACATATTTTATTAGTGTTGAGCAACAATAGTTGGTTGATAAAGGTAGCTAGTGTTATAAATAATTATATTAAATATATGCAAAAACACTATCCTAAACTTTATGCAGACATTATTTATCCAGCTATATTTAATAAAGAATATGAAGAGCCAGTTCAATTGACATTTGACGATGATAAGTCACTTGCCACAGAGGTTGATACTGATACTCTTGACAAGGCGAATGAATACGGAAAGAAATCTACTCAATTCCAAAAGGGAAATACTCAAGGTGTTAGATTTGCTAAGAACGACACTGTTGATGATGACCAAACCACCTTGTTTGATGATGAGTAAGATTAAATATATTTATTTTTAAAAGTTGTTGTTTTCTTAACATTTTTATTGTATAATAATTATGTATGACATAATACAATAAAAATATTTTAAAACAAGGAGACAACAAATGGATTACACAATTGCAGAGAACTATACCCTTCCATCGCTGGGTAAAATTTATGATGTTGAGGTAAATCCTTACATTAAATTACGCAGCATGACCACCCAAGAAGAGATGAAAAGACTATCTCCTTCTGACGGGGCGTACAAAAATATTTGTGAAATTATAGATGATTGTTTAGTAGAGAAACCTGGTATATCAAGTTATGATATGCATTTGGGTGATTATCAATTTTTATTACATAAGTTGAGAGTGGTTACATATGGGCCTGAGTATCAAGTTACTTCAAGTTGTCCATTTTGTGCCGGAATAAATTCATCTACAATCAGTCTAGAAGATATCCGAGTGTTTGAGTATGACGAAGAGGTAAGAAAATACTTTGAGTTCGATTTACCAAAGTCAAAGAAACACATTAAGTTGAGAATGCAGACACCCAGGATATTAGATGAGATTCAAGAAAGAGCAAAAGAGATTAAGAGAAAATCATCTAATACATATGTGGGTGACCCTGCATTCTCTCTTTCTATTGAGTATATGATTGCGGAGATAGATGGGGCAAGACCTAACCCACTACATCTATCAGATTTTGTTAGAAAGTTGCCAATGATGGACACAAATTACATCATTAAACATTGCCAAAAAATAAATGAAAGTATCGGGTTGGACACACTACTCGATAACACTTGTGATGTGTGCGGGTTAGATTATAAGAATCGATTTCGCGCAAACAGTGAGTTTTTTGGACCCTCTATTGACATCTGATGGAAAGCCATATGCTCCTGTAAGATTTAGAGAGATTTCTAAAGAAAAATATCTAATCTCAAAGTATTGCCACACTTCGTATTCGGATGTGGATAAGATATCCCCCACTGAGCGTGGATTCTTATTGGAGTTTATCTATGAGGAAATTAAAAAAGAACAAGATGCCTATGCTGAGGCGACAAGAAAAAAATAATGAGCAAAGGAGTTGATAGGTGTGGCAGGAGGACAAAAAGATAAAGAATCTGCAAATCTGAATAGAGATGCGGACATTGGTAGTTTGGATATATTTTCAGGCAAAGAAGAGGCAGACCTACAACTTCAATTGTTGATTAGAAATTTATCAGAGGGTGAAGCTGCTACAATGGCTTCTATGGAAAGGATAGCAGCTGTTCGTAGCAGTATTACAAATGAAGCTTTACAAAATCAATTGTCAGCCATTGATTCCTCTGATAAGAAAGAGGAAGTAAAACTAAAGGAAAGAAAACAAGCCTATAGAAAATTTTATGCTGATACATTAGAAATAGCGCAGTCTATGGAGCAAAACTTGTTTAAGTTTTCCACTTCTCAAACCAAGGTACAAATGGCTGATGAAAAAGTACAGACTGCCAAACAAGGTATAGAAAAAGCCAAGCAAGCAAAAGTTGAAGCCGCCTCAACGAAAATGAATGGAAATCATAGAAACAAACTATTACGAGAAGCGGCTAAATTGGAATATAATTCTGGTCAAGCAGCTATTCAAGCAGAGAAAAGAAAAAGAGACCTTATAAAGGGCTCAGCTGTAGCAAATCGTAAGGCTTTTGATGAAAAGATGGATGCCATAAATGAGTCATTTGAGGCAGAAAGACAACAACATAATGAAAATATAGAAAATCTGGATATTGAAATTGAAAGATTAAGACAAAAAGAAGAAGAAGCCAAACAAAATGACCCAAATAACCCAGACGCCGGAAAGACATTTAGAGCAGAAAGAGAAGAATATGAAGCAAAAAGGGAGCAAGAAGTAGCAGCCAGAAAACAAAATACTAAGGACCAACTAAAAGAAGGCACAATGGCTAATGTGATGAAGGGTATGACACACGCCTTGAACGAAGGGTTGTCTGCCTTGGGAGATAAACTGGCAGGGGCTGTTGATGATGCTATCAATACAGTTGGTCAATATAGAAGTGGTATAGACGCCAGACTTCAAGGTATGTTAGAAGATAATGCTTCTGCATATGATAAGGTAGCCGGAGTAATGAAGGACGCTTTGGCTGTTAGCCCCTTTGTTAAACAAACAGAATTGTTATCAAAATTGAATGATGCCGTAGATAAAGGTATCGCTTACAATGTTGAACAAAGAGCCTTTCTTGCTACAATTACTGATAAGATTGTTTCAACATTTGATGCTTTTGATTCCAATCTTATGAGATTGATTAGACTACAACAAGCAGACACTACTCAAGCTCGTATGGGTATGGAGGCAAGACTACTTCAATTTTTTAATAGTACTTTTTCTGATAATACTTACCTAAAAGATTCTTATGACACTGTTTCCGGAGCAATCGTAGACGCCGGGGCACAAATGTCCAGAGAGATGGCAGTGTCCTTTGAGTTCAATGTTCAAAAGTGGTTGGGCTCCCTTTATTCATTGGGATTTGATTCTTCAACAATAGAAACAATAGCCACCGGCATAGGACATTTAGGAACAGGTAATGTTCAAGCATTAGCGGGTGATACACAACTTCAATCCCTTTTGGCAATGGCTTCTAGCAGAGCAGGGTTGTCTTACTCTGAACTGTTGGTAAAAGGTATTGATGATAGTAGTGTAAACTTATTGTTGAAGAGCATTGTAGAATATTTAAGAGAGATTGCTACTGATAACAACGCAGTTGTTAAGGCTGCCTATGGAGATGTGTTTAAATTTACACAAGGTGACTTAAGAGCTGCCTCAAATTTACTTGATTCTGATATAACTAATATATTCAATCAATCTTTGGACTATAAAGAAGCGGTAGGAGAGTTGAATAATCAACTGGGCCAACTAAGTAAAAGACTTAGTACTTCTGAAATGATAGAGAATGTGTTTGATAACTTTCTATACACTGCTGGTGAATCTATCGCAAATAATACTGGCACAGCTATTACTTGGAAAGTGTTAAGTGCTATTGAGGGGGCCACTGGAGGAATTCACCTTCCTGCTATCTCTGTTTTTGGTAATATGTTAGACTTGTCAACATTTACAATTGAGGGAATTATGAAGACTGGAATATTCGGATTAAGTGCCTTGGGAAATGTTGGTAAAATAGCATCCTCTATAGCAAGTGGTGGAGGATTAGACTTATCTATTTGGGACGCTACAGAATACACCAGAAGAGGTGGAGAATTCAATCCCACTGTCGGTGGTGTTCAATCCTCTGTATCAGGCTCTAAAAGTCGTACTAGTGGAGCATCATCAGATACTAAGAAAGAAAGTTTGAACTCTACTAAAGAAGACCAAGAAATGGTAAAACAACAATCAGAAGACCTTAGTGAGGGAGCAAAGAATGTAGATGATTTGTACAAGGCTCTGTTTGAGGAACGAAAAGTACCCATATTGGTCCAAGACGCACTTTTATATAGTGTCTTAAAAAAAGATAAAGACATAGGCACTGGGAATATTCCTATTTTAGAAGCACTTCCACTTGTCTCTGGAAATGGTTCTGATGCGGGATGGGTTATGGCCACCGCCGATGCCGGAGTTAGAAGAAGACTGGACGATATTTATACTGTATTGAGTAATTGGAAAACATCCCCATCTCAAGTAGGCTCTAACGGCTCCTCGAATACCACTGGAACACAAAAGGTAACCATTGTGAACGGAAGTGGAACTAATGGTGAAATAAATTGGGATAAGTTGTTGAAATCTTTAGGAAATAACACTGATTATCGTCCAATCGAGGGTGAACAAGAAGAACCACCAATTAATCAAATTTTAACGTTGTTACAAGGCGTGCGCACTCCTAGTGGTAATGCGATTAATGTGAATCAACCTAGCTACATAACAAACTACTTGGACAAAATTGTGGATAATACACGACCTTAATATAAGGAGGTATATATGCAATATTTTAATTCTAATAATGTAGAATCTAGATTTATAAAAAGTATTTTAAAAAATGTATATCTCCCCATATTTCCTTCCGTCAATGACGGGGATTTGATTGTTTCCGGGGCTACATATTCTTATAGAAATAAAATTATAAAATGTACTTTGACTGGTGTGTTGAATGGAATTAATACTAACAACGACCTATGTGGGTACACATCTATATGTAGTCCTGGTTTTATTTGTGGGATAGGAATAAGAGCAGCAAAATATACAGTGGTAAAAGAACTTATAGGTGGGGAATTTGAGGCTGGATATACTTCAAATTTTACATCGCACATAGACACCTATAGTTCCGCTGCTCATAGGCAACTTGGAAAATATTTGAGATGGTATCATAGTCTAAATGGAATAAATCTTATGCCATTTTACAATTGCTTTACTAATGAGTCTACTGATTCAGTGTTTATTCAAGAAAATAGAATTATTGACGGAAGTAACTCAGGAAAGTATACTGTATGGACTGTACCTATTGAATTTAATAAATCCTATTCAATCTTTATAGATTCTATAGAGCCTGTGTATTTAAAAAGTTGCTTATTAAATTCTGTTGGAAGAGTTAGACATTTTGTAGACGGGGAAGAGTTACCATTAGATGAATTGATAAGCGAACAAGTTGAAGAATATCAATCCACTTCCTATGATTCCCCTGTAAAGTATGAAGTGACTACCACAAATCCTACACTCATAGGTAATACAAATAACTTGTATCTTTTGATACAAGTTAATAGTCTACACAGTGGTCCGATAGTGGTGTTAGAGGGTACTGATATTTTAACGGCAGATAAAATAGTTACTAGTAGTGAGTATACTGAACAAAATGACAGTGAAGTAACCTCCACAGTTAAGCCTTTTGAGGCACCTATAAATCCGTCTATTATAGATAGAACCTTACTTGAATCTCCTGCTTATACGGATAGGCTCACAGAGTTTCTGCTTCAAAATGTTATCTCTGGTGATGATGATATTAGAAATAATATAAAAAGAGTACAACAAAAAATGGGGATAAACACTGTTTCTAATCCAGAGACAGATGTGTGGACGAATAGATTAAAATTCTTAATTTATAATAGATATTTTTCTTATACCAATCCATTCTATAGTAATCAGAAGAATATTACTTCTGCTCCTATAGGATTGAAGGAAAAACATATTGTTAGAGATGAAAAAGGAAATATTGTGGCATTTAAAAATCTTACCACATCTCTTTCTAATGGCAGAACTACTAAAGATATTTCTGGGTATGTAGATAAGGATGTGGAGAACTTTTTGTTTGGATATAGAGAGGTGTAATAAATGGTAAGTAAAATATTTAACATGTTAGATAACTACATATATTTATACCATACTGATACTTTTATAATAATTCCTGCCTATCCACAAAATTTTAGTGATTCAATTGGGGCATCTTTTTCATCTGAGACCCCACTTATGCGCTCTGCCCCAATATTTTCGTACACTAATTCAGGTCCCAGACAGATAAGAGTAGAGATACAATTACACAGAGAAATGATGCAACAAATAAATCACGGGGCGAGTAATGCAAAGGTCGATGTTAATGATGACTATGTTGACACTTTGATAAAACAAATACAAGCTGTGGCTCTTCCAACCTACTCAGCATCAAACAAGATGGTAGACCCACCTCTTGTGGCAGTTAGATTTGGAAACGAAATCTTTTGTAAGGGAGTAATTACAGGAGATGTGACTGTTACTTATGACTTGCCAATACTAAGAGGAGGAAAATATGCTCAAGTAGGTCTTGGGTTTACCTTATTTGAAGTTGAGCCATACGATGCTATAACAGTATCACAAATGGGAAGTTTTAGAGGCTTGGATGAAACATTGGAGAGAAAGTTGTGGAAATTCTCTGGTGGACTCATTAATAAATAATATCTTATGAGGTGTGCTTATGCCAGATATTCTTGTGGAGAAAAATTATAAAGAATATAGTAGGGTTTCAAGATATTCTTCTGTTCCCTATTACTATAATATAATAGACAGAAAGTATCAAACTGGTACTGTTTTTAATTTAAAAACGAGCACTGCTCATAGAATGCACAAGGTAGTTGAGGGTGATACTTTGGACTCTTTGTCTTTGTATTACTATAATAATCCTACTTACTTTTGGATTATAGCTGATTTCAACAAAATATCTGACCCATATATAAAATTAAAAGCAGGAACAATTTTGAAAATTCCTACATTTTCAACCATAGAATTTGAAGAATAGGTGATTAGATGGATTTAATAAGTACCGAAAACTTTGTTGAGAGCCCTTTTATAATAGTAAAAATGGGGGACTATACTTTTGGCTCATATACAGGCAAAAAAGAGAATAGAGTTTTGGGTTCCGCATTACGAGTCACTTATCCAAACTTTATGCAAAGTTTAAATGTAGTGAAAATAAATGGTCAAGTAAATACATATACATTAACTATGGTGTATGCTATCACAGAGAATGATGACCCAAATATGTTGGAAAAGGTTTTTTCCTCTATACATGATACTCGTGAGATGACTTTGACTTACGGAGACTGGAACAGTCCAGCAAATATATACAGAAAAGAAACGGCTCTAATTACTAGTATAAAAAGTAATGTTGCTTTTGATTCATCTAAAATTACTTATACCATAGAAGGAGTAAGTAACTCTAATATAGCTAATGCCGCTAGATACGATTTCCCTGCTAGGGAGGCAAAGCCAAGCGATGTCATTTTAGATATTTTATATTCCCAAAGTTACGGATTGCTCGATATATTTAAGGGAATGATGAATAAAGTCGAGGTCTTTAGAAACAATTTAATTGCTACAGACGATAAAAAAGTGAAGATAGATGCACGCTCTTCTATTAGTGCTGTTGACTATATAAACTATTTGGTTGGATGTATGATTTCTAACACAAATACAATGATGGATGATACATTGAATTCAATTTATCAAATGTGCATAATGGATGATAGCACTAATAAATTTGGTGGGCCCTATTTTAAGATAAAGAAAATTGGCGGAAACTTTAATTCCTCAATGGCAGAGTCCGCTTGGGGGATAGATGTTGGGTACCCAGGAAAAAACTTTGTTATGAACTTTAATATAGATAATGATGAATCTTGGGCTTTGTTGTATGATTACAAGGACAAGATAGACCAATCTAGCTATGTTTATAGAATAGATAACAATGGAAATGTAGTTACTGAGTACTCTCCTAGTATTGTTAGGTCGAGAAGAAAAAAGATTACCACTACCACAGATAAGACTTGGTGGACAAGAATGACACAATTCCCGATAACAGCTACTTTGACTATAAAGGGATTAATTAGACCCACTATACTTATGGATTATGTTAAACTTAATGTATTATTTTATGGTAGAAAACATATATCTTCCGGAATTTATGTTATAACTAAACAAGAGGACACGATAGACGGTAATGGATACAGAACAACTTTGAGTCTTCTTAGAGTGAAGGAGGATTCATAAATGCTGACAAAGGGTATTGTACAAGAAGTAATAAGTAAGGATGCCGTAAGAGTTAGGCTACCATTATATAATAAGATTGATGGTGTTAATGGGTCAACCCCTAATCGCGATTTGTATATTGCAACCTTAAGTGTTCAACCTCATGTCACACAATCCCCTAATGTTGGGGATATTGTATTTGTGTCTGATGAGGACAGTGATATGTCAAAGTTGGTTATATTGGGATATTTGTCAGCGACAGCTCACAAGTGTAATTTGCCTGATATGTGTTGTGATGATTTTTCCGCCAAGGGTGTAGTAAAGCTTAGTTCTACTACCACTATTGGAGAAGTTACCCCAACTAATATAGAATGTTTGAGAAACTTATCTGTAAATTTGAATGATACGCTTGGTATAATATCAAACAAACTTTCAAAATTGACTGAGTTGGAAGAGAAGATAGCAAAACTGGAAAAAATTGTTTCTGACTTGACTAATGGCAGCGTGTAATTTGTTATGTTGAGGTGTTAATTTAAAAATGAATTCAATAGCCTTTCCGAATATGATTTCTAGTACCGGGGTAAAAACTAACCTATTCTATGACCATGAAGCTACTTATTCAAACTTAAGATTGGTTTTGTTATCAATGAAGGGAGAGTTGTTTGGTGACCCAGATTTTGGCTCAATGCTAAAATATAAATTATTTGAACAAGATTCTCCGATATTGAAAGATTTATTAATTGATGACATATATGTAACTATATTAACATATATGCCTCAAATACTTATAAAAAGAGAAAATATAGTAGTGACTACTGATAATGTTGATGTTTTTGTCACTATAAAATGTAAAAATATAATAGATTATGAGTTAGACACCTTTACGATTAATCTAACCACTGAAGGAGCTGGCTAACTTTTTATATATTATATTGTATATAAAGTTAGACATATTTTGAAGATACAGAGGTATAATATATATGAGTAATACTAATCCATTAAGTAATCAAACTTATATAAATAAGGATTTTCAGGCAATATACCCAGAGTTATTAGGTCTGATAAAGAAATTAACATACAAATGGGACCCTACGATTTCTAATGAATCTGACCCAGGCGTTATTTTGGTTAAGTTAAATGCCATAATTGCAGATAAGAATAACTATAATATTGATAAAAATGTTCTTGAGTGTTTTCCAGACACTGTTTCTCAAGAATCAAACGCTAGAAAGTTATTCTCACAACTAGGATATAATATGCATTGGTATAGAGCAGCTACCGGTGAAGCAACTTTCTCTTGGAAGGCAGAAAAGTTGCTTATTCAAGAGTTAGATGGAATATACGCAACTATCGATGTACCAATGTTTACAATGATTTGTGATGAGGATAAAAATATAGTTTATACAGTTTTGTCTGATGTGAGATTCAGTGCTGATAATAAGAGTTCCTCTAAATCAAAGATAATACAAGGAGTTGTAAGAGACTACGAAGTAGCCTCTAGTAAATTGATTACAGGAACAAATCTGGACTCTAAGAATAGACTATATTTTCCTGTGTCTAATGTAGCAGAGAATGGTATTTTTATTAGTGATACTCAATTAAATACTTCTGAGGATGTCTTTAACTGGGTTGACCCTGAGTTAGACGCTTCTTCTACCGGTTCTTGGAAAAAGGTTGATAATTTGTACACAGAGCCTGTTGGTACAAAATGTTACTCTTTTGGTGTAGATGGTACTACAAAGGCTTGTTATATAGAGTTCCCTTCTGATATAGCAAATCTTATCGGAAAGGGAATAAAGATAAAATATATTCAAACTCTCGGTGAGGATGGAAACATCGCTCAAGGAATTATAAATAAATTTTATACTGACTTGTCAATGAAATCAAATGATGGAGAAGTCAACATAGAGGTATCGTCAAACACAAGAGTAACCAATGTTAGTGCTATATTGAATGGAAGAAACCCTGAAACTATTGATGATGCTTATATCGGATATAAGAAGACAGTGGGAACTTTTGATACTTTGGTAACTTTAAGAGACTACTTAAACTATATTGTCAATGAGGAGTTTGAGGTTGTTTCTAACGGACTTGTTTCTGATAGAACTAATGATATTCAATGCTCATATAAAATTGTAAATAGTTTTGCTGATAGTACTTCTTATAAGACAATTATAACTGGCAATGAAAATAACGAGCCAGACATGTTGGCATTTGATTTGAAGACTTATTTCTTATCTTATAGTCCTTGGCCCACTGCTTTAGCGCAAGACATAGATTCTCAAAAGAAGAGTTTTAAGACTGCTTACGATAAGTCTTTTGAGTTTGTACTAGGCGACAAGGATGATATTTTGAATACCCCATCAAAGATTGTGGGACTGTATTCAGACGCGAAATCTATTCAACATGATTTTATTGCAAAGTTGCCAAATAAACCATTGTTCTTTAAAAACAAGTTTGATTTAAATTTAACAGTTATACCTACAACCACTGTTACTCAAATTCAAGCTTCTGAGATAGAGAGAAATGTGTATGAGGCGTTATATAATAGTTTAAGGTCTAACAAGATTTCTTTTGGTGATGAGATTCTTTATGAGACTGTTTATGATATTTGTAACAATGCAGATATCAGAATAAAAGCGATAGCACTTGACAACATAGAATATAAAACCTTTGCCGTTATGTATGACTCTGATAAAGAGAAACTGGAAGAGATAGAGATACCAAAAGAAGTTCCTAAGAGTACAAATGGAAATTTTACAAAAAGTGAAACTATCGCACTGGACACCGTGTCTAAAAGTGTTCTTGCCGGTGTTACTCCTTTGTATAAAAAGGATGATAGATTTAAGTTTTCCTATGGACAGGAAGACTTAAAATGTTATGATGTAAGTAATGTTTCTACCTTTACAGAGATAGAGTTTGATAATCTACAAGAAAATTATAACCTGGGTAAAACAAAAAAGGTTTTTGACAATGAATCTGTTGTGTTCTATGCCCCTAGTTTAACTGATAAGATTAAATATGAGGTAAGTTGTAAATACGCCTATTATACGACAGATGAATATTTAGGTAACTATGTAGAGTCAATGCCCGCTAATCAGAATATTATGCTAGAACAAGGACAATATTTGGTTCTTTTTTGGAAAGAAGAAATAACTGGAAATGAGAAAGATTCTCCATATTTGTATGCCAAGTATGGTCCAGGGGATATTGTTCACTCTACTACTCCTGTAAAGAAGTGTACAAGTGATGCTGTTATTAGAGGAGTAAGTATACTAGAGGGTGAAGGTCAAATTTTTGGTACCTTAAATGATTCTGTATATAGTGAATTAGATGATTTTATATTAAGTACCACTAAAACTATCACCATAAAAGATGTAAATGTGGCAAGATTGAGTGACCCTGTTAATGATTGTTATTGGATTACAAATAGAGTGGACACTAATAATAACAAGTATGAACTGGCACTCTCTTGTGATGACAAGATTGATAAGCTACAACATTGCTATTTGACTTATGTCTCCAATGGCTCCAACGACAACATTGTTGTTGATGTTGGAGAGGATGGTTTGGCTAGATTTGTAGTACCAGATGGGTGCACTTTGTACGCTTTTATTGAAGGAAGTAACTCATCAACGGGACAATTTAATGGTTACTGTAGGGGTTCTTATGATTCAGGTAGTGTCGTTATTATTGATTTTGATAGTATCAAGGGGCCATCTAAATATCCAGATGATAAAAAGAAAAATTTTCTCATAAATGGTACTCCATATTATAACGAAGGTATTGATAGATGGGTTTTACATGAAGAATTCACCATTACTAATCCGGATTTTATAGCAGCAATTGAAAATGTATCCAACACGGGTATGTATGGTATTTTAGAGTATGTGTTAACGCCTGTAGAAAACAATAAGATATCCTCATTTAGTTATTTGTTAAAGGCTAATGAATATTTTATGTATACTGATGTTGATAGGACAGAGTTTCATATGGTCTATGATGGCACTACTGTTAGACTGAAAGTTGTATTAGCGGAGGTGTTAAATGATATAAAGGTGGACACTACTTCCAATTCATTGACTTTATTATATAGTGTTCCTATGATGAGTGATAAAAAATCCGATGCTGAAAATACTGCTGAAAATGGATTATCCGCGTTTACAGATGATATGTGGTATAAGTTCAGATGTACTGTAACTGAAGAGGATAATAAAATAAAACTAGAAAGTGGAGTATTGGTCACTCTTGTTGAAAATCAATTGATAGGTGTGAACTCAGGTTCAACTATAAGGGTTTTACTAAATTTGGATAAGATTATTGTCACTAGTGAGGGAGTCGCTGACAACCTACCCGCTGTGTACTCTGAAGACTATGATGATTTTAAATTAAATTCTTATGGAGCATTTCACAAAAGCTCTTCTGGTGTGCTTTGGTATCCAATAGAAGGAGACTTGAATTGCTACACTATTCAATATAGACCAGATTCTTCTAGTTCTTGGACTACCTTGCCGGAGTCTCCTAATAAGGAGTTGGCGTGGAATGCCTATATGATATTGAATCTAAATGCTGGTTCTAAATCACCTCAAAAATTAAGTGGTGAGCATAAGCAGAGAATGTTATTTAAAACAATTGATAGTGACATCTCCGAAATAGGGGTCAACTCTATTGAAGCCTCGGATGGCTATGATTACTATGTACAAACGAGTAGAGCTGTTAATTTAACTGGTGGAGAAAATATTGACATAACCGGTATAGATGATAAGGGTGAAACTGTGTACATGTCTGTATTAATCTATCAAGCTACTACAGATACTATGAAGTATTTTAATGTTAACGAGATATTATCATTTACGGCTACAATTGAAAATTTTGAGGATAGATATATTATTTCTGCCTCTCCTAAGATAAATGACAGTTCGGCATCAGGTCAGATAGTATTAAACTGCGAATTTATAAAGGATGACAATAACAACAAAAACTGGGTAATTTTGCCAATAGAAATACCAGTTGATATTAAATGTGATTCATTTGTCATGCAAGTGGCATCGGAGTATACTGATAGTGTCACAACATATGTACCATTTACTGTATATGGAATTAATAATTATAACGAAACTACAGTTAACTTTTTAGATAGTGATGAGAAGAAAGTTCCTTATGGAATGTATTATGCTATATTGCCACCAACAGTCAAGCATATTATTTTTAGCATTATAAACATTATGGAACCAATTGAATTTAACACTAGACCTATTTATTTATATACATATGCTCTTTCAGATATTGTGGATTTTGATGTTATAAGTGGTGAATTATCTAAGTTAGATAAGGATGGAATATTTGATTGTGTATACACTCCTTTGTCAGACACAGAGATAGAAAACCCATTAGAGCCTAAGAGTTACTTTAGTTCTTCTCATATATGGAACAAATATGTAATACCTCAAATATCTACTATAAATATAAAAGTTACGAATAAGAGGTCTTAAATATGTCCGTTATTAGAAATAAAAATAATGTGCCTGAGATTTATGTATCGGAGTCTAGAGACTTTCAGTTGTTTACGAGAGTTCTAGACTTCGTACACAACTCAATAAAATTTGATACTGATTCAATTTTGAATGTGATAAGTACTGATGACATTCAAGAAGGCTATTTAGAAAGATTAAAATCTAAATTAGGGTTTTTTACTAAAAACTATTATCCAGATGAAGAATTAAGATTAGCACTTTGTGCCTTCCCTTATATACTAAAATATAAGGGTTCTTCATTGGGAATATCTATGTGTGTAAATACTTTTATGAAAATAGCAGGAGTAAGAGGAACCCCCATTATCACTGTCCATAATAATGACCCAGTATATCCATATACGGTCAGGGTCGGTATTCATAGTTCTGTTATGAACACCCAATTATTAGAGGATATGTTGTCATATATTATGCCTCCAGGGTATTTTGTAGATATTTATTTTTATGCTGGAATTAATGTTCCTAAAACTAATATGGATTTAAATAGTAAATTTTATCCTATTGAAACAACTGGTGTGGAAAGTAGTGTTGTTAGAGTGGAGAAGATAGACACTTCAACAGAGGATATTCCTGCCACTGTAAGAAATAACTCTCTTAACACCGTTCAATTAACCACTGTTTTTACACCACCAAAGGACGAGGAGGAAGAGCCAAATGAATAATGGGTTTACTTATACTGGCTCAGTAAGTGTCATTTTTAAAAATGGTAAAAAGGTTATAAGTAAGCGTTCATATAATAACGGAAAGCATCTGTTATTTTCTGCTTACTCTATGGCAATATGTGGTATGGATATATCGCAATTGATACCAACTCACATATGGTTAGGATATAAGGACAAGGAAAATATTGAGCATAGTTTGTTAACTTCAGATGTGGCTAGTGCCGTTATAAATTATATGGCAAATGCTGATGGGGCAGAGTATGATGGATTGCCTTTTACCAGAGTGTCAATAAATCTAAATAGTGCATCAGTTAGAGAGAGTGCTGTGCCAACATCTGGGGTTAATGCTCTAATTCAACTAAGAACATCCACAGGAAAAGTATTAGCTGAAGTTGAAGCAGACATAATGAATACCTTGTCACAGGTGACTTCAGGCACACAAGTAATTATAGTTTGGGATTTGTACATTTCTAACAATAAAGACAACAAGGGAGAGGGATAAGTATGGCAAATTTAAGTTCTGATAAGGTGTTTGTGTTCCCATGTGTTAGTAGAGACATTGGCGAAAGTTCTTCTAATGACCCTTCAAAAAAAGAACTTTCAAATAAATCAAAATTGATGAGTGAAGAAAATATCACAAATATGATAAAATCAATTACTGATAAGTCCTCTTATTTGATAGAATACCTTCCTAATACGGATAGCACTAAAACATTGATAAGATTTGTTTTGGGAGGATATTATTTTGAGCTACAGGGTGTAAATCCCTCTAATGAAGAGGGTGTGGACAAATCATTATATGCCATCTTGAAGATGAAAAACACAAGAAATGAGTTTGTAATGATTGAGGGAGACAGAAACAATGAATTTGTTGGTATGTCATTAGAAAATTCAATTACACCAACAGAAGATAACAATACTTTTTTACAAATATTTGATTCTAATGGCGATATTCCAGAGGAAAGCTACATTAAGTTTAACTCAAATAGTGTGCAACAAATTAAGATTGTTATAGATGGTGGAGAAGTTCCAGTTATTAATCCCGAAGCATAAAAATAATTTTTTGAAAATTAAACATATTACACTTTAAATATTGTATATAAAAGTATATGAGAAATCATATACTTTTATTTATTTTTGAGAGGATATAAACTAAAATGAAACCAAAACAACTTAGAGTTATTAAATGCCCAACTTGTGGATACGAGTATTTACCGGCTGAAATTTATTTGCCAAATGATTTTCTAGGTAAGCCTTATAATATAATAAGAGATTCATCAGGAAAGATTATTGGGTATGATGGAAATAAAATGAATGATGTTGAAACTTATTTGTGTGATAATTGTCTTTCCGAGTTTGAGGTGACATCTACCACAAATTTTGTTTCTAAAAAGATTGGTGTAGATACACCCTACCATGAAACAAAATTACATACAGATAAATTGTTTTTAAGTGAGATGTAATATGATTTTAATACAAGAGAAAAATAGTGTTAAAATGCCAGGTATGACATCACTGTTTGTGTCTTTTCCTTATAATAAGGATGTAATTGACCATATTAAATCTACTCCACATTATCACTATGATAAGACTACGAAAGAGTGGGAAGTGCCCATAACTTCCCTGTCTCTTATGCTCCCTACCTTGAATTCTTATGACGATGTTAAAATTGAGTTGTTGCCAGACAAACATAAGAAAGAAAAAAAATTTGAGCTTGCTGATTATAAAACAACTCCTTTTTCTTATCAGCAAGATGGAATTCAGTATGGGCTTAATCACGATAAGTGGTTATTATTAGATGCCCCTGGATTGGGTAAAACACTACAACTGACATATTTAGCACAAGAATTAAAGGAAAGAAAAAACATAGAGCATTGTTTAATTATTTGTGGAATTAACACGCTTAAAACAAACTGGAAAAAAGAGATACAAAAGCATTCAAATTTGTCCTGTATGATATTAGGCGAAAGAGTTAACACAAAGGGAAAGACAGTGTTTGAGGGTGTGCAGTATCGTCTTAATCAGTTAAATAATCCTATTGATGAGTTTTTTGTTATCACGAATGTAGAAACATTGAGGGATGATAAAATAGTAAAAGCACTTAATAAGGGCAAAAATAAATTCGATATGATTATTTTTGACGAAATCCATGTATGTAAGTCCCCAACTTCTATTCAAGGTAAAAATCTTTTGAAGCTTAAATCTGCTAAGTACAAGGTTGGCGCTACTGGAACTCTTTTGATGAACAACCCCTTGGACACTTTTATGGCATTGAAATGGATAGGAGCAGAGAAGGCAAGCTACACAAATTTTAAGTATTATTATTGCTTATATGGTGGACAATTCAACAATGAGTTATTAGGGTATCGTAATTTAGATGTGTTAAAGCATACATTGAGTACTTGTACCTTAAGACGAGATAAATCTCTACTAAATTTGCCACCAAAGACAATCATCAATGAATTGGTGGATATGCCTGACAGACAAAGAAAGTTCTATGATGATGTTAAGGCCGGCATTAAAGATGAGGTTGATAAGGTTAAATTAAGACCAACTGTGTTGTTAAGTATGGTAATGAGGTTAAGACAAGCAACCGCATATCCAGGTATACTATCAACAGAAAATATACCATCTGGAAAAATAGATAGATGTTGTGACTTGGTTGAACAAATAGTTTCCAGTGGGAATAAGGTAGTTGTGTTTTCTACATTCAAAGAAACATTGGAGACGCTAAAGGAAAGACTTAAATGCTATAATCCTTTGGTTGGTACTGGTGATATTTCAGACGAAGAGATATCCTCTAATGTAGATAAATTTCAAACGAATGATAAGAACAAGATATTTTTAGGCACTTGGCAAAAGTGTGGTACGGGACTCACACTAACTGCTGCCACTTATATGATATTTATAGACACACCTTGGACAGACGCCGCTTTTGAACAAGCTTGTGATAGAATATATCGTATAGGTACTACAAAACCCGTAACAATTTACAATTTAATAACGAGTGACTCTATTGATGAACGAGTATTAGAAATAGTTAGCGACAAGGCAGCTCTTGCTGACTATGTTATAGATGACACTATTACGGAAAGTGGCTTGAATTCATTGAGAAAGTACATAGAGGAATTGAGATAGAAAATTTTTTATTTTCTATCTCTTTTTTTAGTTGACAAACATAGCCTATATGATTATAATATGTGTACAGGTAGGTGAGTATATTATAAAATGTTAGAAGAATACAAAAAAATTTATGAGGCCTCTGCTGATTTATATGTTCCTAATTGGAGAAATATAAATAAGAACATACTAGTAAAGCAAGCAATTGAATGTGCAAATACTCCAAGTGAGGACGGCTACATAGGGGCGATTATGCTTAAATATTGGGAGAAGATGTTGAAGTATTATCGTTGGTGCAAACTTGTAATAACTCCAGAGGATGCTCATTGTTGGTTGACCCAAGCAGTTATGTACGCAATAGAACAACACCCTTGGACAAGAGAGAAAAGCTCTATTTATGATGACCCAAACGGACCCGATAAGGTTATAAATAGAGTGTTGGAATCGAAAAGAGTCACTTTTTATCAACAACTAAACAGATACAATAGAAAAATAAATAGTTCCACAGTAAGTTTGAATTTGTTGGTTGACCTTTACGGTGACGGATTAGATGGCCCCATTACAACCTCTGATGAGACACTTGTTATGATTGATGAACTAATTTTAAATTTTTTCAAAAGTAAGGAGTATTTCTTAGCTTTTCTAGTGGACTCTATTGTATATGAAGGATACGAACTAGACAATCATAGTAAAAAGTTGGTAACACATCTAAGAGTTATGAGTGATGAATATTGTGACACATTTTCAATTAGACATTGCTTACCATTGAGTAGAGTGGTGAAGGCAAGTACATATATAACGAGAATGACAAGATTTAGAATAAAAAATAAGTTGAAGTCATCAGTATTTGAATTACAAAAATTTCTGAAAACTCAGTGGGGTGTATAAATGCTTATAGAGTTGCTTAGTCCTTCAAATTACATCAGTTTCAATATTAAACTAGCAGAGATTTTTGGATTACATTCTGCCATTTATATTTCAGAATTACTTAATATAAATGACAAAGCTATTCGTAAAGATAAGATTCAAGAGTCTAGTTTTATATTGGACAGGGAGTATATTTCAAATAGAACCACTATAAAAGTTGAAGAACAAATTGAGATTGAAAAAAATTTAATTAAGTTAGGAATTCTTGAAAAGCCCAATGAGAATGAAAATTGTGTTATTTTAAACATAAATGTTCTTACTACTCTTATGATGTCCGCCGATGAAGATTTGGTAGAGGGCGTCAAAAAACTTTCTAAACTAAAGAGCGAGAAAAAGAAAAGGGGTACAAAGAGTGAAGCAATAAAAGACAATTTGCTTACCAATATAGTTACCACTAATATTGAATTGTTAGAGGCTTACAAAGAGTGGATAGACGCTGTGGTGGCCAAAGAGGGTTGGATGTCTAAGAAGGCAGTTCTTTATGGTCAGTCTGTTATTGATGAATTTTCTAATCGAGATTTAGATGTGGCATTAGGAGTGTTGGCAATCGCTGCTATGCACGGATATCGAGATATACAATGGGCAATAAATATATATAAAGACCAATATAAGGTTAAGAGAGAATTTAAGACAACAACTCCCGCTGTTAATTTTTCTCCTGTATGTGTGTCAAGTGAGGTGTTTTAATGATTACATCTAAAGAGTGTTATTTGTTTAATTCTTGTAATAAGTATAAGAGTGGTAAATGTAACTTACAAGATGACAGTTTTTGTATAAAATTATTTAAACTAAACTATTTATATGATGAGTCGTTGTTAAGTAATAAGCAACGAGAGTATGTAGCATTACATATTGACTCAGATGGCACAGATAGAGAACAGTTCTTAAGATTGAAAAGCATTGAGAATAATATAGAACAGTTTGTTAATGAAGGACATAATTTGTACATTCATTCTGCTACTTGTGGGAATGGAAAGACATGTTGGGCAATAAGAATGATTCAGTCTTATATGAATTCCATTTGGCATAAGTGTGATTTAAGTTGTAAGGCATTATTCATAAATGTCCCAAGATTTTTATTGGCTCTTAAGGATAACATATCAAACCCAAGTGAATATGTAGAACATATTAAAAAACACATACTCGATGTGGACATAGTTGTTTGGGATGAGTTGGGAATAAAGAATGCCACCCAATTTGAGCATGAACATCTTTTAAATTTAATAAACACCAGAATTGATTATAATAAAACTAATATTTATACTTCCAATCTTACCTCACAAGAGTTGTTGGAAAGATTGGGGGAAAGACTTCATTCGAGAATATTTAATTTGTCAGTTGACATTGAATTGTTCGGTAGAGACAAGAGAGGGTTGAGTACTTGATTCAATTACAATTTTTAAATAGGGTGCTAGACACAAGGGATGCTTCCCTCATTGTGATTAACAATCTTACAGAGGAATATTTCTCTGACTATTTGGGTGAGTTTAGATATATTAGAACTCACTTGGACACATATGGTAATGTGCCAGATAAGGAGAGCTTTCTATCAAAGTTTCCGGAGTTTGATGTTCTAAATGTTACAGAAACTGATTCTTACTTGATAGATGAATTATATCAAGACAGAAACAAAAGATTTCTTGCCAGAACATTTAATAATATTCGAAAACTACTAAATGATGGAAGAACAGAAGAGGCAATGAATGTCTATACACAGGCCTCTCAAGATATGACAAAGGCTCTTCATTTGGATTGTGTTGACATAATTAGAGATACATCTAGATATGATGATTATGTTGAAAAATGTAAAGATTTTAGTAAGTTCTATATTAGAACTGGATTCAAAGAGTTGGATGAGTTAATTGGTGGCTGGGATAGAAATGAGGAATTGGCTACCATTGTTGCTCGACCAGGTGTTGGTAAGTCTTGGATTTTGCTAATGATTGCAAAAGCTGCCCTCGAACAAGGATTAAGAGTTGGTATATACTCTGGTGAAATGAGTGAGAATAAAGTCGGATATCGTTTTGATACTCTTGTTTCTCATATTTCTAATAGTGGAATTATGAGAGGTAATTCAACCCTTCAAAATGAGTATAAGGTATATATTGATAGCTTGTCAGAGAAGTTTAAGGGATGCTTAAAAGTTATTACACCGGCAATGATAAATGGACCTGCGGGTGTAACTGCTTTAAGAGCTTTTGTTGAAAAAGAAAAATTAGATATTCTTTGTATTGACCAACACTCACTTCTTGAAGATGACCGTAGAGCAAGGAATGCTGTTGACAAAGCAGCGAATATTTCAAGAGACTTGAAAAATTTACAGGTCTTAAAAAAGATTCCCATTATTGCTGTATCGCAACAAAATCGAAGTGCCACTGATGATGGTCCTAGCACTGCCAATGTCGCACAATCTGACAGAATCTCACAAGATAGTACTGTCATTGTATTTCTTGAGCAAAAGGACGGAATACTTACACTAAATCTTGTAAAAGCAAGAGACAGTGTTAATGGTAAGAAAATACACTACGCATATGATTTTGATAAGGGAATATTTACTTATATGCCAGAAGAGAGTGACCCGTTAAGTAATTCTCATTGTGAGGAGTTAAGAAAAGAGTTTGAAATGGAATCCCCACAAGGAGAGGATGTTTTTTAATGAATTTAATCATACGAGGCAAAATAATTGATGCCCCAATAATGATGATTTTGACAACTCTTAAAAGTGAACTACATAATGGATTACTACGAGACATAGAAAGAGAAAATCAAGATAATATTCCAATAACTTGTCCACATCACAAAGGAGGAAAGGAAAATAAGCCTTCCTGCTTTGTATATTGTAGAAAAGATAACGATAAGGTTGAGTATGGTAGAGTTCACTGTTTTACTTGCGGATATAGTGTGAACTTACCTAAATTTGTAGGAGATTGTTTCAACCAATCTGAAGAGTTCGGAAAGTCTTGGCTAGTACAACGATTTGGGTCATCTCTATTGATAGACTCAGATTATTTAGAGCCGATAGTGTTAGACCACCCTAAAAAACATTATATGGATGAGAGGATATTAAATAACTATATGTATTATCATCCATATATGTGGAAAAGGGGATTGTCCAAAGAGGTTGTGGATAGATTTGGTGTTGGGTATGATAAAGAATACAATGCCATAACTTTCCCTGTTTGGGATGCTAATGATAACTTAGTTATGATTACATCAAGAAGTGTGTCCAACAAATATTTCCATATAGAAAAGAATAAAGATAAACCTGTTTATTTATTAAATTTTATAAAGAGAGATAAGATAAATAAGGTTTATGTTACGGAATCACAGATTAACGCTCTTACTCTGTGGAGTTGGGGGTATCCAGCCATAGCTCTTTTTGGAACAGGTAGTTCTTATCAGTATGACATATTAAATGGGTCAGGGATAAGAAATTATGTTTTATGTTTTGACGGAGATGAGGCCGGCTTAAAAGGAAGAGACAGATTTATAAAAAACATAAGAAAAGATGTTTTGATATCCACTATTTCTATCCCTATGGGTAAGGATGTTAATGATTTGACTAAAGAACAATTTGAAAACTTAGAAGAAATTTTTATGTAACATTAGTTGACTTTTATGTCAACTTGTAGTATAATATAATTACTAATTATTAAAAAGGAGATTTTTATTTATGGCAAAAGTAAGTTTTGACACAGCAGTATCGAATATGAATAACGATACTAACAATGGTAACTCTGTAGGATTTTTCACATTGAAGAATGATGGAGATGAGGCTATTGTTAGAATTATGCACGATAGTGTGGATGATTTTGACATTGTTAGTCTTCATCCGGTGAATCTTGGAGGAAAGTTCAGAACAGTTAACTGTATTCGTGAGCCTCGTGAGCCGATTGATAATTGCCCTTTGTGTAAGAATGGCACAAAAATTCAATCTAAGATTTTTATTCACATGATTCAGTACACTGTTACACCTGAGGGAAAGATTGAGGCAAAGCCTGTTGTGTGGGAGCGTTCTATCTCTTATGCAACTAAGTTGAAGAACGATATTGATGAGTATGGCCCTCTCTCTAATTGTATCTTTAAGATTAAGAGAAATGGTAAGCCTGGCGATATGCAAACTACTTATGATATGAAGTTGGGCAACCCTAATATGTATAATGAGGCTTCCTATCCTAAGATTGAAGGTGCATTCACTAATTATACCGCTTGTGGTACAGTGGTTATGAATAAGAACTATGATGAATTGGTCACTTTTGTGACTACCGGAGCTTTCCCAGAGAAGCCTCAAAATAATACAAATACAACTGTTTCTAATGTCCCTCCCAGAGCCGCTATGGATGTCATCGTGGATGATGAACCACAAACTAATCGAGCACCTTGGGACCCCACCCCCGGTACTAATACCTATACCACTCCTAATAGACCCACTCGCTATTATTAATAGCGAGGAGGGTTGCTAATGATGGATTCACTATGGGGTGAGGACTTTAAGGTTGAAGAAACCCCAAAAGTAGCAAAAAAGATTGTAAATAAGATAAACAATCCTAAAGGTGTAAGTAAATCAAAAAGCTCTAAAAAGGTTGTTGTAGCATTGGATGAACAAATGGACCTTATTAGAGCCGAGGTACATAGGATACTAGGTAAGTACAAAGACAACACAATAGTAATCAAGACGAAAGAGCAATTAAAAGATTATATTGATAAGTCAATTAAAAATGGAATTATCGCCATTGATACTGAAACTAACAATAGTCTTGACCCCATTACATGTAAGTTGATGGGTCCTTGTATCTACACTCCGGGTGAGAAGAATGCCTACATACCAATTAATCATATTAACCCAAATACAAGGGAAAGATTAAGCTGGCAATTGACAGAGCAAGATATCTACGAGGAATTTGATAGGCTTGTTGATACTCTTATTATAATGCACAATGGTAAGTTCGACTATCAAGTTATTAAGTGTACAACAGGTAATAAACTTAAGGTATATTGGGATACAATGATAGCTACTCGAATTCTTAATGAGAACGAAAAAAGAGCTGGCTTGAAAGAACAATATATTGATAAAATAGACTCCTCTATTGAAAAATATGACATTGAGCATCTGTTTAAGGGATTAGAGTATGCAATCTTTGAACCTGAGTTGTTTGCTTTGTATGCCGCTACTGACGCTTATATGACTTATAAGTTGTATTTGTGGCAAAAGAAACAGTTTGATAAGGCAGAGCATAAAAAGTTGTTAAGATTGTTTCTTGATGTTGAAATGCCCATTATGGAAGTTGCAGCTGAAATGGAACTCACAGGCATTGAGATAGATAAGGAATATGCTCAAAGATTGAGTGATAAATATCATAGAATGCTTGACAATGTACAAGCAAAGATTGATGCTCAATTGGATGAATATAAAGATGTTATTGCACAGTGGAGACTTACTGATGAGGCAAATTTCCATACGAAGAGTGATAAACCAGATAAAAATGGTGAATATAAACTAAAAAAGTCCAAGAGTGAACAACTTAAAAGCCCTCCTGAACTTACAAGTCCGTCACAATTTGCTATACTTCTTTACGATGTATTAAAGATTCCCCCAATAGACAAAGATAATCCAAGGGGTACCGGCGAGGATATCATAAAGAAAATAGACAACCCTTTATGTGCTCTTGTGTTGGAACAACGAGGAATCGATAAACTTATTGGTACATATATTGATAAGTTACCTGGGTGTGTAAATGAAAAAACAGGTAGACTTCATGCTCACTTTAATCAGATGGGAACTGAAACTGGACGATTTAGTTCGAGTGACCCAAACCTTCAAAATATTCCATCTCACGAAAAAGCGATTCGTATGATGTTTAAGGCGAGAGATGGGTATGTTATGGTCGGAAGTGACTTCAGTTTACAAAATGTTGGCTGAAGTAAAACTAACTTAAGTCAGTGAACACTTATAGTAGTGGTTCATATTATAAGTCAATACTGAGCAAAGATTTTACTCAAAAAGATTTAAAAATTGATTTTGTTGAGAAAAGTCATAAAAATTTACACTAAATTATATGTAGAAATAATTTTAAAGGTGTGAATAATAATGACTATCTACAAAATAACGAACAATATAAACGGAAAGGTATATATTGGACAAACCATACAAAAATTAAGTTCGAGATACAGTAACCACTTACAACGAGCAAATAGAGGAGTTAACACTCGACTTTATAATGCTATGCGTAAATACGGTACAATGAATTTCACGATTGATGTTGTGGAAGAGATTGATGACACTGTTGACAATCCAAAGATGGTTCTTGATGAAAGGGAAAAATATTGGATTGATTATTATCAATCTTATGGTAAGAAAGGATATAACTCAACAGTTGGTGGGGATGTAAATCCAATGAACTGTGAATATTCTAAAAACAAACACGACTCTAAAATGAGAAGTGAAAGTGTTAGAAAATCCATATCAGACTCTTTAAAAGAATACAGGAGGCAGCACCCATTTTCAGAAGAGCACAGAAAAAGATTGTCTCAAAGTGCTATGGGAAACCACAACTTTGGTACTGGTGATACCCGTTCTATTGGTGTCTACTGTATAGATAAAGATGGTGAAAGAAGAGAGTTCCATTCGATAAAGGATGCCACTGTGTGGTGGTTTGATACATATAAACCTTTTGGTGATAAATATGTTCTTATAACTCTACAACGAAAAATAAGAGCCTCAATAGATAAGAAAAAGAAATTTGATATTGATTGGTTTAAAATTGAGTAAAATTTGTGTGAAGAGACTATCGAAAGCGTATATTAAGTAGGGATATTTAATAAAGTAAGTGAGTAGAGTACAGCCCAAGTGGGTTAGCTTACTAATGAGATTAGTTAGTAGTAAGTCTATTAAATGGAAACAGTTAGATAAGTATATAGAAAGACCTTTTATATACTTATAAGAGATAGTCCAATTACTATGGTGACATAGGAAGATTGTGGGAACGACAATCAAAATTTTAAAAGCAACAAGAACCAAGACTCTTGAGTGGCTACTCAGGTGATGAAAATATGATAAATGCATACAAACAAGGTAAAGACCTATATGCCACTATCGCTTCCAAAATTTATCACAACGATTATTGGGATAATATGGAGCATTTACAAGATGGTACAGCAAGTCCTGAAGGTAAGAAAAGAAGAAGTTCTGTTAAAGGACTACTACTTGGAATCCTTTACGGAATGGGGGCACAATCTATTGCTAATACAATTAAGGGAACGTATGAAGAGGCACAAAAGATTATCGATGACTTCTATCGAGAGTTTCCTAAGGTAAAAAGATGGATTGATGAGACCAACGAATACGCTAAAGCTTATGGATATGTGGAGGATATGTGGGGCAGAAGACGAAGATTGCCTGACATACAAATGCCAAAATACATTGTTAGTGTGTATGGAGAAAATAATAATAGTCTTGAGTTTAATCCCATAATCGGTGCAAAGAATATTGTTAAAAAAGAAAAACATCCAAAAGTGGCACTTTATGAATCTTTGTTGGATAAGGCAAAAACACTTAAGGATGTAAATAAGATAAAAAGTGATGCAAAAAGAGATGGTGTAGTTATTCAAGACAATGGTGGATACATAAGTAGAGCAGAGAGACAATGTGTAAACGCTCGTGTCCAAGGTGGGGCGGCAACAATGTCTAAAAAGGCAATGATAAAAGTTTATCATGATGAGGAGCTTAAAAATCTGGGATTTAGATTGATGCTAGCTGTTCATGATGAGTTAATCGGAGAGTGTCCACGAGAAAATGCTAATAGGGTGGCGGACAGACTTTGTGAGATTATGAAAGTGTCTGCCCTACCAGAGTGCATTACACCATTCAAATGCGACCCCACGATAGAAGGTGTTTGGTATGAAACTGATTACTCTGATGTTATTAGAGAAGAGTACCAATCCTACTTGACCACAATGAGTAAAGAGGAAGCATTCAATAAACTATGTGAGATTCATTGTGAGTGTACTCATTCACAATTGAGAAATTTTATAGATAACTAAAAGGAGACAAAATGGAAAAATTTATTATTCGCTCAGAAGACTTGAAAGATGTATGTAGCAAGATTCTAACTGCAGTAGATAGCACCGAGCTATCCCTTGTAACTGAGACCCTTGAACTTATTGCAAAGGAAGATATTCTTACTGTTGGCGTTACCAATAGGGAGTACTTTGCAGAAGTAAAGTTCCAATTAGAAGATGTTCAGGATTTCCACGCAACAGTTAATGCTATGTTGTTCTTGAAGTTGGTGTCCCAAATTACAACTGACACCATTACATTAGGTGTGGAGGGCAACTCTCTTATCGTGAAGGGAAATGGTACCTATAAGTTGCCACTTATTTTTGATGGAGAAGAACTTCTCACCCTTCCTAAAATTGAAATCGAGAACCCTACCGCAACCTTCCCCATTAGTGCTGACACGCTAAACAGTATTCTACAATATAATAGCAAGGAACTTACAAAGGGCACTATTTCTAGACCAATCCAAAAATTGTATTATATGGATGAACTTGGTGCTATTACCTTTACAAGTGGTGCTTGTGTGAACAGTTTCACCTTGCCTCAACCTGTCAAAGTTCTTTTTAATGGTAGACTTGTCAAACTCTTTAAGCTATTCAAAGAGGGCAATGTAGAGTTTACTCTTGGTTATGATGCAATCAGTGATGAGATTATTCAAACTAAGGTTAGATTTAGCAATGGAGAAGTTTCTATTACTGCCATACTCTCTTGTGATGACACACTTGTAAATCAAGTGCCTGTTCAAGGAATCAGGGGTAGAGCAAATAATGAATACCCATACTCTATCAATATTAGTAAGGCGGCATTACTTCAAACCATTAACAGACTTACTCTATTTAACAACACAGATAATGCTTTTGCCAAACCTTATGGCACCATTGAATTTAAAGATAAGTGTATGGTAGTATACGATGCTAAACATGAGAATTGTGAGGAACTCGATTACACCAATGAATCATCTAATGTAGAGGGTGTGTACGAGGCAGTGTTTAATCTATCCGACCTTAAGACCACTCTTGATACATGTGTGGAACCTTACCTTTGTATGAGTTTTGGTGATAGCTCAGCGATGGTCATCTCTAGAGGAAATATTAAAAATGTTATTCCAGAGGTTAAATTAGTTTAATATGATTAATGTAGAATCTATAGCCAATAAATTTAGAAACAGAGAATCAAAAGCTAAAGATATTTTTGACATACGAGAAGTCAGCAAAGAGATTGCTTATGACTTTATTAGGCAATACCACTATTTGGGTGATGCTAAATTCTTCTCTATGTATAACTATGGGTTATTTATACGGGGGACAAATGAGTTGGTGGGGTGTGCCACCTACTCATTGCCCCAAGGCACGGAAGCATTGAAGGGATGGTTTGGTTTAGAATGTAATGACATTAGCGTTATGGAGTTAACCAGACTATGTATGTTGCCAACTTTGAATGGTACAAACGCTACCTCATATCTTTTAAGCAATTCCATAAAAATGCTCAAGAATCATAAGGTCAGAGCGGTAATAACTTTGGCAGATGCGAGTAGGCATGTAGGTTCAATTTATCAAGTGTGTAACTTTAAATATTATGGATTGGCGAAAACAGCCAAGGATTTTTATAGAGATGATGGGGCTGTGAATCCAAGAGGAAAAACAGGCTCGATGATGGGAGTATATCTTCCAAGAACTAGGAAACATAGATATGCATACATACTAGATAAGACACTTAAGTGTTTATATGAAGAAGAGGTTAGACCCACAACAGATGAAACACACACAACTTTGTGTTGTGATAGCGAGTTTGTAGTATATGACAATAGATATGATAAATGGTATACATGTCCAAAATGTTGCACCCATATGATTGAGATTAACTCACAACAAGTTGATATGGTGATGAGTTCTGCCAATAAAAAAGAGTGTGTGGAGCAACTAATAAGAGAGATTGCACCAAAGCAACAATTGATGGAAGAAGTCTCGTTGTTTTGAGGAGGATGTATGGTTGATTTAAAATTAGGTGACAATAAAATAGTTCTTAAACAACTTGAGAGCGAGTCAATAGATTTTGTTGTCACCTCTCCCCCATATGATAACTTAAGAACTTATGATAATACGATGGATTGTTGGGGATGGGATGATTTTACAACAATTGCAAATGAATTATATCGAGTTATGAAACTTGGTGGCGTAGTTGTTTGGGTGGTGGGTGATGCTACAATCGATGGCAGTGAAACTGGCACATCTTTTAAACAAGCATTGTATTTTAAAGAAGTTGGGTTCAATTTACATGATACAATGATTTATCATAAAGAGAATTATACACCACTTACTCATAATCGATATGAGCAATGTTTTGAGTATATGTTTGTCCTTAGTAAGGGAAGACCTAAAACCTTTAATCCCATCAAGGTAAAATCAAAATTGGGTGGCAAGGTAGAAAAATACAGAAAAACCCAAACGGATGATAGGCAAGCTATTCGTGTCAGACATGATGATGAGTATTTTGTTATCAATGATACAAAGATACATCCAAATATTTTTACCTATACTTGCGGGCAAGCAAAATCAGGACATCCAGCCGCATTCCCTGACGAACTTGCAAGGGATATGATTGAATCTTGGACAAATGAGGGTGATGTGGTACTTGACCCATTTATGGGTAGTGGCACCACGGGTAAGTTTGCGGTGGCAATGAAAAGAAACTTTATAGGTATTGAGATAGTAGAAAGGTATTATGAGATTGCCAAATCCAGAATTGGTAACTCTAATGTCTTATGGTGATGACTTGTGGCAAAGAATTATGGAAAAGAATTTGAGCAAAAGTTCAAAGAAGATTTTTTAAAAATTGCGAATTCCACCATAGATAGACTCTACGATGTGACCACTGGATATAAATCAATAAAACAAGTGTCAGATTTTATTGGGTATATTTATCCAAATATTTTTTATATCGAATGCAAGTCCCACAGAGGAGCATCCATTCCAATGGACAATATCACCCAATATGATAAGCTAAAAGAGAAGATAGGAATATCAGGTGTAAGGGCAGGAGTTGTCCTTTGGTTGATAGATAAGGATAAAGTAATGTACATCCCAATGTCAACTATAAAGAAACTGAAAGAAGATGGAGAAAAATCCATTGGAATAAGACACTTAAATGACTATAACATAATTGAAATACCCTCTACTAAAAAGAGGGTATTTATGGATAGTGACTATACAATTTTAAAATCCTTGAAGGAGGGCGAATAATGACAAGTTCAGTAGCAAAGGCATTAGATAATATCGATAAGACTTATGCTGATTTAATTGAAGTAGCAAACGACATATTTGAAACTACCACAAAAGAAATTGATGCACTTATGGATGGTGCCTATGTTGACATTGAAAAAATGTCAAATGATGCCATTAGAGACTTAATGTTAAAGCTTTCTTTGAAATCCTATACTTTTAGTGAAATAAAAGAAAAATCAGCATTTAAGGCCACTCTTGGCGAAGTGACAAGAAAAGAAATATACGCTGAAAACTTTAATAATAGTGAAGGCACTGTAGCAGTCAGAGAGAATACAGCAATTCTTAATACTGGAGCAGAAATCTTGGCAGAAGAGATTTATGCCCTTGTTGCAAGTATGCTAAAAACTAAGCTGGAAGAAACACATAGAGTCGTAAGCACACTTCAAACCATTCTTATGACAAGAATGCAAGAAGCTAAGTTAACAACAGTAGATATTCAGTAAGGAGATATTAAATGGCTTCAATTTCAGATATTGCAAAGAAACTAAATAGAGCTTATAAAAATGAAAAATTAGCATTGACAGCAAATGTTATTCCTGCATACAAAAGATTGTCTTGTAATGATTTGGGCGCTGACTTCCCACTATATGGTGGGTTGCCTTATGGTAGAATTGTAACAGTTTCTGGAAAGGAACACAGCGGTAAAACAACTGGAGCGTGCACATTCTTATCGGCTTATCAAAGAGCAAATCCAGATAGGACTTGTATTTTCGTTGATGTTGAACATTCTCTAGACAAAGAGTTTCAAGCTGCTATGACCGGCCTTGACCTAACTAAACTTCTTTATGTTAACCCAGAAGGAATGTCAGGAGAGCAGATTATGGATGCTATTCTTGAATTCCAAGATGCTGATGATGTTGGAATGATTGTGCTTGACTCTATTGCAGCCCTTGTATCTTCGAGAGACTACGATAGTGATATGGAAAAAGATAATGGTATGGCAGGTGGTATTGCTAAACCTCTCGCCAAATTCATTAGAAAAATGCTTGATACACTTGCTGCAAAGGATAACATTCTGTTGCTCATTAACCAAGTGAGACAAGTGGGTACCACCTTTACTGGGGCTGCAATTTATGATGAGCCTGGTGGACACGCACCTAAGTATTACGCATCAGTTAAGTTAAGATTTGGCACAAGAACCTTTACGAATGGTGACAAGGTGGATGCTAGGGATGGTGAAAATGCCGATGGATTTAGATTGACATTTGCTACTACCAAGAACAAGACAGCCTCTACACAAAGAGGTGGTGGTTTCTTAACTTATCGATATGATACGGGTCTTGATTGGTCATTTGACTTGCTAGAAGTTGCGATTAAGTATGAATTTATCTCAAGACCAAACAACATGACTTATATTCTTGTAAATCTTGAAACTGGTGAGACATATAAGGATGAGGATGGAAATGACCTTAAATTTGTTGGTAAGCAGAAATTAAAGGATTTCTTAAATAGTAATGTTGAATTCCAAGTTCAATACCTCGAAATGCTAAATAGACATATTCAAGCAAATGCTAATCAATATGGAAGTTTGCTTGATGAGAGAACACTGGCCAAGATTAAAGCAGAAGAGAGTAGTGTGGAGAAGGAACAGGATGATGAATAATGCCACAAAGAAGGCAAAGGGAAGATAAAATTCAACCTACAAGGCACTATTCAAAAGCACAAGAGACAAAAGTGGCATCTAAATTTAATGGGGAAAGAACATTGAATTCAGGTGCCACCCCTTTTCAAAAGGGAGATGTGACTACAAATAAAATAATTATAGAATGTAAAACTAAAGTTAAGCCATCTGAAACAATAACCATTCATAAGGAATGGTTAGAAAAGAATGAAAAAGAAGCACTATTTATGGGTAAACCTTATAGTGCACTTGCCTTTAATTTTGGTCCAAATGAGAAAAACTACTACATAGTGGATGAGTATATGTTTGATATGATAAGGGAGAAAATAGATGATTGACGATTTAATGAGAGATGAGTATGATGACTATTTGGCAAAACACATTAACGCAGTGAAAGTTGCTTTCTCTTGGATTTGTGCTAACTTACCCTCTTTGGTTGAAGAATATGACGCAGATGTTCTAGGGGAACGCATTGGAAAGCACGATAACTCAAAGTGGGATGATGAGGAGTATTTTGCCTATTGTGAGTATTTCTATGGTGACAGAACACCTGATGTAAGTAATGACTTCGATTTTGCTTGGTTACATCATCAACATAATAACCCACATCATTGGCAACATTGGTTGTTAAGAGAAGATGAGGGTGATTTAAAAGCTCTTGAAATGCCTTACCTTGATGTAATAGAAATGGTGTGTGACCATTGGGCATTCAGTTGGGTAAAGAATAATTTACATGAAATATTCGATTGGTATGAAGCTAACAAGGATAAGATGGTTTTACACGAAAATACTCGAACATTATATGAGACTATTTTAAACGAAATAAAAAATAAATTAGACTCAAAAATTAGTTGACTTTTTGAGGATTATCATTATAATAATAACAAAGGGTGGCATAAATATGTACCCAAAAAACTTGTAAAGGATGACTAAAAGATGACAAAAATTGAAATTCTGAAAATGACGGACGACAAGTTGGACGAGGCCATTAAAATTCAAGGCACTAAGTATGACCGTAAGCGTAAGTTGAGTGATTCTATTCTTAAGAAAATCAAGAAATTGGCTAAGAACAATACATACTATGAAATTGCTAAAGAGTTGGGATTGAGCCCTAACATTGTTCGATATCATGCCGACCCCGTGTGGAAGGCTCACTTTAATGCTACAAGAGATGGTAAGCATTGTGGCAAAGATAAAATCACTGTTAAAAATCGTGTTGAGTACAAGAGAAGTCTGGTAGCCGCAGGTAAGATTGGCATTTAATTGACATTTATAAGGCTGGCAAGACCAACACATCTTGCCAGCCTATCTTGGTTTTGGAGGACATTAGTATGCTTACAAAAGAACAAATTTTATCTAATAGAGAAGAGTTTTTGACACTCATAAAGTCTATCAATAGAGAGGGTGCAGATATTGATAGACTTGTTAAAAAGTTGGAATGCTCTGATTTTTTTATTGCCCCATCATCTACCAAATATCATTGTAATTATGAGGGTGGATTGTGTGAGCACTCTTTAAATGTGTATAAAAATTTTGTCACCCTAGCAAATAGCAAGACAAATTTGGACGCTTGTTGCTATGATGAGAATACTGTTAAAATTATTACCTTGCTTCATGATATTAGTAAGATGAACATCTATGAGAAAACAGCTAAGAATGAAAAGGTATATTGTGAAGATGGGGATAAATATGATTCTCTAGGCAAGTTCAAGTGGGTGACCACTATGGGGTGGGGCCTAAAAGAGCAAAGGTTTACCTATGGTAGCCACGAAATGACCTCTGAATTCATTGCAAGACAATTTATACCTCTAACGATTGATGAGAGTGTTGCTATTTTGCATCATATGGGTGGCAGAAATTGGGATAGCGCCCAAGATAACATTACTGAAATTTTTGGACAATATCAAGTTGCTACCCTGCTTCATTTAGCAGATATGTTGGCATCCTATGTAGACGAGAGGGATTAATATGAATCCTTTGGTTAAGACACAATTGGATAAAATTAGGGGGGTAGACTTGCCCCCCTATGATGACAACACCTTGGTAATAAATATAGATAAAATGTCTTCGACTATGAATGAGTTGAGACAAGATGAATGTTATCTAATATCTGTTGAGGACTACATATTGAATCCCCCGGATGGGTTTACACTTCATACAAATTGGAACAATAATAAAATTCCTAAGCATAAAGTTATGAAGGTAGATGTCTCAAAGGTTATGGGAAAGATGATTAAAGTGAATGCAATAGGATATGACTTGAAAAGCAATCGTGACATTCCAGAATCTTGGGAGGGTTGGTTGCCAGAGAAATCAATTAAAGTTATTGAGAGGTTATAAAAGTGGCAGAAAGTTTAGCAGTTAAATATAGACCTAAAGATTGGTCAGAGGTGTGCGGACAAGGTTCTGTGATAAGAATTTTAGAGAGACAACTTCAACTTAATGAATTGAAAAATGTATACTTGTTTTCAGGTGCATCAGGTTGTGGCAAAACCACCCTTGCTCGTATTTTTGCAAACAAAATAAATAATTACATAGGAACACCAAATGAGATAGATGCAGCTTCAAATAATGGTGTTGATAATGTTAAGGCAATTATTAAATCCGCACAAGAAAGGTCTATTGATAGTAAATATAAGATATTCATAATAGATGAGTGTCATATGATTACTACTCAAGGTTGGAATGCCTTTCTTAAGTGTATTGAAGAACCTCCTGCATTTACTATTTTTATCTTTTGTACTACCGACCCTCAAAAGATACCTGCAACTATATTGAATCGTGTACAAAGATTTAATATTACTCGTATCAATGTGGATAAGGTAAGGGATAGATTAAGATACATATGTCAACGAGAAGGATTTACTAACTATGAGGAATCCACTGACTACATTGCTAAAATTAGTGATGGTGGAATGAGGGATGCTATATCCACATTGGAAAAATGTGCTGGATATTCCACTGATTTATCTATTAACAATGTGTTAGAATCACTTGGTAATTATTCTTATGACACCTTCTTCACCTTAATAAATGGTATTATTGATGGTAAAGAATGCGAAGTTTTAAAAGTTCTTGATGAGTTCTACAAGGCAGGCAATGATTTAAGACTATTTGTGGATATGTTCTTATCTTTTTGTCTTGATGTGTCTAAATATATAGTGTTCCAATCAACAGATATGATTAAGATTCCTTCAAGTATGGAGCCAACAATTAGAAACTCTACTAATTTTAAAGATTCACTCAATTACTATATGTATGTGGTGAATCAACTTCTTGACTTGAAGAATATGCTCAAAAATGATACTAGTATGAAGTCCACCATTGAGGTAATGTTCTTGAAAATGACGAGGATGCAATAATTATGTGGGGATATTATGGCAGTAAAAGTAAAATAATTGATTATTATCCAAAACCTATGTACAATAAAATTATAGAACCATTCGCAGGGACAGCACAATATTCCTTGAAGTATTTCGAAAATGATGTTGTGTTAGTTGATAAATATGATGTGATAGTAAGATTGTGGAAGTGGCTACAGCAGTGCTCAAAAAAAGACATATTATCTTTGCCTACTCTGGAGTATGGACAAAGTGTTGACGATTTTACTTTTGATTGTGAAGAAGCAAAATGGCTTATTGGATTTATAATAGTTGGTGCATCTACAGTGCCAAAGAAGCATCCGAGTAAATGGAAGACCATTATAAGACCAAACACCCAAGACTATAAGTTGAATATGATTGCAAATAGTTTATATAAGATAAGGCATTGGGACATTAGATTGGGTGATTATTCCGACTTAGATAATTGTAGGGCAACTTGGTTTATAGACCCACCGTACCAAGTAGGTGGAGAATATTATAAACATAGTAATAAAGGAATCAATTATTCAGAGTTAGCTACTTGGTGTAGGGGCAGGGAAGGTCAAGTGATTGTGTGTGGTAATACAGGAGACTCTTGGTTGGATTTTAAACCTCTAACTAATATGCGAGGAAGTATGAAGAATTCAATTGAGTGTATTTGTGAATTGAATGATAGAAGTTCTTTTGATTATTCTAAATTGTGGTGATATATATGATAAAAGGACAAGAAAAACTATGCAAAAAAATAGACTCACACACAATGGATACATTTCCAAGAACCTTATTACTTCTTGGTGAATATGGTAGTGGAAGGCACTCCATAGTTAAGTATATCGCTGATAGGTTTAAGTGTGAGGTAGAGGACATATCAGGTAAACTTACATTAGAGTACATAGATACCATAAATCAAAGAGTAACACCTATGATTTATGTGATTGACTCTAAAGAGTTAACAATTAAAAATGAAAATGTGATTTTGAAATTCCTTGAAGAACCCCTCAAAAATGCATTTATAGTGGTTTTAAGCGAGAATAAATACAATATCATCCCTACAATATTAAATAGATGCTTGGTGTGGGAGTTGGAGACATATAATATGTCACTTTTAAGACAATTTATTTCAAGTGATGTAGATGTTGAAGTGTTGCTTAGGGTGGCAACCACTCCTGGAAAGGTGATAAAATACCAAACATACCCAATTGATGAGATGATAAAATTGGCAACCAAAATTTTTACTAATATTGGGAAAGCAAACATTGCTAACGCATTGACTTTAAGTAAGTATGTAGCTTTTAAGGACGAGAAAGATAAGTTTGATTTTAACTTATTTCTGGATGTTTTGTTGATGGTTAGTAGAGACTTGTGCCATAGCAAGTTTGACAAATGTTTTCAAATATATGGGTTAACAAATGAATTGAACAACAATAAATACTTATTTAATGTCGATAAAAAAGCATTGTTTGAGCATTATTTGGTTGAGTTGAAATTATTAACAATAGGAGATAGGTAATATGTTTGAAAAAGTGAATAAGAGCCATCCTGATAAGGTGGCAGATAGAATTGCAGGCGCAATCGTAGACCTTGCTTATTCTAAACAATACAACCCAAAGATAGCGGTGGAAGTACTCATTGGACACGGGGTGTGTCATATTATTTCCGAATCTTCTGTGTCTTTTGTGAAAGATGAAGTTGAGCCTATTGTGGCAAGAATTGCAGGAAATGTTGAGGTGGATTTTGTAAGTGTGCCTCAAGATGAGCATCTTGCAAACAATCAATGTAAAGAGGTTAGATGTGGCGATAATGGTATCTTCAAGGGTGTGCCCCTTACTGATGAGCAGAAAAAACTATCATCTATTGCTAAAGGAATTCATTCAAAATACCCAACAGATGGTAAGTATATTATTAATGGAGACCAACTTATTATTTGCCAAAGCAATGCTAAAAATGAAGAACTGAAATTGATGTATCCTAACGCTATTATTAATCCATTGGGAGAGTGGACAGGTGGTACCAATGTGGATACGGGTGCTACCAATAGAAAACTTGGAAGTGATATGGCGGATAGTGTTACTGGTGGAGGTCTACACGGCAAGGATTTATCTAAAGCAGATGTATCTGTCAATATCTATGCATTTCTTAAAGCACAAGAAACTAACACACCTGTTGAGTTGTTTTGTGCTATAGGTGATAAAGAAATTGATGGAAAGCCATATTCCGAAGTGGTTGAGATTGCAAGGGAGTATATTAAGTCCGTGGGTGGATTTGAAAAATTCGCAGAGTGGGGAATAGTTTAAATATTACAGGGGGATAAACATTGACATTGCAAGAACTTAAAGAATCTATTGAGGGTGGCACATTCCAACCAACTACAATGATTATTGTTAGTGAGGACAAGTTTATCCCTCTTTTATATATTCATGAGATTTCAAAAAACTTTGATTACTCAATTTCTTATATTGATTCTCTTAATGAGTTGCTTAACATAAATGATGATATTTTTGGTGGAGTGGATGAGCCTACATCAGATTTGGTTATATTTAATACAGAATTAGTTGACTTTTCTGATGAATTGTTGTATAATAAAAATAACATAATCGTAATTGCTAATAAGATAGATAAAGCATCTAAAAAATTCTACGATGGAATGATTATTGAGGTGCCTAAGCTTGATGACTGGCAAGTTAAAGACATGGTTTATTCATTCGCGAGTGGTGTAAACACAAAAAGTTTGGATTGGTTGATACATAACTGTAATGGGGATGTTAATAGATTATATCAAGAGTCTATTAAACTTTCTATATTTAATGAGCAAGAGAGAAACAATGTATTTGAAGAGATGGTAGAGGATGGGGCGTTCAATGACTTATCCTCTAATACCATATTTAATTTTACTAACGCTATTCTTAAAAAAGACATAAATAGTTTACGAGCTATTTATGAGGAGATTGAAAACATTGATATAAATGATTTTGGTCTGCTAACAATTCTATATAACAACTTTTTAAATGTAATAAACATCCAACTTGGTATAAATCCTACCGCAGAATCATTGGGAATGAAGCCAGGGCAATTCAATGCAATAAGGCATAATTGTGGATATTATAGTAATTCACAATTAGTAGGGATATTTAAAATGCTTACTGATATGGATAGAAAGATAAAGATGGGTGAATTCCCCACCAATATTATGAGAGATTATCTTATTTTAAGCGTTTTGTCTCAAAAATAACTACACAAGGAGAATCTAATGATAGAATTAAATAAGGTATACAACATTGATTGTGTAGAAGGACTTAAACAAGTAGATGATAACTCTATTGATTTAATCGTAACTTCTCCTCCATACAATGTGGGCATTGATTATGATACGTGGAAAGATGAAATGCCTTGGCAAGACTACCTCAATTGGTGCAAAAAATGGCTAAATGAGTGCTTCAGAGTCCTCAAAGATGATGGAAGAATATGTATAAACCATTATATAGCATTCAGCTCTCCTTTTGAAGATACTTGTCAATTCCCTCTTATGGACTTTAGAACTTTAATGACAGAAATTGGGTTTAATGTACATAAACTTGCTATATGGGATGACAGAACGATGAATAAATACACTGCTTGGGGAAGTTGGCAAAGTGCATCAGCGCCTAATATAATGACGCCTTACGAGGGTATTCTTATTGCATATAAAAAGCAATGGGGTAAAATTAATAAGGGAGAGTCCACTATTACTAAAGAACAATTCATAGAATAAGCATAGGTTTAATTATAAAAACACAGATGCCAATAATTTGGGAGATAAGATACTAAATATTTCCAGAAAGAACACTCACCCCACGGTAAAACCAACAGAACTTATGCAATACCTAATTCGTCTTGTAACTCCTAATGGCGGAACAATTCTTGACCCCTTTAATGGTAGCGGTAGTACAGGTAAGGCTGCTATGTATGAAAATAGGGAAAGAAATAAAGATTATAAGTACATAGGAATTGAACTTACTGAAGAATACTTGCCAATTGCAAAGGCAAGAATTGAATACCCTTTAACTTGTGTACTACATAATGACAAGAAAGAATCAAAGGTAAAAGAACAACCGACTACTGAACAAAACAAAGAAGTAAACTTATGGTGATAAAATGAAATTGTTGATATATGCTGACCCTCATTGGAGTTCCTACTCCTCTATTGTAAGAAGTAGAGGAGAGAAATACTCCACAAGACTTGAAAACTTAATTAAGACAATGAATTGGATAGAAGTAGAGGCAGTAACAAAAGGTTGTGATGTCATTGTATGTCTAGGTGACTTTTTTGATAAGAGTGAACTTAATTCTGAAGAAGTTACATCATTACAAGAAGTAGCTTGGTCGGAGATTCCACATTGGTTTATTGTGGGTAATCATGAAATGGGAAGAGGAAATCTTGAACATAGTTCTTCTCACTTATTCAACTTATTGCCGACTGCCTCTGTAATAGATGAGGTAAAGTTTTTTAACACTAATGATACTACTATAGTATCAATTCCTTATATACTTGAAAGCAACAGAAAACCACTTAAAGACTACCTTGGGAATTATCCCCTAAAAGAAAATGTCATTATATTAAGTCATAATGACATAGCGGGTATTCAAATGGGTCAATTTGTATCAACCACAGGGTTTTCTATTGAAGAGATAGAAGAAAATTGTAATTTATTTCTTAACGGACATTTACATAATGACACAGAGATAGGTAATAAGATTATCAATGTAGGTAATATAACGGGACAAAACTTTAGTGAGGACGCATTTGCTCATACTCATAAAGCACTTATACTTGATACTGATGGAAAGAGTTTGACCCCTGTTGTAAATCCGCACGCTATGAATTTCTATAAAGTAGATTTAACTAATTGTAGACCTACCATAGATGATAAGAATATCCAAGATGCACTATCAAGTCTTAAATATCCTGCCGTAGCAACAATTAAAATAAATCCTGATATAAATTTTATTGTAAGAGATTTATTAACAACTTGTGAAAATATAATTGAATGTAGACTTATTACTGATGGTGTTAAGGGTGATGAACCTATTGAGAGCATTAGTAATGAAATAAATCTTGACCATATTCAAAAATTTCAAATGTATGTTATTGAGAATATAGGTAAAGATGAATTAACCTTAAATGAATTAGAAAGGGTGTCTAAATAATGGACATTAAATTTAAGAAATTACATATTGAGAATTTTATGTCTATTGGTGAAGCAGACATTGACCTTTCTGATAGAGCATTTACACTTATTGAAGGTGTAAACAATAATGAAAATGATAACGCAAGAAGTAATGGTTCTGGTAAGAGTTCTATTTTTGAATCTTTAGTGTGGACTCTTACAGGAACTACAATGCGTGGAAATAAAGATATTGTAAACTACAATGGTAACGGAGCCTGTAAAGTTGTACTCACACTCAATGTTGATGGTGATGAGTATGTAATTGAAAGAGGTGTAGACTAACATTTTTTCAATAACTCATATACAAATATTGTATATACTATTGAAGTATATTTTAAGGAGTATATGATTTATGTACGGATACATTTATAAAACCACAAATATATGTAATGGAAAAATTTATATAGGTCAGCACAAATCACCTGAATTTTGTGGTAATTCATACATAGGCAGTGGTAAAAAATTACTGTGTGCCGTGAAACATTATGGAGAAGATAGCTTTAGAGTTGAACTTATTGAATCAATTGAGAGAGAAGAACTGATGGATGAAAGAGAAATTTACTGGATACAATATTATGATTCAACTAACCAAGAAATAGGTTATAATATATCGTCAGGTGGCAATTGTAACCGAACTATGAAAGGCAAACTACATCCAATGTATGGTGTAAGCAGGTATGGTGCTGACAACCCATCTTATGGTAAACACTGGTGGACAAATGGTGTGATAAATAAGATAAGTAAAGAGCGTCCAGGTGATGGGTGGTACAAAGGGGTTTCTGACACCTTAAAACAAAAACATTCAGAATGTAGAAAAGGTAGAGACGCTTGGAATAAAGGACTTACTAAATCTACGGACGACAGATTAAATGGTAATAAGAATCCTCGTTCAAAAGAATTCAAACTTAATCTATCTAAATTAAATAGTGGTTCAGGCAACCCAATGTATGGAAAAGCAGGATATTTAAAATACAGATATATTTATGATAATAAAGAATTTTTAGGCAAGGGTGAACTAATTGAATATTTAAAAAACAATGGGTTCCCAACATTCAATGCTAATAATATTGATAGTATAGTTAAAGGTAAACCGTTGAGAAAATTTCCTGAATTAAAAGGTAAAATAGAACGAATAACCTTAAGTAAAGATGAAATCATTGAGGTAAGAAAAAAGTGGGAAAATACTTAAAAATACAAAAAAATGGGGTAGACATAAGTGGAAAAGGGTTGAGGCAAAGTGAATCATTACTTGAAGAATACCTCCCTGACCTGACATCTTCTCTTATTGGTTCAGTAATTGTTCTTGGACAAGGACTACCTCAAAAGTTTACTAATAATAGTCCTTCAGGTCGTAAAGAAGTGCTTGAAAAACTATTTAAGTCTGACTTTATGATTCAAGACTTAAAAGATAGAATTTCAACCCGTAAGGGTGAACTTAATGAAGAATTAAGAAAAGTGCAAGATAGTAAATTAGTGGCACTTACTAAATTAGAAAGTGCGATTGATACTATAAATCTTAATAATGCAAAACTTAAACAACTACAAGAACAGGATAGCCTTGAATTTGAGGCTGATGTACTTCATAAAGAGATTCTTGAGATTGAAGAACGACAAATTCAACTGAAAGATGAGATTGATACATACACAATTAAAAGAGACGATGCTAACACAAAAATATCCGCAGCTAAAATTAGAAAAGCAGAGATAATCAGTGAGATTGACAAGGATTATGAATCAACAAAAGAGTTTGCTACGGATGGTATAAATGTTTGTAAAGTTAAACTAAATTTAGCAGAAACTGAATATAGAAAAGTTAAAGATATTAAAGATGTTTGCCCCACTTGTGGTCAAAAATTACCTGAAGTTCACAAACCAGATTTAAAACCCTATGAAAAAGCAATTAACGATGCGTTGGCAGACCTTGGGCATTGGAACGAACAGTTAGATAATATTAAGACAGAAATTGCGAATAAGAAAGTAAGTAGTACAAAAGAACTCGAAGAAGATATTGTACTTTGTGAAAAAGAATTACTTGAATGTTCACTTAAAATAGATGAACTTAAAAATAGATATAGCAATAATGATAGAGCTCTAATAGAGAAAAGAAGATTATTTGATGAGAATATGTCTTTACAAAAAACCCGACATATTCAAATTCAACAACTACTTGAAGAGATAGAGAAGAAAGAGACATTAAAATCTAACGAGGAGATACATATAAATAACCTTCAAATTTCCGAGGAAGAGATAAATAATAGATTAGGTATTATAAGTAAATTTAATACAGTAATTACAAGAGATTTCCGTGGTTATTTACTCAACGATATTATTGTATATATAAATAGTAGAGCAAAAGAATATTGCGAAGATGTGTTTGGTACAGACTTAATTGACTTTTCTCTGGACGGCAATAACTTACTCATAAGCTACAATGGTAAAGAGTATGAAGCGTTATCGGGAGGAGAAAGGCAAAAAGTTGACCTTATTATTCAATTTGCAATAAGAGATATGCTTTGTAGACATACATCTTTTTCAAGTAATATAATCGTAATGGATGAGATTTTCGATAATTTAGATGATATTGGTTGTCAAAAAATTATAGATTTGATTACTAAAAAGTTGTATGATATAAGTAGTATATTTATTATTTCTCATCACGGAAATGAATTGAATATTCCGTATGATGATGTAATAAAAATTGAAAAAGATAATAATGGAATAACTAGGTTGTGTAATTAAAATGTTTTTTGATAAGCCTGATATACGATATGTAGATATGTGTATCTACATAGACAATAATGCCTATACGAGTAAATGTGAAAATGATTTGATATATGAGTACTTATATCATATTATAATGATGCTATCTGTTAAGTGGGATTATTTTGATTCTGTGAAGACTGCGGATGACTTCAGTTTATATGCTGCCTCTGTGTATTATATGAGACTGAAAGATAAAAGACAATTTGAGGAAAATTCCTCTATAGAGCCTATAAGAAGTATACTAAATTACATCAAAAAAACTTTATACTCTATAAAGGCAAGTTATATTAAAAAATACTTAAAAGAACAAAACACCGTTGGGGAGGACCAATTACTGTCATTGGACCTGGATGGGTTTAGATGTTTTGCTAGTCATCTAATATCTCCTCTTGACAAATGTGACTTTAGTTATTGTCTTGAGGATATTCAATATGTTATAAAGGACACATTGAAAACAGTTCCCTATAAGAAAAACTCTGTAATGTATCATAATATATATATTAGTTGTATATTAAGTTTTTTGAATTCTATCACCTTAAGAAACAGTGTGTTAAAAAGAATAAATAATTTTAAAAGGCCCACTAGTTTAACGGATGACTTATTAGAAAGTTTATATTTGAGAGAGAGATATAATTCAGTAATTTTATATCATCTTGATGATAGTATGAAAAACTATATTGCGATACTGACTAACAAAATTAGAGTCACTATAGCCAAGGAGTTATCATATACAATTCATAAAAGTATGCCGTCTTGTGTAAATATGAAAAATCTACTTATGTCAAATACTTTTGAGGAGGATGATTGCTAATAATGAGTATAAAAAGTGAATTAGACAAATTAAAGACAGAAGATATTTATTCAATGTTAATGTTCACCCTTTATCAATGTAGAAAAACAAATGAGTATTCCGCTATTAGTGAATTGTCTTATATTTTAGATGAAAAAAATCTTTTGAATTTGTGTGAGTACTTTGGCGGTCTAACTATAACTGTCCCTACTATTGAAGAGTTAGAGTTGTTGTTAAGTGGATTGACAGCCTATAAGAGTATCGTGATAGACAGATGCCTAGTTGAAGAATATTTTGACTCTTTGAATCAACACAAGGATAGAGTGGAAAAAATTAAAGATGTATATCTAAAAATAGTGGATGTTATGAAAGATTTTTCTTTCGGAGAATGTGATGTTTAATAGTAGACTGGAAAAAATTCGTGAAAATCTTTCTTATAGACATCGAGATAAATCAGATATAATGGAAGAGGCTATTAAAGTCAGATTAGATAAATCCTTGACAACATATACAAAAACATTAGATGCTGGTGTATCGTACATGTCAGTTAAAGATGAGATAAGAGTAATAAAAAAATTGTAGGTGAAAACAAATGAGCAAACTTATAGAGGATATATCCGCTATAACCACTTTACCAATAAAGACACTAGACAGATTGTTTGATAAGGGAGCTGAGTGTATATGTCATTCAGTACTAGAAAGTAAACTTAATGGAGAATCTGTTTGTAGTATAGATATATCTGTTGGGGAAATAAAAGTGATTATTAGTAACGATACTATTTCATACAGATTTATACCATCAAATAAATTAGAAGCGATGCTTGTAGACACTATTGTAAATAATAATGACCCACTTGTAAAAGATATTGAAGATACATTAATAAATAGAATTCTAAATACATATAAGGATTTGGTTTAATATGAGCGGTGATATGATTGTGAAAACTGATGGGCTTGATGAATCAATTTCTAAAATAGCACAAGAAATCATAAATGAGAATGATGTTGATTCTATTAAAGACCTAACACACTTGTTCAATCTTAATCAAGCCAAGAAAAATGTTATAAGAGTAATAAAGTTGAATGGATTGTTGGACACTGTGTCCGATAAAATCATTGAGAGATTTGAAAAATATCCTGATAATTTTAGTAGTGCGGATTTGTTGAATTATTTACAGGTCACCCAAACTGCTATAGATAAGGCAAATAAAAATTTAAATCTTGTAGATGACACTCCTGTAATTCAAGTAAATCATAATAATCAATTAAATGTAAATATAATTGATACATATGATAGAGAATCTAAAGAGCGTGTTCTCGACTATATAAAATCTGTGTTGGCCAATTCAACTGACTCAAATGATGTTTCGGAATACATTGAAATAAAAGACGAGGTAGATAATGATGAATGAATATTTGATACCATTGGATGGGGAGTCCTTTGACGAATATCGTTTAAGAGTTTATAAAGCAAAACAACTTGGAGAATGCAATCTTCGTTGGACAGACATCGCTGAAATGTTTGGGGAATCTTTTGGTGTGTTCAAGGATGAGAGTAAATGGAGAAAAGAAGCAAAAGAAATGCTAATAGCTAATGTTGAAAATGTTACCTCGGAAGAGGAAAGCATAAAAGAAGACTTAAAAGAGCTGATTCTTAAGTACAAGAAAGAAAGAGTTAAGCTTTCTGATGAACGTGTGCAAAATAATGCCTATATCAGAGGAATCTCAAGAGAAGAAACAATCAAAGAGATTGCGTTAAAAGTTGCTCAAGAGATGAGTAGCAAGAAAATTCTAGACACCAATTTTATTAAGTCTGTGTATACCCATACAGATGATTGTGAGGGTATTTTACAATTGTCCGATTGGCATTATGGTATTGATATTAATACATACTGGAATGTATTTAACACAGAGGTGTGTAAACAAAGAGTTTCTAAATTGCTAAAAGAGACCATTGAGTTTTGTAATTTCTTTGGTGTTCATAAGATGCATATTGTAAATCTATCAGATTTAATTTGTGGTAGAATACACTATACATTAAGACTTCAGTCTCGTATTGATGTAATAACTCAAATTATGGATGTATCTGAGATATTGGCAGAGTTTATCTCAGAACTAACATCAAATGATATATTTGTTGAATACTATGATTGCTTGGACAATCATAGTAGATTGGAGCCAGATAAGAGTGCTTCATTAAATTTGGAATCACTTGCTAGAATTACTCCTTGGTATCTTAAGGAAAGATTGAAAAATAATCCAAATGTAAGAATAAACGCCAACTATTATGATGAAGACATAATTGATTTTGAGGTTATGGGATATAAAGTTGGAGGTGTTCACGGGCATAAAGATAAGCCTTGCAAGGTCGTAGAGGGACTAACTTTAATGACTAAGCAAAATTTCGATTTAATTTTAACTTCACATTTACACCATTTTAATAGTGATGAAAAGAATGAAGTTGTAGTGGTTAGTAATGGGTCACTAATGGGTACTGATTACTACGCAAAGGACTTGAGATTAAGTTCAGTACCATCCCAAAATATTATTTTAGTCAATAATAAAAGTGTTATAGACTACATCCATCGTGTTGTCTTGAAATAATATTGTATAAACATATATAAGCACTCATATAAATCTATAAGTCAAAAAAAGTAAGTCCCATTAAATTGGGTAAGTCTTAAACATGTAAGGAGATTATAAATATGAGATTTTATTCAGACGAATTAAAGAGATTTTTTGAAACCGAGGAAGAGTGTCTTTCTGCAGAAGAACAGGCAAGAGTTGCCGCTGAGGAAAAGAAGGTAACGAAAGCTAAACTTGCAAAAGCAGTTGAAGATGCGGATAAAGCACTTGACAAGGCATATGAAAATCTTAAATTAGCTGAGGAACAAGTAGCAAAACTACAAAAAGAATATGATGATAAAGTAGATGCTATTATGACTCCCGCACACGATGAGATTAAAGCGTGTGCAAAAGCAAGAGCAGAAGCAATTAAAGATTTCAATGATAATTTTGGTGCATATACCACCACATATAGTGGAAATAAAGCAATTCAAGAACTTGATAAGCTTGATAGTATGATTAATCAATTCTGGAAAAGATTTTATTTCTAATAAAAAATAAAGAGTGCTTATAAATAAAGATAACATCGGGAGATTAGTTGCAGAATTATAGATTAAAAGTCAGGGTTATGCAACACTTAACCCTGACTTATTTTTAAGTAGGAGAAGAATTATGGCTGTAAAACACATAAAAGAATATTATGAAAAAGTATGTACCCAATACATACAAATGAATGAAGAATTGAAAGATTTTCAAAAAGAGGTAGAGAACGGCATTGTAGAACCTGAAAGAATTGAAAATCTTAAAAAGATTATAGAACCACTAAAAAATAATTATATGACACTATCCTGGGTTATGTTTTTGTTAAACAAGCCAACTAGAGAGTCAAAAAGAGGTGGCTATGAAAAAAGAATGACAAAGTTCACATCTAAATTAGACACCTCATTTAATGACCAAGGAATCATAACCCAAAATGAAAAAGTACTAGATGAATTAGGTAGGTTGTGATGTATATGGAAAAGTTTTTAAGTGACATAGGAATAGAACAAGTTGGACATTACACAAATAATAATTCTTATGTCATTGACATTGAAGATTCAGATGAGTATGGAAAATTTTATAGTAGGTTTGACAAGAGTGGTCTTGTGGAAGAGGATGATGATGCCAGTACAATAACTCTACACAACTCAAACATTATTTTTAGGTCAGATGATTTTCAATTTAACTTAATCGCAGATTTTGACCAAGACACATATAAATTAGTTGCAAGAGAACTTTAAGGAGATGAATTAATGGATATTATTACTGATATTGATAAGCTATCTGTTAGAGCAGATGAGGTTGATGTTAGAAAAGAAAATTCGTTGATAAGAGAAATTGTTGTAGAATTAAAAAAGACAATCAGAGAAAACAATTTAACAAGTCTTTCCTCTACACAACTTGGATATGATAAAAGAGTTTTTGTTATCAACTTTAATGGAGAATTAAGAGCATTTGTAAATCCTGTAATTACAGAGGTAAAGGGATTTGAGTTGTCTAGAGAGACATGTCCCAGCATTCCTGATAAGACTTTCATTAGACCCAGACATAATGACATTAGAGTGATGTATCAAACACCTCTTGGGAAGATTGAATCAAAACAATTTTTAGGATTGGCGGCAAAGATATTTCAACATGAGATTGACCATCTTGATGGATTATTATTGTCAGATATAGGTCTTGAAATTGATGACGATTTTGATAATGCCTCAGATGAGGATAAGATGAAAGTTATTCAAATGTATCTAGACTCATTGGATATCAGACAAAAAGAGATGAACAAAGAAATTGATAATGATAAAGAATTGAAGCAACTTTCAGATGGAATTAAATTTATGGAAAAAGTTAAGAAAGGAGAAGTTCAGATAGAAAGAGTTCCTGTTGAAAAAGATAACGACACGGAATCCTCAACTTCTGACACAGACAATGAAAATGAGTGATAAAGAAAAAGAAATAGTATTAGATACTATTCAACTTAAAAAGATTACAACAGATTATAACTCAAAAAGTAAATATGTACCAGCTCAATCTGAGCCCATCTACATAGATGGTGCGGTCGAAGTAGGACCTTGTATCGTGGTGGGAGATGGTATTACATCGGTGGAAGGTCTCATAGTCAACGGCAAAGCTTTTCAAGTGTCTGCTGATGTGAGTGAGGCAATTACCAATTCTGTACAGAACGTTACATCGCAGTCAAATTTTGGCTACTCAGTAGTGACCCCACAAGAAGATGAAGTTTCTGGTGATTTGGAAGACCCAGAAAAATTAGCCAAGATTGGACATTCACACACACTTTCTTATGACACCTTAAAGAAGCTCGGAGTTAGAAAAATACATTCTGGTACTGAAGAGCCTACTGATGACTTTGGTGAAGTAGGAGATATTTATATTAAATATCAAAGCAGTGGCGAGTAAGGAGGGGTATTAGTGGCTTCTACAACATCGAGCACAACAGGAAATTGGGTTCCTTTCGGTGGTGACTATCCATATGCTGCGTACGGGTATGGAGACTCAGTAAAATTTTATATTAAATTTTATTATAATACTTCCTCAACCCCAACTGAAGCTTATTTTAGAGCAGAATTCAATCATCCAACAGCTAAAACAGGCGCCTACACAGATTTCTTTTTTCTATATTTTCCAGCAGGGGCAGAAATAACAAGTAGTAATATATTGCATAATGGCGGAGATGGGACATCCACTGCCTATAACTATCAAAGAGTTATACCTGGAAATGTATACTTTAAAGTGCCTAAGAGCATAGATGCCAAAACAGTTACTATACCGGAATTTTGGATTTGTAATCAGGGCAGACAATTTTCTCCTGTAAATAAGTTTAGGGTGGATGCTTTTGAGAAGGGTGGAACAAGAACACAGTATTGTACCAAATACACCAGTAAGTCAAGCTCTAATCCAGGCGAGAGAAAATTACCTGAGTATACCAACGCTCCTGTGATTGAAAAACTTGATAAGCCGACTATACTTAATGCACGACAAATTAATAATAATTTACATATTGAGTATAAATTACCAAACGACTACCAAAATGGAAATGCAACAAATAAACTTACAAAAGCCTATGTGTATTGGTCTCTATCCGGTAATATAGAATCTGCTGGTAATATGATGGCATTAAGCACTGACAAAAAGGACAGGCAAAGTTCAGTAGATATAAAAATTCCTTTTTACAATGGTAAAGATGAAAAGGAAACTCCAATAGCTTTCTCAATTTCAGTTCAAGGAGAATATTATGCCCCAGTTAATGCCACTCCTAAAACTGTAGATTGCAAATACTACATACCCCCAACATTAATGTCAGGAGGTAAGTTATATGTTGGAGACAATGAAGGGAATGAACTTTCTGGCAATATAATAGCAACTCCTGATGCACATTATTGGTATTATCCTAATGAGGCTTCTAAAGGAAATGGAAATTCCCCTGTATCTTATAAACATAGCTTATACATAATTACTTATGATAAAGAGAGTTTAGAAATAGAGCCACAAACGACATATATTACTTCAATAACACAAGAAGAAAGTGTTTCTCTAATTGATGTTTCAAAAGTATTAGAAGATATATCATCCCAACCATTAGACCCCGGTAAATTTATTCAATTTAAATCTGAAGTATGGACAAAGTGGCCAGATGAGAATGGTAATCTTGTAGAGTATCGCAGTGATAAATACTCAACTGCTGTGTCCAATATGATAGAAATAGTTCCGGGAGGACCTATCATTATAAAATTGTCAAAGGATAAAATTATACACGGTATACCTTATGTTAAACACACAACAAATAGTGAGGACGAGGTTGATGGTGGAGTGTGGTCGCTTGGAACTGATGTATATATCAAAACAAAAAATAACAAGTGGGAACATTCTGTAGAGTGAGGGTTGATTAAAATGAATTTTATTTATTTAAGGGGAATAATAAAAAACATAAGACCTTCTCATTCTATCGGTGGAATAGTCTTTAACAAAGCAGATTTAATTGTAAAAAGAAATGATGGCACAGAAGATTTAGTTGTTGTAAAGTTTAAGCAATTTAGTCTTAACTGTCAAGAAGATTCAGAAGTAGAATTAATTGGAAATATCAGGTCTTTCTCACAACAAGTGGAAGGAAAAAATAAGGTTGAGATTTATGTATTCTCATACTTTGATGATGTTCCAAATAATGATATGTATAGTAATGTGACCAATATTGCTAAATTAGATGGTAAGATTTGTAAAAAAGATATTATCAGAACAACTAAAAATGGGAAGCATTATATTCATTTTATAGTTGCCAACAATTTAATTTTGGAAGATAATCAAAAATTAAATAGTTATATACCGTGTGTTGCTTGGGGAGAATTGGCTAAAACTATATCAGAGTTCTATAACATAAATGACTCAGTTCATATTGAAGGACAACTACATAGTAGAGAGTACAAGAAGAAAATAGATGAAAACAATGTAGAACTTAGAGTAGCACATGAATTTGCTACCTTATCTATAGAGAAAGTGATATAATGAATTTTGAATATCTTATAAAAATAAAGAAGGAAGATTCTATTGACATTGAAAATGTAGGCAATTGTGCTATTGATGTTTTCAATGATATGGGATTTGAGTGGATACTTTTAATAAGTACTGATGAAGGCATTACCGAAATACTAGAGTATGGGCCTATTGTTCCTGATATAGAAAAACTTCCAAACAGTGTTTCATACACATATGATAGAATTAATTATAGTCAATCAAAAATAAGCACAAGAATAGATAAATTTTTGAATGCCGGATATAGAATGATTACCCAAGCCAGTGAGATTTCAAAAGAAGAAGCTAAAGAAAAAATGAGAAATTTGGTGAGTTATGTATGTTGGTAAGTAAAGATACAATTAAAGACAGAAATGGAAAAATACTTGGTTTTGTGGAGACAGACCATTTAGGCAACAAAACGGCAAGAGATTTTTATGGTAGAATCCTTGGCACTTATAGTAAAACATCGAGACTAACTAAAGATTTTTATGGTAGAATTGTGGCTCACGGAGACGCCACAACTGGTCTTTTGTATAGAAAATAATAATAAAAATAACTACTGACTAAAAATCAGTAGTTATTTTTATTATAGTTGATTTTTATTTGTTTTTAATATATAATATAATTATACTAAATAGGTACAGTTGATAAGAAGTTTACTAATGGCACTTGTAAATTTATTTGATGTAAGTTTAAATAAAATAGTTGATTTTTTTTATTTTAATGATTATAATATAAGTATAGACTTAATTAATTGAGAGGAAGATTTTTATGTTTATTTGTTTGAAGTGCGGCGAAGTTTTTCTTGAACCCGGTACTTATCGTGAAAAACATCCTTACGGAGACACCTACGCAGAGGAGCTCTTTGCTTGTTGTCCGGAATGTTCAGGAGAAATTACCGAGGCATCTCAATGTTCTCAATGTGGAACCTATGTTCCCGACCATGATATTAATGGTAGTATTTGCGAGGAATGTATGATGGACAACAAGAAGTGTATTGCTAAAGCTATCGCCAACTTGTTCACAAAAGAAGAGTTTAATAATCTTCCTGATGATATTTTTGATGACATTTGGGAGAATGTAGAAAATGCCTATAAGGAAGAGGTTAATCAATGATTAATATTAAAGAAACGATTGATGGACTGAAATCCTACTCATTCAAAACAAAAGTAATTTTAGATGCGACAAAACTATTAGAAGGATTATTAGAGGAAAAGGCACTTCAACAATCACATTGGGAAATAAACCCAGACGGATACTATCCTTATTGTGCCTTGTGTGGTGAAGAGCCGAGGGGCGGTTATATGACACCACATTGTCCAAATTGTGGGGCAGAAATGCTCAACAAATATGATACTCATAATAAATAAGGAAAGTTAATATGAAGCCTTTTATGTCTAATGAGTGTTATCACCCACATTGTATGAGAACAGATTGTGACAAATGTATTTACTATACTCCTAAATTCTTGGGCATTAAAGTTCCTATTTGGTTGACAAAGATTTTTTACTACATAGAAAATAAATTAACTAGGAGGTAACTATTATGATGTATGTTAGAATTAAATCCTACAAGGAAGGCGTCTTTACTGGATGTGAGCAGCTGTACTCTAACTGTAATACGCTTGACGAAGGCATTCAGAAATTTAGAAGAGATTATCCTGAGCACGAAAGTTGTTTGATTATTTCCGAGTATTATGACGCTGAAGAAGAGTGCAATAAAGAACACTTTGAAGTATGTAAGGCTTGCGGTTGTGTTCATTGAGAGGTGATAGTATGCAAGTTGTTCTTGACTTGAAAGACTTCTGCCGAAAAGCTCCTAACTCTGATGAGCGGGATTACAATGAGCAGTTCTATCGCTACAATATCACGGATATGGGAGAGGTTGTAGCAGTTGTATGGTTTGCTCAGATGGTTGACAGTGGTAACATCTATTCTGTCAGCGTAGCCATCAAAGATGAAGTTGTCCGTGATATCTGCGAAGTATTTGTGCGTTGCGGATTGTCTCGTGACATATACTATCCCAGTGACTTTCACATATCGTTGTTGAGCAAGAGACTCAACACTCAAAACTTTGATGACTTTAAGATGGCTCTTGATGCAGCATATGAGATTGTTAATAAAGTAATGACTATATTCGATTCTCCCGAACACCTCAATCCTTACAAGGAGGCACATAAGTAATGAGTACTATTCTGTTGTTATACTATCGAGCACCTTATGTGGATGAGCCTGAACTGATTTGTGCTTGTGACTCACAGGATGCAGTAAATAAGAAGATATATCAACTACGCTATATGCATCCTGACGCTTATATTGATATCAATAGATTTGAAACTATCAGAGTAGAGCATTTCAAAGGAGTTGTAACAAACTGATGTATTGCAATGTTAAAGGCTGTAAGTATAACAGCAATGGTTACTGTGAGATTATTAACTACATCACAATCAGTGAAGATGGTGAGTGCGAAGACCGGTTTATTGTTAATAACTACAATTATAAAGATGTAGATGAAGATGAATAAATGCAAAGAGTATTGAAACTCATGAGGAGGAATATGATGAATAACTATGGAAAGTTTAGAGCTTTAGATGTCAGGGAGCTTATCGAACTTACAAGTTTAGCTGGAACTGTCTATAACTCTCATATTCAAATGCAAATTGAATCTCAACTAAAGATAGTTGTTATCGCTAATCGTGTTGACAGTAACGAGAGATGTCGTATCGTATTTACTAAACCTGACCCTGACATTGTACAGTTTATAGGGAAAACAAAATACTATGGGTATGAAGGCCCTTGGGAAACGATTGTCCCAGGTGACGTCTTTGAAATAAAAGAAACTAATACATATGATATAGTAACTATCTTGTAAGGAGGAATAATAGATGGCAAATGTAAAAACTTGTAAAATTGAATTTATTCTGGAGGACAATGAACTTACAATGAATAGCTGGAACGATGGCTTTGATGTCCTTCAGATTATCGGGTTACTTGAGCGCAAGAAAGATGACTTGTTGACTCAAATCAGAGACTCTGCTAACTTTGACCGCAAGTGTGTTACTGATGACGGCGTAATTGATATCACAGAGAAAGAGAAGTAACATGCAGTATTATGTTATTAGAGATGCTGACACTGGCATGTATTGGCGTGGCAAAGGCGTTAACAAGTGGGGACAATACTATAACCAATGTAGTATATTCCGTATTAGAGGTCAAGCTGAGTCAAGCTTACGAGAGATACAGATAAGAGATGCTAAGAACGCTGAAATAGTTCCTATTACAATTCATGAGGAAGCGTTTTGGGTAAAGCCTTCTCTAGGGTCTCAAGAGTTCTGCAGTAACTGCAAACTTACTGCTAAAATGATATTCGGTATACTTCCTCCGTTCTGTCCTCATTGTGGCAGTCCTATGAAAGAAGAAGTATACAAATTGTATGAGGAGGACACTAAGTAATGAACATCACAACTATAGCTGAAAAATATCGCAACGGCGACTATAATCATCCCATCAAGTATGGAAATAAAGTATCTGCGAACTATGTATTTGATGAGGAACTGTCTGTTCGTCGTAATCGTGAAATGGTAGAAGAGCATAATGCAAAGGTAGAAGCAGAAAAGAAAGAAGCTTATGCTAAACAAGCAGAACTGACTAAGCAACTTGCTCATGATGTTACTTGCTATATTACAGAGAACTATTATGTTGATTATCAAGTAGCAAGTAAGATTGAACGCTTCTGCTATGATAAGTATTACTCTGACGTTTATGATTACCTCAGCCAGATTGATACTATTGCAGAATTTGTTGAAGGTATTATTTCTACTATGAAAGATGAGGGCATTCTTAATGTCTGAAAAAGTTGAAATTGTTAGATGTATTAACTGCATCTATTCTAAGCCCATTGATACAACTATGCCTCCTTATAAGTATTATCGTCCCGAGTGCATTATTTGTCAATGTGAAGACGTGGTTGGAGATGAGCCGATGGTTTATCTTCCTAATCATTTTTGCAGCTTTGGTAAGGAGAAATAAAATGTTTAAGAAATACTTTGAAAAAAGAAATAAATTCAAATGCCCCTACTGTTCCGCAGATATTGAATTAGGATTGTGGGAATGGTTGAAGTGTCCACATTTCTTTGATATCTGGAGATTTGTTACATGTCCTGTTTGTAAAATAAAACTTTGGATGAAGAGAGTGAAACCGGATGACAACAATTGAATGGATTATTATCTGTGTAGCTATCTGTGGTGCTCTTATCGGTTGTGTCAGTACTTATGCTGTTATGAAGGCTGCTGAACAACGAAAGTGCTTACATAACTTTGTTGAAGTTCTCCGTGTTGATGCTCCTGGCGTACATAAGGTAGCTTATATCTGCGAAAAATGCGGTAAAGTAAAGAAGGTGCACCTCTAAATGAGTAAAGTAAGATATTTTAGAAATAGATACCTACCAGACCTAGAAGCATCTATCAATAAGTTTATTAAGGATAAAGATGTAATCAATGTATCATGTGCTGTTGTTGAGGACGGCTTTGGTCTTCAGTATATATCTATTGTAGCTTATAGGGAGTATCATAATAACAACGGAGGCGATGTTGATTGAGTGTACATAAATGTCCAATATGTGAAGGAAGGGGACAAGTGCCAGCAGGATTTTACTATACATATAAATCCTCTACTGTGGTGAATACCTGCCCTGAAACTTGTAGGAGCTGTAATGGTAAAGGTGTTATCTTTGATACAGATTGTTTCTATCCGTATACTAACACACCCCTACCTGATGATTACACATTCGATTACGGCACAATTTGTGCTAGTAATAGTTGTTCCAATTGTGGCCATAATGACTGCGGAATGGTAGATACTTCAAATACTGTTAAGTATAAGTGTGCACTAACTAACGAATGGCACGAAGCAGGACACACGTGTAAAGATTGGTGTGGGCAATGCTTAAAGTTATTTACAGGAACTGATGTACCCGACATTTCAGATTATATTTCACTCACAAACTTAAATGCTACAGGAACGGAGGAGAGTACTGTTGAATTCGTCAATGGAACAAACACAACAGAACAAACCGCTGACTGAAGAATCAATGGCGGAAATGGTGTATGAAAAACTTAATGAAGCATATCGTAAAGGCTATAACGATGCTTGTGACGTTGTTTCAGAAGTGCTGATGTCTCACGCAAATGATTTCGGCGACCAGAAGATTAAGATGGTTGTAGAGGGATTAGCGAGTACAATCAAAAAATGTCATCTTAAAGAAGATTGTAAACATCTTGTAGGAACAGGAGAGATGAATAATGAGTAACAATGAAACTGATAAGAAAGTAACTATTAAGCGTAGAGGCGATGGTGTTTACGATATCTATGTCAACGATAAACTTGTAGAAAGTAAGGGCTCAGCTCGTTCTGCAAGTGAGTTTGTAGAAGCTGTACTTAGTGAGGACTTCAAATGAGTAGACTGAGTACAAACACTAAAATTGTTTACTGTGCTGTTTACTATACGGAAGATGGATTTGGGGTGCGAGAAAACGATAATGAATCCATTGACTATGATTTTGAGGACGATGCTATTGATGCTGCTAAGATGTATTGTTCTATGATGAACGAGAATATGATTAATATAAATAGCAGTAAGCATTATTTCGCTCGAATTGAGAAGAGGATTGTTCCGATTTATTGTTGAGGTGAGTTAAGTGACTACAACAAATGTTCTCTTGTATTACAGGACTAAATCAGGTGATAGAATTCTTCTTTGCTCTTGTGACACAGATAATATTGCTCAGAAAAAGAAGATTGAATACTACACAGAGTATCCAGATATGTTTTCTTTTCTTGAACGATTCGAGACTCAAATTATTATACACTTCAAAGAGGAGGACTTCAAATGAACAACATGGAGTATATCCGTAACTTGATGGTTATACATAGAGACTTAGCTCACCACATTACTGACTCAACAAAAGTCAAATTTGATGAAACAATTTCTGCCGCCATTCTAGCGCTTAGTAGATGTGAAGAATTAACAGAGAAGGAAGTTAAAGAAAATGAAATGCCCTAAATACATCAAAGAAGCATTACGACAAAGAGCTAATCACGCAGCGAGGTTCACTGAACTTGATGTTATGATTGGTGAGTGGTTAGAAAAGAATCACTTAATTGACGAAGTTGAAGACTATGATATCTACGGCGGTTGTGAAGCATATTGTAATCCTGATTCATCTTCTGCTAGAATATTGGAGGTAATTGAAAATGCCTAACATCACAGTTCCTAACTTTGATTCTGACAGTGAAATTGCTGTTTTCGTGAAGGATAGTTCACCTTGTACTCTTGGAAGTACTTTCGGAGTGATGAGAGATGAACTTATTGAAAAGATTCAACTTGAGGAAAAGAAATATGCATTAACTGAGCGGGAAAAGATTTTTGTAGACGCCATCTATGATTTACTAGATGTATTAGATAGAGACCTTATTCAAAGAGTCAGCTCAAGGATGAGATAATAGATATTACTATTGTCTTGTGATTAGTGATGTCTTTCTTACTATTGGAACTACTATGGGCAATTTGAAATAAATGATATGAAAATTTTAGACTATTAATTTTTTTAATAGTTGACTTTCTTTCTAAGAAGTAGTATAATTATAACACAACAAGAGGAAAGAAGGTACTATATTATGTATGAGTTTAAAGATTTTGTCCCCGCTAATAAGATTTGGCCCAACGCTACTGCTCCTGTTTACAAAGGTGTTAAGTCTGGTCTCTGCACTGGTTGGTGCATTGAGCTGAATACTTGGAAGGGTGAAACCTTCTGGCATTCCTGCACTTTTGCCTATGGCACTCCTGAGGAATTGTTTAACGATGATTTCTGGACTTGGTGTTTTGAGGAACACGGCTGGACTCCTACTGGTCGTATCTCCTTCCGTGGGTACTACATTGAGGAGTATGATTGTGGTGAGCGTGATTACTACTACATCGAGTGTGACGAAAATGGTAACATACTGAAGGGGGAATAATCATGGCTAGACTTATAAATTTCTGGATAATGCGGTCTTGCGGTTATGAATGTAGTCACTGCGGCTCACTGAGTGATGAGCCTATTGAGTTGTGTCCGTGTTGTGATTCTGATATGGAAGAGTACGACGAGGAGGAATGAATAATGACCCTTGTAGAAAAAAGACAATTAAGACACCCGAATACTCATACTTTTATGTATTATAATGCTAATCCTAAAAATAAGATAACTACGGACTGTGTTATCAGAGCGTTATGTACAGGGATGAGAAAAGAATACAATGAAGTAGTTTTAGAACTTGCTAAAATGCAATGTGAGACTGGGTACGATGATGGCGATGTGTCTCTCATTGATAGATACTTGAAGAAAAACGGTTGGACAAGATGTAAACAACCTAGAAAGAAAGACAATAAAAAGTATACAGGGGAAGAGTTTTGTCTTAAGCTTCAGCATCCCATTTATTGTGAAGAATTGACTTCGTTGCCTAATGAATTCGATTGGCAACATGTGATTGCAAATATTGGAGGACATCACATTGTAGCCATTGTGGATGGCAAAGTACATGATATATGGAATTCTACACATAAATCTATCGGCACTGTCTGGGTTAAAGAATACTAACCCAGACTTTATTTTTATAACATCTTTATTGTATATAATTATACAAATATTTTTATAAGGAGACTCACAATAATGAAAGTTATTAAAAGAAACGGTGATAGAGTAGAGTTTGATATTGAAAAAGTTAGGTCCGCAATAACAATTGCCAACGACAGTGTTGAGCCTGCCTATAAGCGTATTACAAAAACTTTAATAAATCAAATTACAGATGAAATTTCTGATGAATATACAAGCAAAAATAGAACAAAGTCAGTTGAGTATATTGCTGACCAAGTAGAAAAGAAACTTGTACAGTACAATGCCTACGATGTTGCGAAAGAATACATTACATACAGATATCTACACACAATGGCTCGTAGTAAGTATGATGACTTGATGGATGCTATTAAAGTAAAGTTGGGAGCAGAGGATGTTCAAAATCAAAACGCTAATGTTGACGAGCATTCATTTGGCGGTCGTGTAGGTGAGATGGCTAACTTAATCAATAAACAATTTGCTCTAGATTATCTGCTATCTGATATGGCAAGACAGAATCATCTGAATAATGAGGTTTATATTCATGATTTAGATGCTTACGCGGTGGGTAGTCACAACTGTATGTCTATCCCCTTTGACCACTTACTTGAAAATGGATTTAACACTCGTCAGACTGATGTAAGACCTGCGGGGTCTGTTAACACAGCTTTTCAACTTGTAGCTGTAATATTCCAACTTCAAAGTTTACAACAGTTTGGTGGGGTCAGCGCTACACATATAGACTGGACATTAGCGCCGTATGTGCGATTGAGCTTCTTGAAGCACTACAATATGTTAGTTGATTTCATTCAATCTATCCCATTTATAGGTAAACTGTCAAAAGTTAAAAAACGACAAGTTCTTGACCCCAAGTCAGTGTCAATCAATGACGAGAATGTTTACAGTAGAAAAGGACTATTCAATAAACTAGTACACAGATATGCTAAAAAGCTTACATATAAAGAGGTGTATCAAGGCGCTGAAGGTCTATATCATAATCTGAATACATTACAAAGTAGAAGTGGTAACCAACTTCCTTTCACTTCTATTAACTACGGTACTTGTACAACAGAAGAAGGAAGAATGATTACTAAAGCATTGTTAGAGGTAAGCATCAGGGGTCTTGGAGAAAAGAGAAGAACTTCAATCTTCCCTTGTGGCATCTTTCAATGTGCTAAAGGTGTAAATAGAAAACCTGGTGACCCAAACTACGATTTGTTTAAGTTAGCTTTGAAGTCAACATCACAACGATTATACCCTAACTACGCTAATGTAGATTGGTCAGGTAATGCTGGTTATGATGTTAATGACCCAAGAACTTATTTCTCTACTATGGGATGTCGTACTGCTAATGGTTGGGATGTTAATGGATTGGGTCAACAAAAGGATGGCAGGGGAAATATCTGCCCTGTGACAATTATCCTACCTACATTAGCTATGCAAGCTAAAGAACGATTTGAACGCATCTGTAGAGGTGAGGAAGAGGAGCCTATTGGTGCAGAGGGATTTGATGCTGTTGACTACTTCTTGATGCTACTTGATGTAAAGATACACGAGGCTAAAGATATGTTAATTGAACGCTTCGAGTGGATTTGTTCTCAATCCCCAGAGGCTGCAAAGTTCATGTACGAGAACAATGTTATGGCAGGGTATATTCCAGAGGAAGGAATTCGTTCTGCTCTCAAGCACGGCACATTGGCTATTGGACAACTCGGACTTGCTGAAACACTACAGATTCTTATCGGTTGTGACCACACAGAAGAAAGAGGAATGGATGTAGCTAAAAAGATAGAGGAGTTATTCAAGACCCTTTGTGCGGAGTTTAAGAAAGAGTACAACCTTAACTTCGGTGTCTATTTCACACCGGCTGAAAATCTTTGTAAGACAGCAATGATGAAATTCAAAGAAACGTATGGTGTAATTCCGAATGTGTCAGACAAGGATTTCTTTACGAACAGTATGCATGTTCCTGTATGGAAAAATATTTCAATCTTCGACAAGATTGATGTTGAAGCACAACTAACTGGTTACAGTAGTGCAGGGTGTATCACATATGTAGAACTTGACACTACAACAAAGAATAATCTTGAAGCATTAGAGACCATTGTTAACTATGCTATGGATAAAGACATTCCGTATTTTGCTATCAACATTCCGAATGACTTCTGTGTAGATTGTGGATATACAGATGAATTTGAAGATGAGTGTCCTGAATGTGGAAGCAAGAACATTATGCAGTTAAGACGAGTGACCGGTTATTTGACAGGAAATTATACTACTGCATTTAATTCTGGTAAGATTCAGGAAGTAAGAATGAGAGTAAAACATGGCTATGAAAAATCGGATTGTTAATATAACATTAAAATCTATCGGGGCAGGAATGTGTATAGCTTTAGGGCTATACGCATTTCTACACTTAGATGCTATACTTGGAAGTTTTGTGTTCTCAGTTGGACTGCTTAGTGTGTTTACACTTAACTTCAACTTATACACAGGACTTGTTCCTTACGCGTCTATTAAATCTATACCGATGCTCGTTCATGTTGTAGCAGGAAATGCTATTGGATGTCTTATAATGTTGTTGTTACCACATTTGAACTCTGCTGATGTTATTGCTGCCAGTAAACTATCTGAACCGTTGTTAGTAGTTTTTGTTGAAGCAATTATGTGCAATATTCTTATCTATATTGCAGTGGAAGCAAACAAACAGCATAATACTATAACAGTAATACTATCAGTAGCAACATTTATAATATGTGGGTTTGAACACAGTGTAGCAAACATAGCACTATTCACTGCTGCGAGAATGTTTTCTATTGATATGTGTGTGCACTTGTTGATTACTATTGCTGGAAATGCCTTCGGCGGAATCCTTATTAGAAAGGTACATTGTGGATTAGATGAGAATAGCAAAGATAGAAAAAGACTCGTTGAATAATGGCCCAGGCGTTAGACTTGTAGTGTGGTGTCAAGGGTGTTCCATCAGATGTGAAGGTTGCCATAATCCTGAGACTTGGGATATGTTTGGTGGCAGAGAGATGACATATGGTGACATTGAGGAAATTATACAATACTTAAATAATGATTATGTGTCAGGTATAACATTTTCAGGTGGACATCCTCTTGAGCACTACAACATAGACTATGTAGAGTGCCTTGCACAATTAGTAAAAAGGAGATGCCCAGGTAAGACAATATGGTTATACACAGGGTTAGAGCTTGATTACAAGAAGATAATCAATGACAGCAAGTTGCTAAGTTGTTTAAGTTTTTGTGATGTTGTCGTAGATGGGCCTTATGTTCAATCTCTACGAGATACTAGATTGGCTTTTAGAGGCAGTTCAAATCAAAGATTGATTGATATATCGGAAACATTAAAACAGAAAAAGATAATACTATGGAAAGAATAACATAAATTGTTATTCTTTCTTTTTATTATAGTTGACTTTTGATTATATATACTATATAATACATATAAAAGAAATAGCTCAAATGTGTTATTAATTAAATAAAATAACTTTATTTAATTAGTTGACTTTTAATTCGAATATTATTATAATATATGTGTAGATTATGTAGACAAGGATAATAAGAAAATGAGAGAATTTACAGTATATGCATTTCATACAAAAACTAAGGATTTTCGTGTTGTGTATGAGTATGTTGAGACAGCTGATGATGCAATGTTGTTGAGTCAGTTGGCTATGGAAAGAAAGGGCCCTGAAGAAATAATTCTTGTTACACCTGGTAGCAATAAGGGTATAACTAAGTATCCTGAGCTATATAAGAAAGCATTAGAACTTGAGAAGAAAGTTATTGAGTATATGGAGGAGGATTAACTATGTATGAGGAAATGAGACTTAGACCTGATGGTGAAATAGTTCGTGTGTACAGTATTACTGGAGATTTGGCGACTATATGGTGTGAGTCACTGTTTGTTAGGGCGAATCAGGGTTGGAAGCAAGTTAAAGTGACTAAGCTTGTTCCAAAGGAGTATGACTTACATAACACCGATTTTATAAGTAAGACTCAAGAAGCAAAAGCTAAGAAACGCATGCGCCTTGAGGACGCCACTTGGAAAACAAGTGACGGTCTTTTGTGGCGACACGTTGATATTAAAGAAGCAATCCAGCATGAACTTAAACTAATGAATGAAAAGGAGGGGAATGCAAATGAGACGGTATAAAAATCATAAATCCACAGGCTATGGAGTTTATGTTCTACTTTTTGTAGTAATTGTAATTGTATTTTGTTTAGCTAATCTAAGTTCCCTTGTAACCAATGAGTACAACAATCTTGTTGTAACAGATAAATCGTACTCCGGAAGTGAAGACGGGTTTATTGTATGGATGGAAGATTTAGATGGTACTCAATATGAATTTTCAAACAACGATGTGTGGTTGCGAGGCAAGTTTGATTCAACTACAGTACAAGGAAATCTGAAAGTTGGCTCTACATATAGAATTAAAACATGTGGCTGGAGAATTCCTTTATTCAGCTGTTATGAAAATATCATTGAATATGAATTGATTGAAAGTGAGGATTGATACATATTGATTATTGATGGTAAGAGAGCACTAGCTTATGTTGCTACTCTAGATGAGATTAAACCCATTGAGGGTTATGACAGAGTACAACACGGAAGAACTTCTGGTTGGTGGTGTATCATCAACAAAGCGGATGAGATGAACGTTGGGGATAAAATTGTTTACTTTGAAGTAGACAGTAAAGTTCCTGCAACAGAGCAGTTTGCATTCTTGGGGAAGCGTAATTACAAGATTAAGACTCTCAAGATGTGTAAAGTACTTAGTCAAGGTCTTATTATGCCCTTGTCTGCATTTCCACAGTTTAATTATGAAAAGACCTCGGTCGGAACCGATTTGACTGAAGCTCTTGGAGTGAAGTATGCGGAGGCGGAAGATGAGTCCCGTAAGAACGGTAACCCTAATGCTAAGTATGAGTCGATGAAGGCACGCCATAAAAACCTATTTAAGAAGCCTTGGGCAAAGTGGATGATGAAACGAGCTTGGGGTCGTAAAGTAATGTTCTTCTTCTTTGGTAAGAAGAAAGATAACCCTCGTGGGTTCCCATCATTCGTTTCTAGGACAGATGAAGAGCGAGTTGAGAATCAACCTTGGCGTATCGGTGATGGCAAAGAGTATCTTTGTACTGAAAAACTTGATGGGACTTCTTGTACTTATGCACTTGAGAGAAAAGGCAGAAATAAGTTTGAGTTCTATGTGTGCTCTCGTAATGTAAGACAAAAAGATGAAACTCAAGAATGTTATCACGACCACAACATATATTGGGACTTGGCATTCAAGTATAACATTGAGGAACATCTTAAAGAGTATCTAGATATATTCCCCGACAGAAAATGGGTATGTATTCAAGGAGAAGGCGTTGGAACGGTACAAGGTAATCCTCTAAAGTTAAAAGAAGATGACTTGTATGTGTTCAACCTCAAAGACTCTTTAAGAGGTAGATACAGTTCTCAAACTGGCAAAAAGTTCATTGAGGATTGGGGTATGAAATGGGTACCGATTATTGGCATTGTAAAGATGCCTGATACAATGGAAGAACTTAAGGCACAAGCAACTGGACCTTCTCTGGTAAATCCTGATGTCCTTCGTGAGGGATATGTATATAGAACTCTGGATGGTCAAGAGAGTTTCAAGAATGTTTCAAATGAATATTTACTTAAACATAATGGTTAAAGGAGAAAGATAAAATGGCACTTGGATGGATTTTTGGTTTACTGTTTTTTGCTGCTATGGTTGTAGCATCTGTGTTCTGTGGTATTGGGTACTACAAAGCATATGATGCGTATGATGACAATGAAGCAAAGCCACATAAGCGTAAAGGTAATCTATGCCTGCTTACAACTATTGTAATGCTGATTCTGTTCATTTGTGTACCGTTTAGCTTCCATACTGTTGACACAGGTGAGGTCGCAGTTGTGAAGTTTATGGGTAAAGTAAATGATGTTAAGACTCCAGGTACTTACTGGGATTTCTGGATGTTTAATAGTTATCAAACTTATGACGGCAAAGTGCAGAACATTGATATCAACACAGCAGCATATTCTAGTGACGCACAGACAATGACAATTTCAATGACTTTGCAGTATCAAGTTATGACAGATAAAGTGACTAATATTGCATCCCAGTATGGTTCACTTGACGCGCTGACAACTCGAATCAATTCTATTGCAACTGAGAAGACTAAATCAGTACTTTCCGGACATAAGGCGATGGATATTATTGCTAATCGTCAGGATATGTCCCCCGCAGTTGAAGAAGCTATTCGTGATGCAATCGGTGAAGAGTATTTTGTTAATGTGGTAGCTGTAGTACTGACTGATATTGAATTTAGTGAACAGTTTGAGACCGCCGTTGAAGAGAAAATGATTGCGGAACAGGCAAAGCTGAAAGCTGACTATGAGAACGAGACTAAGATTGCAAAGGCAGAGGCCGACGCTAAAGCAAAGATTATGGCAGCCGAAGCTGAAGCAAAAGCTAATGAGCTTCTTGAGAAGACATTGACCGATAAAATTCTTCAAGAAATGTACATCGACAAGTGGGATGGTAAGTTGCCTGATGTTATGACTGGCGACAACACAGGAGTAATGATTCCTTATTCTGCTGACGAAGAGTAAGTATAGATATTATATTGACAATAAAGAATTAAAACATAAATAAAGGAGATTATAAAAATGATTAAAGAATTCCCGATTGAAAAATATAAATTTGTCGTTGCCGGCAATAAAATTGTCGCTATTTCCACCTATGCTGGAAAGATTGTTAGAGGTGTTGCGAAGTGTGACCCCAATGATGTCTTTAACCTTGAAGAAGGTAAGAAGTTGGCAGCCGCACGATGTGATGAAAAAGTAAATTCTCGACGGCTCCGTCGTGCTCAAAACAATGTTAAGTGGTATAAAGAGCTTATTGAGTATTATAACTCTCAACTGCGAAAGGAACAAGAGTTTGAGCGAGAGGCAAAAGAGGCATACAATAAGTCTTGGAATAAACTGGTGAAGATTCAAGGTGAAATGTAATAATGAAATTTGAAAAAATAGGATATCTTCAATTTAAGGCAGATAAGCTTGATGCTCTTATTGATTATGAGAGCATCAAACTCCCGAAAAGAGCGACAAAATACTCTGCTGGTTATGATATTTATAGCATTAGTGATTTTACGCTACATCCGGGGGAAACAATTAAGTTGCCTACTGGACTTAAGATGGAAATTGATGAAGACAAATTTCTGTTAATTGCTCCTCGTAGTGGTCAAGGATTTAGTTACAAGGTACAACTATACAATACTGTTGGTGTAATTGATTCAGATTATTATAATAATAAGAACAATGATGGTCACATTTGGGTAAAGTTGTACAATGATTCTCCTGAGGGTAAAGTGCTTGAAGTACATAAAGGGGATGCCATTTGCCAAGGAATTATTCTTCCCTATTATAAAGTAGAGGGTGACATTTCACATGAGGAGCGAGAAGGTGGATTTGGGTCTACTTCGAGTATGATTTGAGAATAATCAAGGGGTTAATGTGTAATGACTTATGAAATTCCAATGACTGTAAAAGAGTGGTTTGATGCATATTTTTGTTCTAACTTTGAAGATTTTAAAGTATTCACGGGTGGAATTATTTATATGATTGAAAAGTCAGGACAAATGACTTTGATATTTATTGAAGCACTAGAGGACCTTACAAAATACTATAATAAAAATGTTGTACAAGTTGATGGGTGTAATAGATTAATTTTCAAGGAATAAATATATCAATGACATATAGAGAGTTATTAAATAAGTTAAGTGATGAAGAGTTTGGGCAAGCAATAATTGATGATGTAGTGCTACACATGTCTTGTAATTGTTCCATAGTTGATGGGAAGCCGGTTTGTCCATATGAGATAGGGGATTGCTTAAAATGCGTTGTAAGACTATTGTCCTCTGATGTAGATGATATAGAGGCCATAAATAGTCTATAATTAAAAAAAATTATTTTACTTTTATTAAAAAATAGTTGACTTTTAGAGTTTTTTGTAGTATAATATGAGTACAAACTAAACAAAGGGGACTACATATTATGATGAGCAAGAAGTCTAAAAGAAATGTTCGACTTGGCTTGATTGTGATAAAAAATGTTCTTAAGTTTTTATACACAATTTCTGCCATAGCGTTGTTGTTATGGATTGGATTTTCTATCATAGAAGTGTGGATTCAAAACTGGAATATGTCAAGTGAATCTCCCAATGTATATTCCTCTTTTAATGTGTTTGAAGTCCTGTTCAAAGTGTAAGTACATAACTATTAGTAAGATTTATCCGTAGTGAGTATAAAGCCATATCGAGTATGCTACAATGTACAAACTCAAGGAAACGGGAAAGACGATTAGTTTAAAGTAAGAACGCTGGGTAACAATCGCAGAGATTTCGGTGAGCCTAAGTCCGATATCGTCTGAACCAATAACCATCTGTACAATGGTTGAATTGAGAGTAGCAGAGTTTAGTGTTCATGGTGTAGAGGTAGCACGCTGGCCATAGAGGGTCGGAGGGTTGGGTTCGAATCCTGATGACACGACCGAAAAGAAAAACTCTTAAAAGTACAGAGATATGAAAAAGCAAGGTAACAGTATAGAACTTGGTCGGTATAATTAATGAGTGAAAATAATCTATGAAAGTGATTATTAGAAAAAGACCGTTGGAAGTGGTTGCAAACACGAACCCAACCCTTGCTCCTAATGGTGAAAGTCCATTAGCGGACACAATTTAAAAATAAATTGTATAAAAATAAATAAATTAGTTGATTTTTATACAAATATGTACTATAATATGTTTGTAAATTGGTTAGGGCCAAGCAGAAAGTAGACCCAAAGAGCTAATAGCTGTCGCCCCCAATTTCATATATGCCATTCTAGTAACGGCAATTACTAGTGAGGATGTTGCCGAATCCAAAAGGTTATGCACTCACCACAAGTTAATAGTGCACAGACAGCTCGCCTGTTGAGGAGTGAAGAACAAGTTGAAGCCCGCATGAAACTTGTCACCAGAATCTGATGGTAAAGAGGAAGGTTAATCGCGGCGGGATATATTGTAGCGGTGCAAATCCGATATATTCTGGATGGATGCGCTGTGGAATAGACGAGTAGTTGGTTTTCCTAACGGTGAATACAAGCTTGTTTCCACCCAGAATGAATCCGCCAAGGCGGCGGGAAATTAAGGACAGCAGGAAAGCTCTCGCATTAGTATAGGTGACAATGGAATAACTTGTTCTAATGTAGAAGCCGTAAGTACTCAGTAATGAGATACGCGGGACTTTGTTGAGAGACAGAGCTTTGGGTAGCCAGTGGGAAAAGCTATCATTTATATATTATTTTATTAAAATAGTTGACTTTTTGTAGAGTTTGATGTATACTATATACACAGTTAATATTCCTTTAACAACAGTGGGAAACGAGAACAAGCGGACTCGTGGATGTAGGATGGGTAGGTTTTCTACATCAATAATTGTATATAATATTACTAGTGAAGATACAACAAATAGTTAGTGTGCTACTCATATCTATATGCGGGATTGGTGGAATAGGCAGACACAAGGGACTTAAAATCCCTCGGTGGTGACATCGTATCGGTTCAAGTCCGATATCCCGCACCAATGTCGAAGTTTGCTAGAGTTCGTCGCGACTTTAACCCTAAACTAGCTCTTCCTTTCGTAAATGCAAGAGTAGTTCAACGGGTAGAATATAGTAGCCTTACAAGCACTATCTATTGGTTCGAATCCAATCTCTTGCACCATACATACTGTTTATTATAATATGGCCCGGTGGTCAAGCGGTTAAGACACCGCCCTTTCACGGCGGTAACACGAGTTCGATTCTCGTCCGGGTCACCATAACAATGTAGATGCTAATATAGGCGGCGCGAAAAGGGTATAATGAAAAGTTATGCTAGTGGACATGTCGTTACCACCGAGAAGCGGGAACTGCTCCTATGGCTGTAGGTTCCTTACATTGTTTAGGCACAATAAGGTGTAATGAGCCTGTTGAAGTTGAAATGATATATACTTCTTCGGTACTGATACTTATCATGTGTTGTGTTTGAGGTTATTCCTACTACCTGTACCATAAACAGGGGAAGAGTTAGAGTGTAGGAACAGAATATGTAGCGTATATACATAAGGTCGCTAATAGATGATAAGATTGTACTAACAACAATCTAATGCGCGATGAGTATCAGATATTAGTGGGCTGTATAAACTATAATAACTGAATAGTATGATACGAGGCGGCTGGCCCAGTAGGGTACATTGAACTAAATCGTAGTGTTAGTTCCTGTTGATAGGATGCGGTGAGGCGATGGCAGACCAACTTAAACTTTTGAAGTGTCTTGGCCATTAGTAGTTGATTACGACTAAAGTTATTGTAGTAGATATGCGGGATTGGTGTAATGGTAGCACAACAGCCTTCCAAGCTGTTGGTGCCAGTTCAAATCTGGTATCTCGCTCCAAGTAATTAAAAAATATTTTTTATAATAGTTGACTTTTTGTAAAAAATATTGTATAATATATAGTGTTCTAAATAATAGATAAGGGCCTTTAGCTCAGTTGGTTAGAGCCCCCGGCTCATAACCGGTCGGTCGTAGGTTCGAGTCCTACAAGGCCCACCAACAACATTGAGGTGTAGTCCAACGGTTAGGACAATGGACTTTGACTCCATTGATGTAAGTTCGATTCTTGCCACCTCAGCCAACCCACAGTATAGTTGTGTTTAGAATTATTAATTAGAAGCATATCTGATGGGAAGGATATGCGGAAGGGTACAAAGAAGACTATACCGGATTTGTAAATTAAGTGTCGTTGCTTACCCCTCAACGAATGTACATGCACCACTAACTCAATGGTTAGAGTACCTGGCTTATATCCAGTTAGTTCGGGGTTCGAATCCCTGGTGGTGTACCAATACGGAAGCTGAAGATTATGGGTTCAGTAGTGTAGGAGTTTCGGAAGGTTGACTTCTACAGCGTACATATGCGGGATTAGCTCAGCTGGTTAGAGCACCTGCCTTACAAGCAGGGGGTCATTGGTTCGAGTCCAATATCCCGCACCAGTTAAATTAGAATAACTGTAATTGAGGGATGGAAAAGTCTAATAGGGTTGAGGTCTTACAGTGTTGTAAGTGAGTCAGCTTGGAGACTCAAGAGGATGTGGAGAGGTCAGCGTCTAAGTGACACAAGATTAGCTTATGAACGCGTGGTAAATCTTATTGGATGGGGCACTAGATAGGATGTGCTAAGGAGTAGGAGTAATACCTATGCCTACTGTGTAAATTATAGTTATCTAGTTTAATTTTTAAAGACAATATATTCATATGCCGATGTGGTGGAATGGCAGACACGCCTGTCTTAGGAGCAGGTACGAAAGTGTGAAGGTTCGAGTCCTTTCATCGGCACCAATCGGGAATCCCGGGTACTTATTAGTTCATACCGGTAAGTAAGCAATGTCCCGACCCCAAGAGGTCAAGCCCCTCTGTACAAGGCTATGCGGCACTGTCCGAAACCAAGCAGCGTTTGTAAGTATACTCGTTAAAACTTTCCGCGATTCAGTTTGTTTGTAGTTGTTACCGCGTTCCAGTGTAAGAGGAATAGATAAAGACTTCAACTGCTCGGATTTGTTTACTCCGATGAAGCATCATAAGGAATCCAATGATGGTAAACAAAATAAGGTGCCACGAAGCTTTATCAATTTTGATAAGGATTGTTACCCAAAGTACAAGGGAGTGCAGAAGCAGTGGTAAATGGAGCGGAATGAACAGCCTTATTTTTGAATAATGTGCCGCATTCACCTCAACAATTCGTCGAAAGATGTTGGTGTTACGAAACGGCTAAGTGGAATTTGAGAGACAGCATTATTCTGTGGTATCAAGATATCTTGACTAAGTGAGTAACATTCAGTTACGATGCCACAATAGACTTGCCATAGGTCGAGATACCTTCGAGGCTTGGAGCAACGAAGTAAAATAAAGTCCCCAAGATGTTACTAGGTCAGAACAACTAGTCGCCGCAAGGTAGAGCACAAGTGTTAGAGGTCGATAGGGTATATGGCACGAGCCCGATTAGGTAATGACAAGGCGTGTAAATGTGCAGAATCGCGAAAAACCTCCGCTTATATCTAGGTGTTGGGGAGTTTGGTCACCCCGCCAGTTTTGGGAACTGGAGAACTCGTGAGTTCGAATCTCACCACCTAGACCAGCCGGAAGAGATGGTCCTTCATCACCCTCACTTCACAAGGTAGCTCTTGTATAAAGAAGAATGATGAACACATTTTTGGTTTGATGTAAGACTTTCTATGAGGTTAAGAAAGAAAGGAAACTCATGTTGCAACAGGGTTGGTAAACCTCTCTAACGGGAGAAAGCTTCCAATATATGTGCAGATTGATATCGGATTATATCGGGGAGGAGTCATTACCTCTTGGGGACGCCCTTGGCAGGTTCAAGTCCTGCACTGTACACTATATGCAGATGTAATTCAGTTGGTTAGAATGCTCGTCTGATACGCGAGTCGTCAATGGTTCAAATCCATTCATCTGCACCATTTAGATGTAATTTCGTTGAAAGTACTATATATTATTTTTAACGAAATGAGTATGCGGGTATAGTTTAATGGTAAAACCCCTGCCTTCCAAGCAGATGATGACAGTTCGATTCTGTTTACTCGCTCCAATAAGTGAATAGCGACTTAGTTAACTGTTGCAACAGTTACAAACTGCTTGTGGGATGCGAAACCCCTGAAGTATAACTCACTACAATACATGGAGGAAAAAGCCATCAATGGACTTCTGCAAGATGTAAAATACAGGAGGTAAAGGTTGTTATTAGTGAGATGACAATCATATATGGATGAGTTGCATAGTGGCAATTGCAGCGGACTGTAAATCCGCCGTCTCACGACTACGCTGGTTCGAGTCCAGCCTCATCCACCAGAGGGAAGTTGACTTTGAGTATTTCAAACACACCTACTAATAGTGGTAGTAAATACTATACATGGGTTGATTTGCACGGGGCAAATAAGTAGTATAATAAGTACAGAAGTAAAAACTGCGGAAGAAACCGCCAAGCGGGTCCGAACCGGTGTAGGATGGACGAGTCTCTCTGGAAAGTTATATGAAAAAAGAGCGGTTCGAGTCCGTTATAACCCACCACTGGTAGAAATGTTAGCAAAAGAAGTCACTACCTCAAACGATTGTATCAACTTAATAAGTGTAGATTATTCGGTATCAAATTGACGGATGTGCGGTTAGCCGACCTTAAGGTGTTATATACGGATAAGTAAACTGAAATGGGTACAGTAGGGTAATTGCCTGTACGGTTCGATTCCGTCTTGGTCTTGGCAGATATGCTGGTTCGAGTCCAGTCTTATCCATCAAATAAGCCCTGTCCGTGGTAAAAGTCGGTAAAGAGGTGTAATCCCACCAGGCAATTAAATAAGTGAGTTAAAAGATTATTTGGGGGAGTAGCCTAACGGCTAGGCACACGACTTTTAATCGTGACCACGTAGGGTTCGACTCCCACCTCCCCCACCAGGCGCTGATAGGTAGCAAATAATAGCAGCGACAGTGGGCACTACAAAGTGTGTTAACAAACTAATATGTGTGGTAACCGAGTACCTTAAGCGGTGTTAAATATGGAGACATGGGTTAGAGGATTAAATCACCTCTCTCCATATATGGCTATGTAACTCAATCGGTAGAGTTTTTCGGTACCACTTAACAAAGAGTTGTTAGTTGCAAGTTCGAGTCTTGCCATAGCCAAATATTTTTTATTTAATAGTTGATTTTCAAATTATTTTATTGTATAATGAATATGTCAAGTGAGTTTGAACACATCACTATGCTACCAATATTAATATATGCGCCCTTAGCTCAGCAGGAACAGAGCATCTGCCTTCTAAGCAGAGGGTCGGGGGTTCGAGTCCCTCAGGGCGTGCCATTTGCAGGTAGCTCCTGCTGATTTGAGAGGACAGTATTGCCCTCAATAAGAATGACAATGACATACTACAATATGTTTTAGTGACATAATCAGCTGTAACGATGTGCTACTGTCGTGTACGAGTATTAGAACAAACGGCACAATGACGGTATGATAGGATAGGCTCCTTGATGGGATGTATTGTATTGTGTAAGTATACTTGATATGGAGGAGTACCCAAGTAGGTGAAGGGGCGAGTTTGCTAAACTTGTAGGTCGGAGTAATTCGGCGCGGGAGTTCGAGCCTCCCCTCCTCCGCCAGCTGTCGTACATGGACGTCGCGACATTAAATGCAGATAAGCACACAAGAAGGTTGATGTCCCGTTTCAATTGATTTGGGAGTTAAAATCAAAGGTTCTTAGCTATTCCAGAAACTAAGCGTAAGTGAGAATGAAAGTGCACGCATTGTGTAACATGTAGTACGAGAAGCTACCTTATACGGAGGAGTAGCGAAGTGGTCATAACGCGGCGGTCTTGAAAACCGTTTGTCCGAAAGGACACGTGGGTTCGAATCCCACCTCCTCCGCCACAAGTAAACACAGATAGAGGTGATTTCTATGTATAGAGGATGTATCCCATCTAAGGTTGATATCAGAGATTATAAAATTACATATTCTGCTTCTGATGTTCTACCTGCTAAGTTCAGATTAACAAAACTTCCCAAAGTAAAAGACCAGAAGTGTGTTAATTCTTGTGTAGCTCACGCTACAAGTACTATTTTAGAATACTTTGATTATCAAGATGGAAAAGGTCATGAACTATCCACAAACTTTCTTTATGGTGGACAAAAAAAGTTGTGTGGTTACGAGGGACAAGGAATGTATCTTAGGGATGCGTGTGAAATTGCGAAAGATTATGGTGACCCGATAGAATCCTTGTGTAAGGGAAATGATGAGGTTCCTGATTCTTGGGCAGTAGCAGAAGAAGCACTTGATAATCAAGAGGCGTTGGACAACGCTAAATTTTTCAAAATAAAATCTTATTATAGATGTGATAACATAGGTGCCATCAAGAAAGCCGTTCATAAATATGGTCCTGTTCTTGTTTGTATAAAATGGTATAATGATTTTTCAGTTGATAGTACAGGAGTAATTCACAGTACACAAACAGGAGACTACGGATATCATGCCGTGATTATTTATGGATGGAATGACAAAGGATTTTACATTCAAAACTCTTGGGGTAGAAACTGGGGAAAGAATGGCAGAGCAATTCTTCCATATGAAATTCCAGTTGAAGAGGGAAGAGTATTGATTGATGATTCTATTGACATTGATAAAAAAGATGTTGTTGTTCCAAAAAGAAACTCTTTGTTAGACATCTTTTGCAAAATTGCCAACTGGATTATTAATTTATTTAAAAAATAATTTTTATAATAGTTGATTTTTTAGTTTTTTTATTGTATAATAATATATGGTGCTTAAAGGTAAGATAAGACATATGTGCTTATGAAGCGTTTTGACCATAACTCGAAACGAATCACATGCTGGATTAGCTCAGTTGGTAGAGCAACGCACTTGTAATGCGTAGGTCGTCAGTTCGAGTCTGACATCCAGCTCCATATGGGCCCGTAACTCAGCTGGGAGAGTGCCACCCTTGCAAGGTGGAAGTCGTGAGTTCGAATCTCATCGGGTCCACCATGTTGTACCTTGAAAGATGAATACATACTAACTCAGTGCTAAACAACGAATACGCTTTCGTTGCTGAGAAAGGTTGAATGTGCTGGGAACACACGAAGACGGATACGTTGGATAGTTCGCCGGACTCTAATTCGTGAGGGTTAGAGGTAAGAGGTTGATAGCCCAAACACAAGACCTTGTACTAGAGTTATTCCCAAATAAGGGCAGAATGTGTATCGTGGGAACAATAGAAAGATTGAGTGAACAGCTCTTTCCGAATCCAAGTTAGGGTTTAGCTGGTGACTGTATCAATCCTTGGAAATACCAACAATCCCATTGGTCGTGAAGCATAGAAATATGTGTATAAGATATGCATGTCATCTCCAAGTAGCCGAAGACCTTGACAAACTGATAAATTATCTACTTGAGATAGTAAATAATTTTCTGAACAGACGGTGAAAGGTACAGGTAACCAGACCTGTGGTAGCTCGTGTGGAAAGCGGCGGATATCTAATCCGTGCGGCTAACTCCTCGTGGCAAGAAGTTAGAGGTCGCTCCTCGAAGCTCAGACTTGTCATCTACATAGCTTAATATATTTGAGAATAATTGTAGCAACCCGAAGGGGTAGTAGATGTATTTGTCTTTCAGGGTACAATTTACAATACATAGACCTGTTGGTTATGCTTACTATAAGAGTAGTTCAGCTCATTACTTGATGAAATTATAAGTAAGAAACACAGTAGATGCTAGCTCTATTTTCTTCGGAAGCAGGTCATTGGCCAGGGGATGCGTCCTTTGGCTTATATCGCAGTGGTGGAGCAATGGTAGCTCATCGGGCTCATAATCCGAAGACGAGGTTCGAATCCTACGACTGCACCCAGCTTTTTAGGTTTATACACATTGTTTACAGTTAAGCATATCAAACTACAAACAAGTGGGTGTATTTACTAGTTTTCTACCATAAGATGTAAACTAGTCGGTGGTTATGAAGTACCTGTGGAATACCGTCATAGAAAAACTTCATTATATATCCGAATGGTGTAAGGTAGCATATCACAGAGTGCTCTAAAAGAGACGAGATTGTGAGGATGAGGTTCGAGTCCTCTTTCGGGTACCAAACTTCTTTGGTATAGTATAATGCGTCTTATCTATGCAATCCAAGGCTATGATAAGCGACCTATAACAGAAGACAAATTGATGCATCAATCGTTTCACCAAGGTGTGAGCGTGTCAACATTCCAAGAGTAAGAACTTTGGTTGAGGAATGAGAAGTTTATTTATATAAAGAATGAACAGTTAGCAACGCTTGAGGTAACCTTATAAAAACTCAGCCCTGCTACCATATGGCTCCATAGTACAGTTGGTCAGTACGCTAGCCTGTCACGCTAGAGGTCGCGGGTTCGAACCCCGCTGGAGTCGCCAATCTTCCATAACTAATTTCTATAATTTTCTATTTAATAGTTGAAATAATTTACAATATGTAGTATAATAAATACGAAGTAAAAACAAGGAGAGTACTTATGGAAACTACAAATCATTGGAATAGTAGAAATGATAGACTCGCGTTCATTCAGAAAGAAATTGGAATTGGTAAGCCTGTTAAAACATTTAAGTGGGACAAGGGGCATCCTAATGGTCCAGAGCTACATACTATAACTGATACTGGAATTATTATCATTAGAAATGCTCTAACCAATAAACTTGTAACTACTTTAATTGCAAGGCCCGGACAAATAAAAAGATACTATGACAAACTAAAGACTGAAGTTCCGGAATTCATAATGAAACTTGCTTATGAACACGAGCAAAAAGGTTATAATTACATATAAAATTATTATTAAAATAGTTGACAAACAACTCTATTAAGAGTATAATAAATAGCATAGTAAACAAACTGCTATGCTATTAGATATTCCCCTGTAGCTCAGCTGGTGGTAGCATCTGACTGTTAATCAGAGGGTCGCTGGTTCAAGTCCGGCCGGGGGAGCCAGGGTGTGTAAGAAAGCAAATGTGCCCACACACGTTGTCAATAAAAAGGGAAATGTGCAGTTTCGGCTACTTCAACCGACCAATTAAATATCATCACTGTCGCCCAGTTTCTCTGACAAAATCACAATAAGTAGTGTTAATTCGTTGTACATTTCTCTTTCCTCCTTCGATTTTATTGAACTCAAAAAATAACAACACTCCTTTCGTTTTTATGTTTACAACACTACTGGCGACAGTTTATTTTTATATTAAAGAGGGTTATATGCAAAAAATAGTTGTTTCAGATATGGACGATGTGCTTGTTGATTTAATACCTGCTTGGGTTGATTTGTTGAATAAACAACATAATAGAAATGTAAATTATAAAGATATTACTGAATGGGATATGCATATTTCATACCCAGGACTAACTGACAAAGAATTGTTCGGTGTGCTTAACACAGAAGAACTTTGGAAGAGTGTTCAACCAAAAGTAAATGCTGTTGAAGGCGTAAAAAGATTTATAGATGATGGTTATAAATTTTATGTCTGTACAGCTTCTCACTACAAGACGATAGCTAATAAAATGACACATGCACTTTTCCCTTATTTTAATCTAAATTACCAAGACATAATTGTATGTCACGACAAACATCTAATACACTGTGACTATATAGTAGACGATAACCCCGAAAATCTAAAACATAGTTCGGCAATTAGGTTTTTAATGGATACTCCACATAATCAAAAAGCAGATATGCATCATTACGATTTTAGAGTATCTTCTCTATTGGATATGTATAATATTATAAAG